CTAATTTAGCTGTTGCGTTCTTTGCTGAATTGATTTTTGGATTATTTCTTTTATTTTATTTTCCAAATAAGCCACTTTTGTTGTAAGCTGTGTATTTTCTTGCATCAACGAATGTATCATTTGAGTCTGTTCTGATAATTTTTTCTCATAAGCAGTCGCCAATTCTATAGGGTTTGCGTTCATTATATTTTTTTGTTGCATTTGCATCATCTTTTGATGGTTTTCAATAGCTTCCGCGCGTTTTTTTGTAAGCTCTTCTATTTGCTGATGAACCTCCGGTTTATGCTCTGGTCTTCCTGGTTCATATGAGGCAAGCACTGCGTCAATTGTATTCATAAAAAACTCCTTTATATCGGGTTCTTTTACAAAATCATCCACAGTTTTTTCTGATAGGGATACATATGGATTTGGATTTTCCAACATTGTTTTCTTATCAAATGAATTGTGAACATGGGAAAAAACCAAAATAGACTTCATAGAATCCAGTTGAACAAACGGTATCGTGTAACCTTTCAAAAATTCCTTTTCCTCTGCAAGAGCAGCATTATCGTCATACTTTGTTTGTTTTAACAGTTCCCTTCGAAAAGCAAACGTTGCCGCAGTAGAATGATTCGGTCCGTATGGCCCAAACTTGTACGTTTTATGAATGTGTTTAAAATAAATATACATTTCGCTTGAACCCGCGCAAAGAGCCTGTGGATTTTTTTGCAGCGTTTCTACTGCATGCGACACTCTTTCCGGCGGATAATAGTCGTCGTCATCCATGTAAACTAGTATATCACCTCTTGCCTTTTCGTGCATCAAATTTCGCTTTTTACCTAGATTCATTTTTTTGTCATATTTAAAATATTTTACCTGAGGTATATCCTTGACCAAATCTTCAATCTTATCGGTTCCATCATCAATAATAATCCACTCCATTCTATCCTTTGGATATATCTGATTTTCAAAACACTTTATAATAACAGGATAAAACGGTCGCCTATTAAAGGTTGGTGTGCATATACTAACAAATGGAAATTCGTCTTTTTTATTTCCTGTTTTATTATTTTTCATAATGGATCCTATTTAAAATATAATACAAGAGGTTTTTATATTATATTCAAAAGCTTACAATAAATTTTTTGCCTGGACCATTTATTTTCTTGTTCTTTTTGAACCGCCAAACAAATTCTCTATTTTTTCCAGCAAACTGGGGTCACCTTTTGTTTCAGTTGTTGGTTCACACACTTTTTCCGCTTGCGCATAATCGCCTAATCCAAACGTTGAATGATCTACACCTTTTGGAGTATATGGTTTATAAATGCCTGTAAAGAAGTACAATAATATGCAAGCAACAATAGCTACAAATGCAGTATATCCACCAAAATTGCTGTTGGCGCTAACGATAATATTCAATGACATAAGAATCATTATAATACTCATTTTAAATTTCAATATATTTTTAATGGTTTCACCCACACCATACGATTTTCCAGTTGTTGCATTCTTTGATTTCATAAATAAAGGGAAAAATACGCAAAATGTGGATATCAAGAAAGACAAAATGGGAATGATAAGCCCCATTCCGATTAAAAAGAACGCAATAATAAATAAGAATATATAAAATAAAGACCAATACCACGTCAATATTCCCCACATGTCACCACTTTTCCAACTCGTTGAAGTGTTGGTTTCTGTTTTTTCTCTAAACAATAAATGAATATTGTAAAACCACAAAAAGATCAAATAAAACGTGTCTATTACACCGGTTAATATATATATAAAAAACCCTAAAAACGGTCCTAATAATACGATTAACGTTTCGGGAACAAATGCATTTATAAAATTATAGATAGTGTTAATGATGTTAAAATTGCAAGCGATAACTTCTTGCAATGTGGTTCCAACGTACATTTTAAAAACATTGGTTTTAGGGCCATTAACAAGTGATTTTAATGCGCCTAGAGTCTTCTCAATTGTTTTTAAATTTTCTTCCAACGGAAATTTAATTTTAGTTGACCAACTGCCTTTCTCTGTCTTTACAACGTTAATGTCTATTGGAATTTCTTTAATTGGTGGCGCGGTGTCGGTATAAGGAACGTACGCTAAACACGTTGGAAGCAGGTTGGATTGTGCGACTTTTCCCGTGTATAAAAATAAAGAACCAATTAATATTATAATACCTAAAGTGATCAACTGATAAAAAATTCCGAGAGAAAATTTCAAAAGCTCATTTTTTGGTTTTTCGCTTTTATTTTTTTTATCATCTATAGCTGATGTATCTGACATAACTATAATAAAACGATATAATATTTTATTCATTAAATTGCTAAAAATCTTTTTATCTAATCAAAATATATAATGAGCAAACTATATTTAATCATTTTGTCCTTTATTCTATTATTTTTAACTATTTACATTTTTAACTGGGGAGACTATTTAATAAAAAATGGTTACATTGTTGAGCAATTTACATCATTAGGACCCATCATTGATAATGGAAGTCCTTCAACAAATCACACCGTAGATTTGCCGTTAACAACTACAACGACTTGTCAGAATATATGCGGCCCCAATAATAGATGTTCATTAACGGGAGAACAATGCAGTTCTGATATAGATTGTTTTGGTTGCAATTCTAAAACAAAACAATTCGTTCCTGAAAATAGTCCACTAGTTACAAATGTTCGCGGTGAAAACGATGCAGGTAAACTGACAACTGAACAAACACCAAATTACTCTGTTTTAACAACAGACATTGGCACACAAGCTAAATTGGTTGGTAAACCAGACAGCCCACCCCCAAGCTATTTTAAAGGCGTTGATACTTGGAGAGAAACTTTTGACGCGGAAAAGGAATTGTTTGATAAGCGATATAGTCCATCCGCGCAATCATTCATGCCAAATTATCCAAAACGACCAACGTTGAGCGGTGAATTTATTGTTGACGGACCTTTGGCTGCCAATGATTTTCTTTAGTAGCACCCGCAAATAATATCACGCAATATATATGAGATTCTTCAAAGGTGCAAATAATTTAAATAATAATTTAAATAATGAATCTAATAAACTATTAACTATGAAAAATAAATTGCAAATACCATTACCATTATCAAATGGTGAAATGTTTTATCCTGAGCAAGCCGTTGTTATTTGGAGATTGTCTTTTTTGATTTTTTTTACTGCAATGCACGCTTATTATAGAAAACATTATGATATGGCGGCAATATCCGGAACAATCTTCTTAACATCTGTTAATCATTGGAGAAAACCTGTACACAATTCGTTAAGACGCAAAGTAGATGTAACGTGTGTTATAAATGGGGTTATTTACCATATTATTCGCGCGAATCATACAAAAAGTAAAGAGGTATATTTTACTGTTCTTATTTTTAGTTTATTTTTCTTTTTTCTTGGCAAATATTTTGATATAAAAAAACGTTTTTGGTCGTCAATATATTCTCACGCAACGTTTCATTTAATGGGTAATATTGCAAATAATATTTTATATTCAGGAGATCTTATTCCCATTGGCTTTATAAAAGAATAGAGTTGTCAGTTTATTTTTTATTTATTGTCTCTTATTTTTATTATTTTTTATTTATTATTTTTTATCAATGACGACTTCTTTTGCAATATTGCGAATTATTTTATCGCATTTTTTATTATCATCTTCTAAGGTAGAACCTCCCATGGCCTCCAATAATATATTTTGATATTCCATGTGCTTCTTAGTTTCAAAATCTTCAGATGCCGGATTTTCCTTTACCCAAAATGGAATTTGTTTTATGTTTTTATTTTCAATGCCCTTTATTGCGCGTTTAATTTTAATATTTTCGCCATTTTCCTTTTCCCACGCGTTTTTGTCTTTAATGTACAACGTTTCTCTCTTCAAATCGCTGCAATGAATCGGTCTTTTAAATACATCAAGTGCATGTAAATTTCGCATGAATATTTTGCTCATTCCTTCTACATAACCAACGCGACCGATCATATCCAAATCCGATAATTGCAACTTTATCTGTTCTACAAAGTCGCCAAGGTTGAGGGCATCTTTGCACTGTTCATTCAAGAAGAACTGCAAGTTAAACTGATTATTATTTGTATTACTGTTATTAGTTGTATTATTTATAACAGTATTTTTCTCCTTTGCGAGTTCCATTATCTGCTTATTTTGCTCAATAATAAGCTCTTTAAATTCCTTGTTTTGTTTAAGTAGCTCTACAATTATAATATTTGAAGGTAGATCAGATTCTGTTGGGGTGAAGACCGCGCTTTCGCATTTTTTCTTATGAGACCATAATCCTTGGCGATGTTTATATTCCTTACCACACTCGCAAACAAATTTCTCGGCTGTTTTTGGCGTATTTTTGTCATCATTTGTCATTCGTTTGTCATTCTTTTTATGTTTCAGTGTTAAATTGTGTCTATCCCAATCACTCTTCTTAGAGCATTTAAAGTCGCAACATTTACAAGTAAAAAAGCCGGCGGGTTTTGGCGCATTTTTGTCATTCATTTGTCCTTATTTTAAGGACAGAAAAAACGCCTAAACCCTTTTCCACAATAAATATATAAAAATTAGCGTAACAATTTTTTACGATTTTAAAAACTTTTTTAGACCATGATGCTAAGAATGGCGGAATTTTGACCCCTTTTTCATAAAACCTCGGCGGTTTTGAAAATTGGACATTTTTTTTGTCCTTTTTTGGATTTTGGAAACACTTTTGCCCCCTTTTTATTCGAATTTTCACCCCTTACTGAGAATATACAACCAAAATAATATATTCTGACTTTATTACCTATTTCAATGCGCCTATATAAGCAAAATCCTTCAGTTTAATGCGTAACTGATTAATAAGGCTTATTTTGTTATCCGTAACGAACTGACACGATAAAATTACTCGGCGCTGATTTGCACACAGCTTGGACGCTCTGTGATATAAGTAATTTCCTTCAAAACAAATGCCGTTTTCATTTAAATCTAGACTTACCACCTCATTTTTATTATTTTTGAATTCAAACTTAGTGCACGTAAGATCCGCGGTAATCGGAATCAAAACAGTGAAAAAACGGCCATCATAATAATTATAATCGTAGTGCCAATTGATCCAGTCACCTTCATTCTCATAAATTAATAAAACGCACGAAGTAGGAAAGGAAAGGTTCGTTGGATATACCTTGAATCCAAGAAGTTCTGAAATTTTGTCACAAAGTTCATTTTGATAGAAAGGTATAATGCTGTCAGAGTGTTTTACGATTTGATTTGTGGGAACCGTAACACCTGCTTTATTTGGAAGCGCGCAATTGGCAATATTTTCGGCAAAGGATGTTATTTCAACGCGTTTTTGAATGGATTTGTCCTGTAACATGGATTGAATTTCGTTCATAGAATTATTAGATAATTGAATTGGAAATTCCTTATAAAGACAAAATTTATCATTGCATTCATATTTTTTTTCAAGTTGACACGAACCAGAATTATACGCGTACACGATTGTAAGTGAAAAAATAACTAGAATGGTTATTACTAGTATTGTAAAGTATTTCATACTATAGGACAGTTTTTTCATCTATAGTATAAAACAATATAAAAAATAATACAACAATTAAGTTGCATACATGAGGCCGCAATTTCCTCCAACAAAAGTAACAACATTATATCGCTCTTCAAATGTATACAAGTCAAAATTGTAATCATAGATTCGCCAGGTTGGTTTATTAATGCCTATTATATTTCCAGTCTGGGGGTCGCAAATAGCAAGCGATTGCGCGTAAGGGTCCAGTGTTGGAATAATTGTATTAAACTCCAATTCAATTGTTGTAAATCGGCTCATGTTAATTGCTCCATAAGGTTGAATATCTAGAGGTGAGTTTGAAGTGCCATAACTGTAAAAATAAATTCCAGATTCAGCAAATCCACCTGTTCTAATCCATTTTTCTATGTAGTTGTAAACTCCGCTGGGCTGCAAATTCTCCCTATAAGATCCGTCTAGTAATATTGCCATGTTAACCAATATGCCTTTTGTATTTGCGCCGCGCGACTCACCCGTTATAAACCAACCAGTTAAATTACCGTTTGGATTTACACCGGGACCGAGATCAACAACTGTTGTGGAACCATCCGGGTTTGTTCTGATTATCTGATATGTACCACTAGTTGGTGCAGGAATTATATCGTATGGTAAATAATTATATGGCCAATTGGAATAATTTGTCCATTCATTTCTTAAATTAACATCGCTTCTTTTGAATACAAACGTCATCCCTGAAACCATTCCGATTGAATCCAGTTGCACTTTATTTGGACCAGTAACATTGTAAAATATCTGCTCTCTTACTTGTTTAAATAAATACTTTTGCTCTTGAAGCGCAAATAGTCTGGATTCTTCATTAGAAAGAAAACAATATGTGCAATTTAAATGGACGTCTGCATTCCACAAAGTTCTTTTATCCACGTAGGAATTTAATCCAAGTTCAACGTCAGGAGGGGTCTGCAAGAATCTATAAAACTGCATATACCACAAATTAAAATTTGGAGCTATATAAGGATAATTATTTGCGCTGTCATATACATCGCGAATTTGGAACAGTTCTTGAATTGGTCGCATTGTAACATTAATGTGCAGTTCATTGTATTGCAATGAGATTAATGGAAAGGCCATTTGAGTTTTAAAGTTGAACCAACTGTTTAATGGAATATATAAAGTTCGTCCATTAATTGATGGTCCTGAACTATTTGGGTTATAATAAGCATTTGGGTAAGTGTTAACGCGCGCCCCTGAATTTGCTGGGTCGTTTAATTCGGGAACATTTCCAATCATTTCATTAAATCCATAAACTTTTTTTCCGGGCATCTCGCGTTCAATCATAAGTTTCAAATATTCGCCGGAAAACTCTTGTAGTGTTTGGTTTCCGCATGTAATGGTGATGCGAGATATCATCATTGCTCCAATAGAATTAATCCATTTAAATTCATATGGAATCCATTTTCCACTGTTATAAAGTTCGGATTCTTGGTCAGTATTTGGAGGCATAATTGGGCTCCAAATATTTGGCAAGTCAACGCTTAAATAACAATCCATTAAAAGGTCTGCATATCGGGGTATTTTAAATGTGAAATTAGATTCTTCTGCTAAACGAAGAGTTTTTGCGCCTTCAAAATCAACACGAAATTTTTGTAAACCGAAATTCGTATAGCGAGCGTATGTTGCTTTGAAAAAAGTTTTTGAAGGGTTGCCATTTAATATGATATTTTGTTGTCCTTCACTGACCAATTGCATTAATCCACCAGCCATCTTTTAGATATACTATACACAAATAATTTATATTTAACTTTTTTGATTAATATTATTATATTTTAAAATTAGTATTATAATATAGTAGGACAATGGATACTACGAATAAAATGATGAATATGATGGCAAATCTTAAGGAGAACTATGTGGCGTATATGTTATTAAGCATGATTATAATCGTAATTATTGGGGCTCTATGGTATTATTTTTATATGAGAAATTTGTTGAATCGCGAGTGCAGCAATATGAGCAATCTGTTTTCTGCATTGAATGGATCAATAAAGTCATTGAACTCAAGCGATCCAAATTGTGGTTATACATTGAAAGACTATTACATTAAAACTGCATATAATTGCTGCAGTCCAGGAACTTTCAAAAATGATTATGTTTCAACATGCGCATTAAAAGACGTTTTGAAGCAAGGGGTTCGTGGTTTGGATTTTGAAATATTCTCAATAGATGATCAACCAGTGGTTGCTACATCCACGGTTGACAATAATCATATTAAGGAAACTTATAATGTTGTCGCTTTTTCTGACGTTATGAATATAGTAACAAACTACGCATTTGCGTCAAGTGGCGCACCTAACCCACAAGACCCAATAATTTTTCATTTTAGATTTAAGAGCGCCAACCAAAAAATGTATCAAAATTTGGCTAATTTATTCAAGAGCCATGATTCATTCTTTTTAGGGCCGGCTTCAAGCTTTGAGCAGAATGGAAAGAACTTTGGCAATACAAAATTGATGGATTTAGTGGGAAAAATAGTTGTTATTGTTGACAAGTCAAACAATGCTTTCATGGATACAGAAGATTTTTACGAATATGTGAACATGACAAGCAATTCTATATTTATGCGCGCATTGCATTATTATGATGTGAAAAATACACCGGATTTAGTTGAATTGCAGGACTATAATAAGCAAAATATGAGCATTTCAATGCCGGATATTGGCGCTGATCCACCGAATCCAAGTGCGATTGTTTGCAGAGAAACAGGTTGCCAGATGATTGGAATGATGTATCAGAAGAATGACATAAATTTACAGGAGAATAATGCATTCTTTGATAAATGCGGATACGCGTTTTGCTTGAAACCCGAAAAGCTAAGATATATTCCAGTTTATGTCCCAGAACCTCCTCCACAAAATCCTGCTTTGTCATTTGAAACGAGAAGCGTTAAGAGTGATTATTATGCGTTTAATATCTAATCAACCTTTGAGAAAGGTTGAGCCAAATCAAATCAAATCAAATCAAATCAAATCAAATCAAATCAAATCAAATCAAATCAAATAAAATCAAATAAAAATTATTGTATTATAAAAAATAAAATAATACAATAATATAATATGCACAAGACAAGAAAAAACAAAAAACAAACAAACAAAAAATTAACAATTTGTAAAAGTCGGTATGCATTGTGCACATCTGCTCCTTGCAAAACAATAAAGAATAAGCCTGGCAAAACCAGTTGCAAATGCACTGTAGAAAACGGCTACAACTTTGCGACCAAGTCTTGCAAAAGATTAAAGGCGCATAAAACCAAGACAGGAACACGTCGCATTTACTCTACCTTTTCCATTAATGAGATGAACGATGGCAAAAGAATCACAGAATGCCCCAAGAAATACGAATGGTCTGATTGCTTGAACCACAAATGCGTTATTGATTCCAAGAATTCCAAAAAGGCAATTTGTGAGTGCACATTAAGAAAATCTAATAAAAATTGGTTTACCATGGGTGCAAATAATAATAAAAACTTCTGCGGTAAAAGCAAATGGTCCGGAGCTCACAAGGCAGATTTTTACAACACGCGAAAATTCTGGAACAGTTATTTTGCAAAGAAATCACACACCAATGAAAAAATGATTGGAAATCCTAAGAATTTTATAAATAAGTTAAAATAACAAACAAAAACCATTTAAAATTAAAAATATTGTATAATTATGCAGATAGGTAAGCATAATTATAATATAAATGAAGAATGCTATGTAGCAGGAGATATTGGAGCAAATCCTATGGGCTATCCTCGTTTGTCTAGTTTTAATAATGCTTACATTAATTGTAAAACTGGTATGTCTTTGAAATATCCAGAATATCATTTTAATTTTAAACAAGTTCAATATAATAAATATGATTCTGGATTGGCAAGTATTTACAAGTTAATAATAACAAAAAATATATAATACGCAGAATTTTTCACACTTCTATTTACGAAAAAATTGAAAACCTTTTTTATTGGCAAAAATTAAACAATCCAAAACAATCCACAATTCAAAATGATGGAAAGACTATGGCAAGTAATGGGTAAGCTGAAGGAAGCACCAAAAGAAAAAAGGTTCAATGATACTTGGACAGAAAATACGGTAATATTGACGGACAAACCAGTGTCAGCAAATTACGCAAGAATATATCACATCATCAAAAGCAAAAATCCATTGGTCACGTACATAGGACCAGTTGCAAAATACTTAATTTGTGAGTCTTGTTATAATGGGAAGAAGGAAGGTTTTAGTGCCGCATGTTGCACAAATCCTAAAAGACCAGAGGAGGCTGACCTTTCCAAATTAGACATTCCCAGTGGCACTATTTTGTTGGTTGTTATTAACGTAAATGGCGTAAATTATGAAAAGAAAACAAAGTTTATTAGTGTGTCAAAAGAATCGTGGTATGAGTGGAAAAGAAAGGACGGAAATCCTCTGTATTTTAACAAATTATTTATGGACGGGCTTTTTGAACATGAGAGAGAGGCGTTGGATTTTAGATATTGATAAAAAATTGATTCGTTTCTTTTAACTTTAATGACTGTAAAGAACTTGAGCAAAATGTCAGACATTGAAGTTATTAGCGCAAAACTGGACGATTTTATTAGTAAAACAAACCCCACAAAAACGGTTGGGGAATTTTATATATCTATTGCCGATTTAATAGATGGAAAAGAGGTATATAACAAAATGCAGGCTAGAAGTGAGCCTAGTTACAATATCTTTGGATCAGATGGATATAGTAGTTATTCTTTATACAAGTCAAGTGCAGAAAAAATATATTTATGCGAAATTGATTGCCAGAGTCCCTCCAAATATATAGAAATAACCAGTGCAAATATGTTATATACAGAATAAAAAACAAAAATTACAAATATCTTTTATAAGGAGAAAAAAATTGAAAACTTTTTTGGTAAACCATCTAATCGTAAAAACACATCAAATCGGATAGAAATCAGAATGCCATCGGTCAAAGAATATAGAATGAGACTTGGTGATGCCAAAGTTGACGCAATAGCAAAACAAACTCGAATTGAGTTTGGTTGTGACGTGGAAGATATTAGACCAATCAAAACGGAAGACACAATCCAATTGGGAGACACAAAAGCATGGGTTCCTGTTCCAGACCGCATCACAATTGAGGAACTATTTAAGAAGGCAGGATTTACTCGGACCACGTTTACCGGGAAAGGTCCAGAATTGCACAATGTTTTATGTCTTGGAGAAAAAGACGGCACCAAGTGGGACTACTATGACTTCGCTGACTGCGAGTCTTATAATAATAGTAGTAAATACATTGAGGGAGGACGCGTGATTGTAAGGTTCGGCAATCTGAGCCGCGACGACTTTTATTTTGTGAAGCGTGAGTTGGGCAATTATTATAAGTATGAGTTGACGATACAGGGCAAAAAAATGCACCTTGTTGTTTCGCATTGTGACTACCTAAAACTTGTGTCCGAAGACCGCGAGTATCTTGAAACGTTGCCGAAAGTGTCTATATAAAAAATTAAAAGAAGCATTTTGCAAATGGCTTACAATAAATACATCTACTACATTTTTTATCGTCGCGTTTTTCTACGATTTCGTCTACACTTTTTGTTTTTTTTAGAGCGCAGATAATTGCGCTTTCCTCCCTTTTTTTCAACGCATGTTAATTCATTTATTGTTTTATCAAATACTCTTTTTGCATTTTCTATATTAGCATCATTTAATTCAATTGTTACCTCAAGTGCTCCATGTTTTTCTACATACTCGCTAAACTCTTTATATGTGGAAAATTGTATCCCATCATCGCGACCTTTTGCATTAAAATATTTTATCAATAGATAAGCGCGAGCTGGATTAATTGCTTCTGATAATATATAATTAGCACCTGCATGTATGGTTCTTGCCATAATAATAAGTACAGATGTCAATAATTTATTTAATTTATTACCTTCATATTGTCGTTTTGTGCGAGAAAAAATAGTAATGAATCCTTCATAATAGTCTATAATTATTGAAGACACGCATATATCATTATTAAATGCACACAATAACAGTGTTTTGGGATGTATTTCATGATGCGCTGTTATTTCCGCATTTTTATCCATTTGATAAAAATAGTTTATATCAAGTTTATACTTGCATCCTTTTGTTTCGTTAAATTCTTCAAGGCGTTTATTTATATTATTAATTGCTTCTTTTGCGACAACTAAGTTAATTTCTTCTTCTGGTGGTGCGTTAGACATGATGTTTTGTTTATATATATGGTTATAAAATTATAAAATTATAAAAATAAAATTATAAAATTATAAAATACTATTTATTTTTAGTTACACTCTAAAAAAATTGATTCCTTTTATCATAAACACAATTTATGATAAAACCAAAACGAATGATCGCTGAATTAATGGAAGCAAAGCAGGACGTGGAGTCGTTTAAATTGGCAATCTTTATTGCGGCTGGTGTTAACAATGAGGTCGCCATGGACATGCGAATCGGTGTTCTTCCAAAGTTGACCGAAAAAGTAGAGAAAATACAACGTGATATAGATGACCTTGTAAAAACTCATCATATCCTGTTTGAAACACCATTCTATGAAAAGGCTTACATTTTGCTCTTTCGTGACGGAAAGACCATAGTAAAAACTTACGACTTACATGAAAACAAGGATAATCAGGATTGGGCGTTAACTCGTTCAAAAGAGCGATTTGATGAAGCCCAAGAATCCGACGTCGAGGGACATTATTGGGCGATCGTTAGGTATGATTGCTATTTGGCTCAAACCGACGCAGTAAGTGCACGGATATGCAATTTAGCACTAACTCCAGCAGAAGGAACCAGCTTGCACAGACAAATGGGAGAGTGGCAGGCTCAACTTGACAAAGAATCGCCACAAGAGCACAATGCGAGTAGTTATATTTATTTTCCGGATTTATAAGTTATACTTATTGTCTTCTGCGCTTTGTTGTTTTTTTGCTTTCTTTGTTATAACGATTTGATTTAGTTATAAAAAAAATATTAATATATATAAAATGGATAATTCCCAACCTGCTAAATATGATTACAAATATTTACAAACAATTATTCGTAAAAATAACTACAACGAGTTGACGCTTTTGCTCAATGAATTGGCCATTGTTGACGATACGCCTATAGATTATGTCGGTTTGTTGAGAACTGCAATGCACGCGGAAGCCGTCGAATGTATGGATATTTTGTTGAAGGTACCCAACATCAATGTCAACTTTACTAATTCAGATTATAAGTTGCCTATATTGTGGTTGGCAGCATCTTTGGGAAAAGTAAATGCGGTAAAAAAATTACTTGAATCAACTAGTATAAATATCCACAAAGGCCCTCCATTGGGCACCTTGATGGAGGTTGACAATAGGGATGTTATAGTTGATGTCGGTGGATTGAGCCCACTTGATGTGGCAACAATTGAGTTGAACACTCTTCGTAATAAACCTGACAGAATGTTTCAAAGCGAAAGCATAACCAAAAACAAAAAAGAAAAAATTAAAAACTACCTTACTATTATAGCATTATTGACGACAGCAGGGGCTAACTACAATTCTTCGGATTCACCCACTGAAATGAAACGAAAGGTCGTTCCTAGGGGAGGAAAAAGTAGACGCGGAAGAAAGAAAAGACAATCAAAAAAGACAAGAAAGGGTCGCTCAAGAAAATATAAAAAATAAAACTATTTTTATAACTTCATATATTTCTATTATTCTTTTTTAGTATTTCAAAATCATCTTCTGCGCTTTGTTGTTTTCTTATTTTTTCTTGTTTTCTTATTTTTTCTTGTTTTCTTAACTTTCTTAGCTTTCTTAGTTTTTCTGCCTCCTCTTGTAGAATTTACATGTCTTTCTATAAGTCTTCTTATTGGTCCTTCTTCATCAATGTCCATTGCAGACTGACCTTGTTTATTCACGCTATTTACTATAATGCCTGGCTCCTCTAAAAGATATTCAGCCAAATCATATTTGTTTACATTTGAAGGAGTTGCTGCCCACATAAGAGCTGACCGACCTTCGTTGTCTTGAGCATTGACATCTGGATGGCGATCTGAAATAAGATAAAACACTTCAGGACAGCCTACTATCACTGCATGCATTAGAGGAGTCCTGCCAATACTGTCTGTGCCGTTAATATCTGCGCCTTGATTTAAAAGTTCTGTTATTCTTGCTATCGCGCCTGGTTTTGGAGAATTGAGGTCGCTGGAATCGTCTCTGGAATTTCTAATTGCTGAAATTAGAGGTGTTAATACAACTCCTTCCTCATCAACAGACACCACTGGACTGTCCTGTGGTTGCTGTTGTTCCTGTTGTTCTTCTTGTTCCTGTGGTCTCACTTGCCCTCCATGCGAACATTTTCTAGAAAGATTTTTACCCATATTAATATAATATAATAATAGATTTTTACTTTTTCTAAAGTGTGTTAATTTTTCTTTTTTCTAAAGTGTGTTAATTTTTCTTTTTTCTTTTAATAATATAAGACTATTAAATGAAAAACATATGCGATAAATCAATGAGCTTCCAAGAATGTGAATTAGCGATATTAAGAAGTGCGGTAGATAAAGCCGAAGAGCGTTCTGGAAGAGCTGTAGCCAATTCAGGAGAAGTAAAAAAGATAATTGGAATTGTGGAGAACTTTATACGCAGGAAAAAAGTGATATGCTACGGAGGAACTGCAATCAATAATATTTTGCCAAAACAAGACCAATTTTACAATACAGAAGTGGAAATACCGGATTACGATTTTTTCTCTTTCAATGCGTTAAATGATAGCAAAGAATTAACAGATGATTACGTGAAAGCCGGATTTTTAGAGGTAGAAGCCAAGTCTGGACAACACAAGGGAACATATAAGGTGTTTGTGAATTTCATACCAGTTGCGGACATTACATTTTTGCATAAGGAAATTTACAAGGCGGTAAAACAAGAAGCAATAAAAATAGACGGCATTTTATACGCGCCACCAAATTACTTGAGAATGTCCATGTATTTAGAGCTTTCAAGGCCGGCCGGGGATGTTTCCAGATGGGAAAAAGTCTTAAAGCGATTAACGCTACTCAATAACAACTATCCTTTAAAATCCGCGCATTGTGATGACATAGAACCTTTTCAGAGAGAAATGATTAATAAAGCGGAAGAAGATAAGATATTTGAAATAACAAGAAACTCATTTATAAATCAAGGCGTGGTATTTTTTGGTGGATATGCTATTTCTCTCTACTTGAATTATATGCCGAAGCATTTACACAAGAAGCTAGAGAAGATTCCGGACTTTGACGTTTTATCGGAAGATCCTAAGAAGACGGCTGAAATTTTGAAAGAACGTTTAAAAGACGCCGGGTATAAAGCTAAAATTGTAAAACGCAAAGAAATAGGAGAGATAGTTGCACCACACTATCAAGTTTTAATCGGTGCAGATACAATTGCGTTTATTTATATGCCAATTGCGTGCCACAGTTACAATATTATTACAGTTGATAAACAGCCAGTGAAAATAGCGACAGTTGATACCATGTTGAGTTTTTACTTGGCATTTTTATATTCAGATCGCAATTACTATGATACAGAAAGAATAGTGTGCATGGCGCAATTCCTCTTTGAAGTGCAACAGAAAAATAGATTACAACAAAAGGGTCTTCTAAGAAGATTCAGCATAAGTTGTTATGGACATCAGGAAACTGTGGAAGAGATGAGAGCTGAAAAGGCAGAAAAGTTTAAAGAGATGAAAGAACACAGCAAAAAGCAAGACAAAGAATATGAAGAGTGGTTCTTGCGTTATAGACCAGCGGATGAATTAGCAAAGAAGCAATCAACCCACAAAATAAAATCTAAAACAAAGAAAAACACAAAAACATTGACTAAACGGGAAAAACTTGTTAATAAATATAAAGGAAAATCTTCAAAAACCCAAAAGCGTGGACTATTCTTCTAAACTAGAAGGTTGAGCTATATTCTTTATATTTATCTAAAAAACTATTGATTCTGTCTATAAGTTCAGCGTCTTCCGATGAAAACTCATATATTTTTTTATTTCCATTTTCGTCAATAACTTCAGTTGGAAAGTTAGCTAGATGAATTGTTTTTTTACTTCTGATTTCTTGAATTTCTTTATTAAAATTAAATATTTCTTTGTTTATTTCATTTATAAGAACGTCTATATCTTCTTGGTCTTCTGAACTAGAATAATTTGTACAGCACAATAAGAGTTTTTTAAACGTGTCGTTGGCGTCTTCGTGTATGTTGAAAACGTTTTCATAGAAATCATCACTTACGTAGTTAAATGACATGCTAGAAGACCCAGAATTACTTGAACCCTCTTCATCTATATTTCTGCTTGTAAGATTGTCTTCTATTTTTTCAGAGCTATAATTTTTATTTTGAATTATTAAGTCATTAATATTTAAAGTATCATTTAAAGCTGACTCTAATTGCGATAGTTTATTTGAAATCATTGTTCTATTATATGTTTACTATATTTTATATGTTTATTATATTTTATATTTTAATTTGATTAATATTTTATAATGTTGACTGCAATAAGATTTATAATAATTTAATATTTGCGTCTCCTACTAATTTCTTGTATCGGTCTTGTAAAAATAAGTATTTGCATATAGTTGTATTCAGCACGTATCTTTCAATTTTTATAAGATATTCTTCTAAATATTTTTTTACATTGGCTTTTATTTCTAGCAAACGTTTCAATTCTTCATCTATGTTAGGAGATGTTATAATTTTAGCGTCTCTTTTATATTGTAGGTTAAGTATGCCTGTAATAATGTATTTGTATATTTCAATATTAAATTTTATAAACATAAGTTTTTTCTGAATTTCTGCAACTCTATAAGTCATCATTTTGTTTACAAAAGATTTGTCTTCTACGTAATTCATTTTACATATAGTGTTGCAAACGTCTTTGCTATTGTCATTTAAGCGTGGTTTTATTGATTGATTATTATACATTCTAACAGGGTCATAATCTTCATCATCGCTATTTGCATCGTATTTATTTGGATTTATTTTTTGTTGTTCACAACATAATAAAAGTTCATTGTATTTTTCAGCTAAATATTTTTCGTCAAACTTTTTTGATTCTTGTATTTTTTCATCAGCGTTTTCGTTTTTGTCAAATTTTTCGTTATATGTTTGTAATAACAGTTTTGTTATATCTGATAAAGACATGGTTATATGTATGTTAATAATATTTTTATTTTTAAAATATTATTTCTTTATAATCTCTATTATTTCTTTATAATCTCTATTATTATTTTTCTGATTTTTATTGTTTACTTGGATTGCTTCTGTTCTCTCTTTTTATAATTTTCCATAAACAGATCTCTATTTTCGTAGTATTGCGTTAACAATGGACCAGTTTCTTTATTATATGTTGATTTAACAATGTTCATTGCGTAATAAAAAGATTGCATTGGTATATTTAAGTTTACTAGCTTATTTTTAATGTCTTTATTTAATACTGTTTTGGCTGCCGCTGTATATAATTCAACGATTACGGCATCTTCATTGGATCCACTTGCGCTGGTTTGAGCAGGAAATGGAGATGGAGTTGTAGCTCCACTTTGTGAATTTGACCAGACTTCACTTATTTGTTTAGCTCTTTCAGCAATTTCAAACAAAATAGCCACATTTGCACCTCCAGGTTCAGTAAAATTTTGGCATTCAATGTATCTTATATCTGTTAATATAGTAAACAATGCTTGTGAGACCATAAATAATATAACATCCTCATCTTTAACGGTAGGATTCTGTGTGAGCCAGTTAATTGTGTTTGCTACAGTTATGACAGCAACTGCCGCCAATGCACCGTATGGCCCACCCGCCATGGCTCCTGCAATAATAGTAGCAAGTACGCCCGTAACATTGTTCCATAAAGTTCCTCCCTTTTTTGAACGCATTCCAAGAAGGGTGCTAGCCAATTGACCAAAATTGTCGTTCCAAAAGCGATCGTCTAATTGTATTGGGTGCCATTTAAGTTTTAAATTTTTAGCTTCTTTGAATAATAAAGCATCATCAGTTATTTTATTGTCAGCATTATTTGTTAATGTTCCAATTGATTGAATGTTATTAAATATGAGTGGAAGCAATTGATTTTTTGATTTTATTTCTTGTAAAATTGCATTTGCTTTTTGTTTAGGAGTTTTTTTCTTGCCTGTAAACCAATCTCCCCAACCAAAATCGGCCGAATTCCATATATCGCTTACAACTCCATGTTTTCTCTGTTTTACTAATTCTTCATATCTAAATACAGTTTTTACAAAAACAGTTTTTCCGGCAATTGGTCCAAGTTCTCCGGCCGCTAATGCAGAGCTATCAATTTTTTGTTCGTTTTTAACACACCATTCAATAAATTTTTCCAAGTCTTCAGACATTTTTGCTCCACCAATATATTTGGTTCGGTTTCGCAAAGTCTGTGTTCGCATTTTATGAACGATTTTTTTACTTTTAAATGAACGCGCTTTTGACTCTGAGTGTTTTTTGTGCTTTCTAAAAGAAGAAGATAAGTGGGAGTGTTGTCTTCTATTTTTTAACGTTTTTGCCTTACCACCGCCATCCATGTCTTCATCTTTGGCGCTGCCGGTCCCGTTCATTTGGTCTAAAAATTTTTCAGCAATATTTAAAAAGCTGACAAAAAGGCCGCGTTTCCTTCCCAACTCTTCCTCTGCTTTTTTTGTCTCAACTGTCTCAGCAACAGCAAGTCCCTGTTTCTGCGCCTCTTCTTCGCCTCTCAAGATTGCATCATTTGCGACTTTATTTGCAGATTTCTGCTGTTCGAGAGTCCTTTTTGTATCTTCTACTTTTGTTTTTACTTCATTAAAAGGGGAATTGACCAACTCCGCAAGATTTTTCTCGTCTAGTATATTGTTCTCGTTAGAAGGCATAATGGGATCAGACTTTCCCAAAAATTTTCCCCGATTGTTATTTGCAAGGTTATAATTGTCATTTATTAGTTGAATTGATAGATTAGACAAATTTACTACAATTGGTTCTACACTTAACAATGTTAATAAATATCCATACAAATAAGTGTCAATTATTTCTTTGTCCCAAGTAATGTTTTTTATAGTTTCTTTGCTTTTTGTATCTAACAATTCTAACTTTAAATTATGCATTCTAATTGTATCATTAATATATAATTGAGTCAATCTAGTTTCCAATGAGTTTGGAGTCCAAATCTTTTTCAATTCTTCAACATCTGTTGTAGTTATTTTAATATCTGAAAAAACATCTTTAAAAATAACCTCAAATAAATCTTCAGAAATATCTATGAATTTTGCATCAAACTCAGATGGACACAAAACTATGTTATTGTAAATATGAAAGTTTGTTACAAACTTTTTGTATTGAGCGACATTGACCCTGAATGTACCATAATTATCATCCTTATTAAGCTTATAATAATAAATTGAAACGGTTTCTCCATTAATGAGGGAATAACTTTTAAATTCAAGGTCATCTATTTTAGAGGTTGCTTCATTTATTTTTCCTTCAGAATTTATCATACTTAAATAGACATTAATTGTTTCTCTGATTGTCCCTTTTTCAGGTTCGCGGTTTAATTCATCCTTAATTGTTTGGAGTTTTATATATTTTGCATATTTTTCAGCTTTGTCAATTTTCAAGGCTTCATAATCGCTTTCTTTTTCAGTTACTTCATTTTGATTGCATTGAGAATTGGAAAGAGCATCATTCAACATATCTTTAAAATTGTCCTTAATTGTTATAGCACCTTTGCAAACATCATCTTTAAGTTCATTTTTTAATGAAAGTTCTGCTTGTATTAAGTCGTTGTATTCGCTAAATGCATTATTTAACAAATCGTCTATATTTTGTAAAGAAAACAATGATCCCGCAATAAGTTCGGAGTCAATGGGAGGAATAAACTCCGATTTAAATTCTGTTAAAACCTTGTTCAAAAGCAAAAAATTATAAAAATCAAGATTGTGTTCGTTAATTGAAGAAAACTTATTATTTAAATTTATATACCAATCATTAATAAACCCAGGGCCGCTAATTATTTTTATAGCACTATCTGATAACCTTACAACTCCAGATTCTTCATTGAAAAAAACACCATCTTTAATATTTTGGAGTTCAACGTCTGTAAAATTTAATTTTGCGCCACCGCCTTGCACCACTCCAGTAGTAGTTTTAAGTTCGTTTAAAACTGCATCTTTTTTATTTTTTACTTCAGCTTTTACCTCTTTATTTTTTCTTTCTACTTCTCTGCGCTGATTAATTTTTCTTACAGATTCATCATTTATAAGTTTTAATTTTTCATCCTCATCCTCCCTGCGGTTTTCTTCAGGAGTTTGTTGATTTTCTTTTGGCGGTTCTTTGATTCCTTGCGAATATTCTTGAGAAATTCCAGTATCTATTTCTCCGGTTGGACCTCTAACGTCTTTTCCAATTTTTTCCGACATTTCAATATTCTTTTTAATTTCGCCAAATTTGTTATAAATTGGTTGAAAAATGCAGTTAATTAAATCTCTATATACTGGCAACAATGTTTGTTTGTTTGAGTAATTTTTATTTTGTTTAAACGTAAAATCAAACGCAACAATCATATCTATGTCGCCTTTTTTAATGATGGTGTCTTCATTTGCCAATTCTGCTTGCGAGGTTCCTAATATGTTTGTAAAATAATTGTCAGCACCAGTTACATTTTTTCTCCAGTCGTCAAAAGAAAATCCCTCAGTAGCAGGATGACCTTTAATGTAGATATCTTTAATAGAATAATGTTGCACTATTGAATCGGCGTTTTTGTATAATAAACATTTTGAATTATAGTAATAATAACCATTGTATTTAATTCTAACAAAATCAGGAGGATTTAATTGTATTACATTTTTAGGGAGTTGGTTGCTTACAAAAGCTTGTAATATATCAATGGACAATTGCGCAATTTTAACCAAATTTACCACTTTTTTCCCTTTTGCTGCTCCAGGTGTTTGAATTTCATGAGAAATTCTCAAACCAGTTAAAGATGATACGTATTTATCGTGTTCAAAATCGCCCAAAAGTTTTGGTGAATAAAATAAACTCTGATTTACTGCAAGCTCTCCAGCATTTGTTGCAGCTGCTTTAATTAAACGATTTAAATCAGAATTAGAAAATTTATCATTTTCAAGTTGAAAAATAATGCCGTCAACCAAACCACCAACTTTATTATTTAAAAAATAGTCTATTTCATATTCTGAATAAGGATAGTTTCTGTGTTTTTCAATAATAGGTTTAGACTCGCATTCCAATTCGCAAGATAAATCAGAGGAATCATCATTCTTTTTTCCTTTGGAATCGCAATAACTAAAGTTTGATTTGTCTGTTTCTAAATCTATAAACTTAGTCATTTCAATATTAAAAAGTTCTTTCAAATCGTATTGATTTGGAATATTAATAAGCAATTGCGTGTCAAAACGTCTTAGAATAGCGGCATCTAAATTCCATGGATAGTTTGTGGCGGCCACGACTGCAACATTTGGAAATGATTTAATACCGTCCATCATTTGCAGTAATGTATTCACAGAATTTACTGCAAGACCTGTTGTATCTTTGTCTCTATCGGGCGCAATAGCGTCCATTTCGTCCATGAAAATGATTGAAATGTATTTTTTCTTGCCAGCGCAGTCAGATTGATATGTGCACGCAGCATCGCTTGCGCATCTAAATGCTTCCTCAATGCGTTTTTCGGTTTCACCCACATATTTTCCCTTTAGATCGCCTGGGGATGGAGCAAAGAATAAAACGCCAACACTGTCGTCTTTTTTTTGCAGTTCATTAACGGCGGCTTTAACTAAATAAGTTTTTCCTGTTCCAGGAGGACCATAAATTAAAATACCCTTGGAGGTTTTTGGATACAAATTAGGGTAAATAAGAGGATAAACAAGAGAAGAGTCAATAATTTTTTTCTCTTTTTGAAGCCCAGCAACGTCATTATAAAACAAACAGTCGCTTCCGCCTTTTTTGAATACTAATGGTTTAATTTTAGTGCAAATTTTTCCCCAATCTTTTTCAGTGTCATCCTTATCACTGGACTTGCTTGATCCGACCTTGTGTTGCAAGCTTTGGACAACTTGCAACAACGAATTCATGATAGTGTTTACGCTCAATTTTAACTGAACCTGATTTTCTGGCAATTTTCTTAAAATGGTATTTAATAAAACTGCCGCACAAGAATAACTTACAAGAGCTCCTACGCTTTCACCGCTAGAGTAATAAAATTTTCCATTGTTATATAAAACATTTGCTTCAACAACTTCGGGTTTTATACTTGGTTCTGATGTTGCATAATTGTTAAGTTCATCAAAAATTTTGCTGTTACATGTTAATTTATTTGTTGAATCAGTTTCTACCGTTGTTGTTTCTGACATTTATAATATAATAATATATTAGTATATTTTTTTTATCTAATTGATTTCTAAAATAATATATATATTTTAAGCATTTCACGATATTAAAATAAAAAATATACTAATATAATATATTATAAATGTCGTCATTTCAAAAAGTAAGTCAAGCTGCACCGGCAATATATGCAGATAGAGATGCACAAGGTATAAATAAATATAATTTTAATGATTACTATACATACAAAGAGAAACTGACAAATGCTTACAAAGAATCTGAAAATATAATAGAACAATATAACACAGAAAAAGAATCATACGACGTTAAAGTTCTTAAATACGAAAAAACAATTACAATGCAAGACGTTTTGGAGGACAATAAGGTTATACTATTAAACAGCGATTTAAAAATAGGAGTTGCCGGTGTTGGTGCTGGGGCGGATGATAGAAAAAAGCATATATCTCAGCTGCAAAAGGATGTTTTGAAATCCATAAAAGAGCCAGCCACTTTTAATCCATACAAGCAACAACAACAAATGGCTAGCCGTTTTGCAGTATTGCACAAAAACATTGAAATATACAAGGAAAGATATCTTAAAAAGCAAATGAAAAAAGAAGATGGAGGTTATTTGAAAATGTTGTATAGAGTAACAAGCAATCCAGTTTTTGTTTACATAACACCTGTTTTAATTGGTGTAGGATTCAATATTTTAGTTGTATCTTCAATAGGTTCACCATTAACTTGGATTGCTCTTTTACAATTAATTATGTCAAACATAGGAATTTCTGCTTCAGCAACAACAACGGCGGCAGTAGGAACTGGAGTAGGAGTAGCAGCAGCAACAACAGCTTCTACTTCAAACTTTGTTTTTTTGGGAGAAAAAATTTTTTCTTATATTGGTGGGACAAATTTATTTTTTCACGGATTTTTAGATTTATTTTATCATGCGGGATTTTTTTCTATTGGAGACGTTGGGACCCTTATAAAGCTTTATGGTGAAATGGTTGTTTATTCTAAAACTCCAGAAGGAGTTTCTGACCCAGCTTTTATTACTAAAATGATTACTGACATATTTAATGGAAAGAAAGATGAATCATTAAAAGAAAATGCATATTATAAGTTTTTTGAATATATTTATGACAAAATAAAAGAAAAGGATATACTTAACCCAAATAACGTAGAGATAGTAAATACTTCGTGGTTGGCCTTTGTAACATCATATGTAAAAACTCCAAATGGGCAATTTATATTATCTTCATTATCAATGGCATCAAACATATACTCGTATATAAATACAACAAATGCATTGCTTTCAAATTATGAAGACATTAACAAGATGATAATATTTGAACAGGCATTTAAAATTGGTACAAATACAAGAACATTTCACGAATTAACTAGATATCTTAGTGCGTCAACGATTGAAGGTGCCGGAAGCTTTTTTAATTGGATTTCTTTGCCAGGAAATAATATAAGTAACAACGTGTTTACTAGTTTTGTTGGGAATATATGGTCAACTCAATATAATCCTTTGCAAAAGATGTGGGAAAGTGAATATAACCCTCTTCCTCAAATACCAAAATATGTTCCAGATTTTTTTACAATGTCTGTGGATGGTTTATATAAATTTGCAATAACTTCTGGTCCAAATGCATATTTTGATGGATTAAAAAAGGAAGCGGAAGCAAAAAAGAAACAAAAGAAAAAAACTGACAAAGAAAACATACTAGAAATAGAACAAAAAGTGCTAAGAATTGCAGACTATAAAAAACTGAAATATTCAAACGAAGAAATTGCGGAGATGCTTAACCCCGAACCAGACGAACCAAATAATTATAAATTATCAATAATGCGTTATATGGTTGAGTTCAAAAAAAAATTCAAAAAATTCTTAAAATATCCAAATTTGTCCGCTAAAAATATTACAATGTATACAAATGGTTTTGCAATTTTTCATTTTCTTTATAAAAACATGCACAACGTCTCGTTTAGTATTGCTGTAGGAGTTCTTCAAAATTGGGTTTTAAAGGGATATGACACTGTAATTATGAATGAATTATTTCCATTTAATTGGGTACCAATCCTACCAAAAGGAACAATCGTTGACCTAGTAAAGTTTTACATGAAATTCTATTATGGAACCGCTGAATCATTTAATCAAAGAGTGGAGCAAGCGCGAATGCAATTGATTTCTAGCATTGTACACGACATTCAATTGTTTCACACAGACATTCAAAATTTGTTTTTTAACAGTGAGGTTGGAATTTCTCTTTCCAAATATTTTAAAAAAATAGACGACATGTGGATGATAAAAGCTGTAAAAATTAGCGTAAAAATTATGTATTTTGTTGCGGCAGTTCCATTGTTAAGCGCCGGCGTAAGTGAGATAGTAAGCCCGGTTATGGATGCATTTAAAATAGACTTTTTTTCAATATTGGACAATCGTGAAAAGCTGTTGCTTTTTTCAACGTTTTTGAATAATAAGCTTTCAAATCTGTTTAAAGCGTTTAAAACGGGGGAGGGTGCAAAGTTTATTGAAGAGTTAAAAGATTTTACGGACATTAATAAAATTCTATTAAAGACGGTGATTCCTTATTTAACCGTGGATGGTTATTATGAGTTATACGGCAGACAAAACGAAGAAAATCTAAAAGGCAATCTTATTAAAATGAATGTTAATGAGAAAGAAGAGGAATTTATAATTTTGGATATTGAACACGTTATGTCAAGAGAAACAGGTGGTGCATCTGATTTAGAGTTTGCATTATTTAATCCAGATGACTTACTCTCTTATTTAATTCGCAACCCTCTAAAAGATTCCACTGGTGCAGTTATAAAAATAGACCCAAATGATCCAAATGCAAGGGATATAAAGATAGAAGACGTGTTTTATGCTTATTATGAACAAGATTTTAAAAAGAAACAAAAAGAAGACCCAAATAAATACTTTTCATTTGATTTGTATCTAAAAGAGCTATATTATTCGTCATATAGGATTGTTCACAATTTGCCTGAAAACTTTGTTCCAAAGATGCCAACAAAGGAAGAAGATGGAATAATAGAAAAAGTAACAGAATTAGTTGAAGAAGTTGGCAAAGAAGTTGGAGAAGTAGTGGAGACGGTTGTAAAAAAAGTATTAGATTCTGGAAAGGAAATAAAAGAAATAAAAGACAATGATAAAGTAAGTCCTGAAGTTGCAAAGGAAAAACAACAATTATCAAATGCTAAAATTATTGAATTGGGAATTTTGGGAAAGGTAATAAAATTAGAAGAAAAAAGAAAAATAGACAGAGCAACCGAAGGTGGATGGAGGTGGCCAAGATATTTAAAATGGGAATACTGGGATCCAGATAAAAAGTGGGAGACGTGGTTTAAATCTCAGGGGTCAGCTCAAAAGCCAACAGATACGCCACCCGTAAAAGAAAAACCATATGTGAGTTTAGACTTGAAAAATCCTGAAGAAATAGCATTTATAAAGAGATTTTTAGAAGAAGGAGACGATTCGTTTATTGTTAAACGAATAGAAAAACAAAAACTCCAAAGGATACTTCCTGGAAATGGAAAGTTTGAAATTGCTTTGCCAAATAGCTACGGATTTGGGTTTCAATCTGTTGGAGTGTCTGACTTTTTAACAATTAAAACTTTAATGGATTATGTGTTGACTGCAAGTGAAGGTAACGTGCCAAGCGAGATATTAGAAGATTTGAAGTTATATGCAGAAAATGACCCATATATATTAAATAAGTTAAGTGACATAAACTCAAGATATAATACAGAATTCATAAAAGTAGCAAAGCATATATTAAAATTTTCAGATAGCATAAAGGGTCGGTTTTCTGATTGGGAATATGATGTTGTGCCACTAAATTTTTTAAACTTTAATTACTCCGAGTTTGAATCAATGTGCGAAACTATGTTAAACCAAAAAACACTAAAAACGGTGTTTCCAAAAGGAAGCGAAGACACAATGTTTAAATTGTTCAAAAATGCACTAAAATTTTCAAAACTATGTAGTTCTGGAGATGATATAGTATTTATAGACAAATCCGGATTTAACATTAATACTAATAAAAAAGACACAGTTTGCAACGCATCAAATGAACTAGAATTTTTAAAACTTGGTTCAGAAGAAAAACAAAAAATAGTAAATAAACTATTAATGCGACCAGATATAATTGAATATTTGCAGGAGCATAAATATGACCTAGTTAAAAATTATAAAGACGCGCAAAGAGAAGCGGAATACATTCATGGTTCATATATGCAAAAGCAATTATCGGCTTCAACAACGAGCGAAGAATTAGAAAATGAGAGAATAATAAACGAATTTATTGAATCTAATAAAATAATAATAGACGACGTTCATGATAATATGATTAAATTTGTCATTAAAATAATAGATGGAGTCGTTGGTCAAGATGGAGTCGTTGGTCAAGATGGAGTCGTTGGTCAAGATGGAGTCGTTGGTCAAGATGGAGTCGTTGGTCAAGATGGAGTCGTTGGTCAAGATGGCGAAGAAGCAACCGAAGAACACCTTAAACAGTTAAAAAGCGAAATAGACGAGCTATACCTTAATGAAACGTTAAAAATAGACGTTGTAAGTCAAAACAAGGAATTATTAACTACAATTGAAACACTAAAGTTAAAAAACACAGAGTTAACTGCAAAACAGTCAAAATTAGAAGAAGAAAAAGACAAATTGGAAAGTGAAATTAAAGAATTATTAGATATTGTAAAAGTTTATTATTATTATGATCCTAAAATAAAAAACTATACGTTAAAACCAGGAAAATCTGAAAAAGACGAAGAAACAAAAAAAGGTATGAAAGCTTATAGCGAAGGAGTATCAAAAAGTAAAGAATTTTCCGCAAAAAATAAGGAAGTTTCTTCCAATAAAAGGCTTCTAGAAGAAAATGAAACTGAACTAAAAGAAAAAGAGACCGAATATAAAAGAATAGAAGATGCGCATGCATCTGCGATTTCAACAATAACCGATGAAATAACACGAAAAACAAAACAATTAGTTGCAGAAACAGAAGAATACGAAAAGACTTTTTTATTGGCAAATTTTGGGAGACTGTTAAAAAAACTTAAGAGAAATATGCACATGGACAAAGGATTAGAAGATGCAGTGTATAATTATTTTGATATTCCGGAAGGATTTAAGCTTGATTATGGTTTAATTGAAAGCGCTCGCGAACAAGAATTAAATAAAATAGATAGTGTGTGCAACCCATCCGAAAATACTACTTCCGAAAAAAAGGATGCAGACATTAAAGGGCTATATAAATCTGCAATGAAATTTCCAGATGTACTTTTAATTAACTATCCTTTAACTAGCATGTCTGGTCCGTTTAATTATACACCAACTTATAAACATGATTCTATTCTAGACGTGTTGAAAATGGAACTACAAAATATTCAAAACAATAAATCCTTTTTATCTGGGCGGTTGACAAATTTTGAAAATGGGCAGAAAATAGAATGTGATAATTATGATAAATCTTTAATGAAAAGATATGTTGAATTAAAATATAAAATTTTTGAAAGAGATGTACTTGTGAGAGCAAATAATTTCTATTCTATAAACAATAGAAATGTAAATAAATATGAAGGAGAAATTAAGAGTAGGCTAGACGGGTTTGCGGAAGAACTAACAATACTACTTAAAGAAGCCAAACAAAGGGAACAAAATAGAAAACCTGTTGTTATCTCCAATATTTTGGCAGAACAATCCGCAAAAACTATTGAACTTGGGAAACCTGAACAAACCATTGACCAAAGCAATAGAAGTCCCACCCTACCTCCGTCGCAAATGCCCACTGTAGCGGACAATCCACTTGGAGACAAATCGGTCGGAAATAAATTAGTTGCAGATGAATCAGTAACAAAAAACCAACAAGTCAAAGACCAAGAAAATCAAGCCCTAGGAAACGCCGTTGGAAATATAGAACGAGAAGAACAAAAACTAAAGAGTGAACAAGCACAAGGGGAAGAACAAGAAACCGGAGTTGCAGAAGAAAATAAAGAGGAACAGGGATATCTTCTTGGATTATTGTTTGGAGGGGATGATGGATATGTTAGTGGCATGGTTAATATGTTAAGAAATTTGGGAGAGGAAACAAAATTAAAAACAAATGGCAAACAATATGGCGAGATGTCAGAATTAGAAAAACTAGATGAAAAAAAATCTCCATTTGAAGATATTCTTAAATGGTGCAAAGATCATTCAATGCAATGGTATATGAAAGGTCACGAAATTGTTGTAAATAGAGAAGGTGAAAACGAGGGTCTTACGTCACAAGATTTTGAAAAATGCCGAAAAGATAGTTATTTTAAAGTTCTTACTGATTTGTCGTCTACTATGTTAAATGTTTATTTAGATTTTATTGGTAGCATATTAACTGCGAGTTGGAACACAATTATAGCCGTTTTGATAACGATTAATGGAATTTTAATAGCTCTCTGTGCGTTAGCCACCTCTACTGGTGTCGGCATTCCCGCATGCGTTGCGGTTACACCATTGATAACATTCTTGTCAAATACAATATTAATTATGAAGCATCCGTCGGCACAAACTATTATAACTTCAATATCTGCCTGCACCCCGCTTTGGTTTATGCATTTTATAGCAATTTCAATGGATGTTGTGCCAGATAAACCTTATTTAGGTGTAAATCTTGTGCGTTTAATTGTCTTGCATATTAGTGATTCTATTAAAAAATATTATGATTCTAGCATGCTTATGAAAGCTAGAAAAATAGCCTGTGACCAAGTTTATGCCAGCTTAACTGGAAGACCTAACATAGATGCATTGGTGGACAATTTACAAAATAAGATAGAATATAGTTTGTGTCCACCAGACCCTATAACAGGTATTAAACCGAATTATTGTGCGTCTCCAAGAGGGGGGAATTTTTATATGTACATAAATATTGGACTAGCTGATTTCCAAAAACGCAATGTAAATGACCAAGACTATATTGCAGAAGTTTTTGCAGAGCTATTTTCTGGGTTTGATGAGAAACAGCAAAAAAAACTAGAAGATTTAAAAAAAGTAGATTTTAAAAATAAAGACTGCAAAGTTTATGATAAATACAACATTGTAGATGCTGTTATGGTGGTTATAACAAACCCACTTGATTCTCAGGTGTTTATTAATATGTTTTTTTGCAAATTATATAAAATTCCCCCTCCAACGGCCGCGCAATTGGGTTCAATATTTTGGTGGCAAAGTTTTATACGCAATGTAATATTTACTAGCTTGTTCTCAAATAGGCTATTGAAAGAAATAATGGCACCAATCTTTAAATTCATATTGCAGCGAGAGAAGTTAACAAATTATTTGCTTACTCAAATATTTGGCAATCCTTCATATAATCCATCACTGAATAATAGTCAAAATGAATCAGAAATAAATATAAATGTTGGACGCGATTTAATAGACTCGTCAATAAAAAATTTACTGAATGACTCAAAAGATGCAGACGGAAAGATAGATGACGCAAAATTAGAAGCCGCTATAAACGAACAAGTTGCAAACGTAATTTATGATTTTGTTTCTGCCTTTTTTAGAAATTTTTTAAAATTTTTACAGGACAATCAAACCACGCAAATGCCACAATTTGTGTTTAATGCAGCAGAAGAATTCAGAACAAACTGCATAAACAATTCATGCGATACGAACGGCAACAAAAACACAAAGAATAAAAAGGAATATATAAGATTGGGAATTTGTGAGATGTTGGGTATGAGAAATTTTCCAAACATTTATAAAGAAGCTGATAAAAATGGAATGAGAAGCATATTTGGTGATGTAGATTTTTGTGATCCTAATGCATTTTACAACGATGTTACTGGATATAATAATAACGAAAAATTTAAAGAATACTTAAAAGCGTTGTCAATAAAACTTAAAAATATAAACTATGCAGAATTTAAAATAACCGGTCTTGAAAATAGTCCGTTTTTAAATGTGGAAACAAAAAAAGATCTTCAAATAGACCACACAAAACGGTATTTTGATGAATTACAAAAAATGATAAATGTTTATATAAAATCCACTCCACCCACTCTAGATGAGGGGAAGATGAAGATTTTTTTACAAGAAAAAATAAATGGGGAAAATAGCGATGAAGACGTATACGTAAAATATCGTTATGAATACGGTAAAAAAGAATTGTTAGATGAATATGCTTATCAACAAAAAACGGACAATCCAAATATTGGTAGCTTAGTAAATAAGTTATTAATTGAGCAGTGCGACAAGGGTTATCATATTGTAGAAATGCCCGAATTTGACAAAGATGGAAAAATTTTAATTTTTCAAACTGATAAAAATGGAACACTAACAAAAGATAGCGTTGGAAACTATATAAAAGTACCAAAAAATAACACGGATGAAATCGTTAATGAAACTATAAGTACAAAATATGTTTGCGTTGAAGAAATGTCTGAAAAATATAAAAACGCCCAGAGTTTTTTTACAGACTTGTTAGAAATTCAAGTCGAGAGACAAAACTATGCCAATCAAATAGAAATAATAAAAAAATTAATATTTAAGTCGTTTCAAACTGAAATAAATTCATTATTAAACAACTCCAACTTGGTAGGACTAAGCAAGAATGAGATAGACGATATAAGAAAACGTCAAGAAGCTATGCTCAATGAGATAAAAAGAATAGACGAAAAATTGGACGATGTTAGCAAATTAACAGATAGCGCTCAATTTGCTGACGACATAATAAATGATTTAATCCGAATCAATGATGAATTAAACCTAGAAAATGCTAACCAAGACCTTACCAGAAACATAATGAGTTTAAATAAAGATGCATTAACTGTCCAAATAAATAGAATTAAGATGGAAAAAGTTAGAGAAGAACAAGCAAAAGAACTTGAAAAAGATAATCCATTTGCTGCTATAAATGCATTTCTTCTATTAGTAGACTTTGATTTAAAATTAAAACCAGAAGACAAAACTAAATTAGATAATATAACAGAGCTTTATAATAGGATAATTGAAACCCCTCTAGGAACTAATATAACTTCCGAAATTGATGACATTAAGTTAAACCTTGGGGAGATATTAAATAATTTATCAAATTATGAAAACGTTGAACGCGACAATATACAAGAAATTGCAAGCTTAATAGAAAAAATAAATTCTGAAAATATATTTCCAAAAAATGAAGAGAATGAAGCGTTGTGGAATTATTATACACCTGAAAACGTGGAGCAATTTTCTAAATATGAGGCTAAAAAACTTTATATAAACAATCTATTAAAAAATATTGACATGTTCAAAGATATGAAAGATATGAAAGAAAGTCCGTATAAAGACGGTAAATATTATTACGACTATTTAATCTTTGTTTACTTCAACTTTATATACAATAATGCAATTGATTATGATGATAGTAAAATGAAACTAATGATTTTGTTATTTAAAATGAAAAGTATTCCAGATTATAAATTCACTGACCAGGACATTAAAGCCATTATTCCAATGGGCAAAAAAAATCCTAGTTATGAATTAATAAAAAAGAATTTACTAGAATTATTTAATGATAAAAAATTTAGCACAAAACTTTTGAACGCGTTAAATGTAGAGCAAAGAGGACCAGATGTAAAGCCTGCAATGTTAACTCCAGGGATTACTCCAAAGATAATTGTAACAGACTCAAGTGGAAAAAAGAGCGAAAAAGAAGTTAACACTCCTCTGGATTTTTTTATTGAGCCATTTTCTGATAGAATAAACAACGCAAAAGATGTTCCCGAAAAAACTACGGAAGTAAAAAATGCAAAACAACTTCAACGTTTGTTAATAAAAGGTGAAATGATTTCTGGTGGACTTAAAGTATCCGGCGTTGAAGGGCTTGCAATAGTTCCTACAAAGGGAAGCAACAAATTTGCATTAATGTCAGTTGGAAATGGGGGGTCGGATGTTGCTGTTGGGGTGGCGGCTGGGCAGCGCAACTATAAAAAATATAAAGCAATAAAATCTGGAACCATTGACGACTCGGTGTTAACAATGAATGACAATGTTGATGTTTATGAAAATTATTTATTGAATCCAGATGGAACAGCTGATTATAATCCACCAGAGGTGTTAAACTCTTGGAATGATATATTTTATATGCAGTTTGATGGAGGACCGGAAACAAAACTTGCAATAATGGAAAGAGATAAACAAATATTAAGTAGTGGATTTCCTCCAATAATAACCGATTTACAGTGTAGGTTGAAGGATAGTTTGGAAGAGTCTGATCAAAGATTTTTAACAGACAATTATAAAGTTTTTAAAAGTGGAGGTAAGTGTTTGTGGATATTAAAAGCTGACTTGCAGCAATTTTTGAATATATTTGAAGATTTCAGTGAGCAGGAATATGCAGAAAATGTAATGGCTCTCTATAATTTAAAAGCTCAGACAATAAAACAACTGCACGATGATGTAAATAAAAATATTCAATTTGACGGGACTACATTTAAAGATGTGCATGCAGATTCTATTGAAAGATACATAAATTCTTTGGGAGTTCAATTTAACTATCTAGATACGTTAAAGATAAGAGGAATTAAAGACGATAGTGGAAAGTTGTTAAGTGCTGAAGATATTAAAACAATGTATAAAGAAGATGGTGTTGATTTTGTAAAACCAAACGGAGAAGTTACCAAAGTTTATATTACAGATGATGCCGTTTTGAATAACTTTATTGTATCCTTAATTCCAACGTCCGTATTATTTAAAAGACACGGCTCCAAAGGAGGCGGGTTGACGCTAACGGCAGAGTTTGACTTAAGAAGTGGTGATGTTAAAGTTAACAATTTAAATGACGATGACGACAAGTTTATATTACACAGCTAAAAGCAGTAATAATCAATAACAACAATATACAATTCCTTTATTATTTTTGATACTATTTTAAAAATAATGTTCTCGCAAAGCTCACTTGGTATATGTTGTGTTAAATAGAAAGCAACGATTACTGTATAAAACATGGAGATTTCAACACAATACTTTAAAACGCGATTGTGAAACGTTTGATACAAAGACCATTGGTTTACGTAGCTACACATTTGCGTGCTGTTTTGTTTAATATAAAACAAATGAATGTCTAATAGTCCTGCAAGTATGCGATGAAAATTGTTTTTTTCATTTTTAACCGACAACATATAGTGAATTTTGTCAGAACCAAACAAGTCCAAATAAAGTATTTTTTTATTAGTTTCCGGCGGAAAAATAAATGGATTAACCCCGTCATAATAACGATTTTTATATACTACATTTCCATCAGCAACGTAGGGGACAAAACATGACTTGTAAACAGCGTGAAGCAAATCGTCCACGTTGTTATATTTGCTTTTAATAATTTTCTTTCCTTTTTTAATATCGTAATACGTAATATATAATGCATTATTTAATTTTAAAGTTTTTTTTGTTTTTGAATGCGTGGCTTCAATGCGCTGTTTGATTTTACTTAAACAAGATTTTAATCCACCAAAGTGGCGAGTTTCTTTAAATTGTTTCAGTATTATATTATAAAACTCGGGAATCAAATCCAATGCATCTATCTTATATAGGACAGCACAAACTGATCCAATACTACAGCTAGAAATCTTGTGTATCACGACGTATTTTTGTTTTTCCATCTCTCTTAAGAAATAGAGCGCGCCGGTTAAATAACTGCCGTTAAACATTCCTCCGTCTAGAATGAGATTGATGTTTTCTGGTTCTGATTTTTTGGGCAGATTTGCCATTAAATTTTGAACATAGTTTTCAATGATGCGCATTTTAATTGTTGTGATTCTTATAAAAGTTCTATAACAATTATTATAATTTATAACGAGTTTATAACGAGTTTATAACATGTTTATCAGAATTTCTCATTCTTCGTTAATCTTTCAATAAATGCGCCTGGATTATCCTTATTCATAACGTAACAATTAATAATTTCAGCGGGAGAATAAAAATAATCTGCAATCTTCTTTAAATGTTTCTCATTAATGCGTTCCGAATAATACCTTTCATACATTTGCCTTATTATTTCGCGCGATGCATTGTCTAATTTAAGTGTTATATCAATGCGACCCGGACGTGTTAATGCTGGGTCCAACTTGTCATAATGATTGCTACTAATTCCCAGTATTCTTCCCGGCGTTTCTTTAAGACCGTCCCACAGATTCAGAATATCGTCCAATGTAATTGGATCATCCTCAAGCGGTTTTGTAACCGTGCTTAAAAGTTTATTTTGTTCTTCATTTGCTTCAACAAAGGTTTGAATTACATCGGCAACGTTTACTGAAGATGTCGGCGACAATGATGTTAAATTCAATTTTTTGCCAATATTTGTTCCACCTTTCTCCTTCACGTCTTCTCTCTTCCAGACAATGTCACCAAGACAATCTATGTCCTCAATAATGATAATCTTTTTATCAAATCCCACACTATGAACCTTGTTATTAGAGTTATATCTATCCTCAAAAAAGAAATCGTCTAATTGCCGCTTGGTTTTAATCAGCTTCAATGAGAGAATAACTATGTGACGTCCAGTCATGTTTGCAAGACATTTGAAAAAAGAGGTTTTTCCGGTTCCTGGAGGTCCATGTAAACCGATGCCAAGCGAATACGGTATTCCCATTTCATAATACCAATCTTTGTTTGCAAGAAAGAATTGGATTTTACTTAAAACTTGTTCTTGATTTTCAAAGAACATATTTTTAAACGTGCGGGTACTATCAAAAGGATATTCACTCCAGCATTCATACTTGTAGTCCTCATATTTAGTTTTAATTAGAGTATAAATAAATTTTTGGCTATTACGACTTTCTTCAATGGCTTTTATATATTTATCTTTCAATTTGTTAACATAACTCTTAATGTTACTAGTATTTGTTTCATATGAATAAAGAGTTAATGTGATTTTATCCGTTTTAGTTGTTTGCTTTTCTTTTTCACCGCCACCAGAATCTTCAGTATAAAAATCTGCAATAGCATATATTTTGAGGTCGGCTTTATATAAAAACGGCTTTTTTTGCGAAACTATATACATGTCATCGTCAGCATCATCATTCTTGTCGCGAAATTTATCCATTGTTGTATACAGTTCTTTTAATTCGTGAATCGTTTCATTATCGTCCATAGTACCTAAAATGTCGGCCCACAATGCCTTAAATGCATCTGTAAAACACGAGGAAACTACTGGATAAAGATTATAAGTTCCAACACTAGAACACCGTTTGCCTTCATATGTGATTGAATATTTTTTATAGAACAAGCTTTTAATTGTGTCACAAATATCTATATTCCATGGCTTATTAAACGAATTATTTTCGTATAAGACTTTTACAAGGTAACTTATAGCCACAAACCCCATCGTTGAAAAAATAGCGTCAAAAAGCTGATTCCCTGTTTTCATCCGTTGAAAGAGAGAAATTTTTATAGAATCATTAAATGTGGTTTGCAATATATCGGATAAATCAAACCCTGGCAGCATTAATGTTAGAAATATATTAAATCGCAAAATACGTTTAATATATTTTAAATAGTTTATTTTAATTATGATGTGTAAAATACTCTCTTCAACTTGTATTCTCTCATGCATTTGCTCAAAAAGCATTGACATTTTGCGCAGGGTTTGGAATTCACATACACGCCATCATTTTGACCCCTTCCAAATTTCATAATATACATGTCTGCATCTCTCATTTTATTATAGTTTCCAAGCGATCTCACTACGTTTTCTTCTGCGTGCAAATTTCTATCTGTGTGCAAATAAGTGTTATAATAGCTTCGGCTTGTTTCTTGCCGATAACCGATTCTGTTTACCGCACTGGCTATAATTTTTCCTCTTAAAACAATTACGGCAACGTGCGCAATAACATTGGCTAACCTGAAACGCTCAAATCGTTTATCATATTTAATTTCATCCAAGACTTTGGTTATGTCGGAATTGGGCATATTATAAATGCGCGGTTATTATTATCAGTCACGTTAGTTTTATATGTTTTTTATTTATTATAATAAATCTTATTATTCAAAAAAAAATATTTTTTTAGTTAATAAATGCAATGCAGCTATAACATTGAAATGCTTGTAAATAGCTTTAAAATATTTATTTCATTTTTTCTAATTTCGTTGCTATCCGTTTCTTTTTTATACATTTGCGAATAATGTTTGATTCCAGTAGTAATAACTTCAACATATGCCTTGTAAATTTCCATTTTATTTCCATCCAATAACCATCGCTTACCTTTCAATATCAAACCGCAGCTAATGAAAAGTCTAGCATTAATTCCAAGTCGTTTATAAACATCTCCACCCTTACTCAAATATTTATCCAAAATTGGCATTAAATAATTTGCCAAAGCATCCAATTTAGTAAGTACGTTCTGATAAATTGGCTTACCAATTAATAACCCCGCTAGCCGCTCTTTTGCAAACTCTTGAGTATATTTTAAACGCAACATTTTAAGCCTGGTGTTTACGTCTAAATATTCTAAAATGATTTGTTGAACTTCATCCGGTATGCGCTCTAATACCCGTTGATAAACGGTTCTAATAATATCTTTATAAAATTTCTCCTTGCTTATTTTTTCTCTCTGTTCGTCATTTAATTCTTTTTTTTTCTTTAACTCTTTAATTTCTCGTAACTTTTTTATGCAACGCTTATGCGAGGGAATAACAGATTTGTTGGACATTTTGCGAGATTTTTGGTCTATAAATTACCCAATTATAAGATTTCAATTTTTTTCACACTCTAAAATATGGATCTCCTATTATTTTTTGCAAATATAAGTTCACTGCTCGTTCTTCCATGTTACTTTGTATTTTAAATTTTTTTAATTCATAAAAATTCCACATATAATTTAGTTCCACTTCTCTAATTATATATTTGTGCGCGTCGCGCTCATTTTTCATTTCTTTCACGTTTGAAATGTCAAACCAGTCAAATTCTGCTGCATTCCATTCATCAATAACATACGGAACTATTTTCTTTAATCCCTTAAAAATACCAACCATCATAGATAAGTTTTTATTCGGAACGCAATTTTTAAACTCGTCTTCCATCTACGCTTCTATATAGTATAATTTTCCAATTGTCATGTTTTCTCGCAAAACAGGCTGCATTTTATATAAAAAGATTATTGCAATCGGCGAACTAATCAATTTTTATTTATTAACTGTTTTATTACATATTTTATTAGGTATTTTATTACATATTTTATTAGATGTTTTATATAATTGTACATTAATTTGATAAAAAGTTTGTCTCATCTTTCTTTTCGGTCGGTGCAATTGATTATAACTCTTTATTATCTTTTCTACTATGTTTTGATAGAATTGCTTATATTAAAACCTGCTGAAGTGACCCGTAACCTTTGATAACATGTAATACAAGAGACCAAATAATGCACTTGTGAAACAAAACCCATATAAATTGACATTTCCATCCTTTGAAAAAAGCGCAGGGAAAAACTTGTACAAGTACCTCTTGAAAATTGGCAGTTGAAACAAAAAGTATAAAACAGAAATTAAAAGAGGAATTTGAATTTCTTCATATAGTTGATCCAAACTGTCGCCATATTTGGCGTTGCTATTATAATTCTGAATAATATCCTCGTTATCTTCATACTCCGTAATATAATCATTGTTGGATTGAGGTGGAATATAATTGGGTTGAATCTGAGGATCTTGCATAATTGATTCTGTATTGCGAGGAATGTCTCTAGACGGCAATTGAGTTGCTCCCGTGGAACTTGCTTGTTGCAATCCACTTACAATTTGATTAATTGTAGTTTGGTCTAAAGTAACCCCGTTGGGCCCTTGACCTGGCATTGGTTGTATTTTTTCATTGGCCGACAAGCTAACATTTCCTCCAATGCTTCCTCCTCCGGTTGGGTCAGTTGGCAAATCCATTATACTAGTTGTGTCCATTATATAATTATTATAAGAAGGATTTGATTATAATAATTACGCAAAATCCACTTTTAAAAAAAGTGGAGCAAAAAACCAGCATTTTAAAAAAAGTGGAGCAAAAAACCGGCATTTTAAAAAGGTTGCGCCAAAATCCACTTTTAAAAAAGTGGAGCAAAAAACCGGCATTTTAAAAAGGTTGCGTCAAAATCCACTTTTAAAAAGGTTGCGCCAAAATTTATCTTTCAAAAGTATCATTAGTTTGCGATACTTTTTCAAAAGTATCACTACATTGCAACATTTCTCTTTTTTGCATCACATTTTGTTGTTACTGGGGTAAATTTATAACATTTGTTTTGGTGTTTGTAAACCTTGTCTTTAATTTCATCCATAGGAGGCGCTTTAAATACGATGCAGTTTTTCCCCTTGCACACGGTTCTAAATAATGTGGCTAAACCAAACCCTAGTAAAGCTGACATAATATACCGACCAACTTGTGTGTGAAGAAATCTTGCGAGGTGCATATATATTTGTAGAATATTTTAAAATTCTCTAAGTTTGTACAGGAACAGTTTTTATTTGAGAATCGTCTAAAGGACACTTTACTTCAGTTGCGTGGTAAGTAAAACAGTTGTCTGCGTTGTCCTTGTAATGAACTTTACCAATATTTTCTGGGGTTGGGTAGACATAGACGGTTTTTAAGTCGGGTCCCCAGATATACACAAAAAAAAGACCAATTGCTAAACTAATAATAAACGTTGGAATGTCAATAAATTTTGAAATCATGCTTTATAATTAATGTTTATATTTTTTTATTTCCCAGCAGTAACTTTATATTTTTCATTGGTATTTGGGTTAACTGCAATTAAGTCACCTTTTACCAGTTCCACTTTAAAACCCAATCTACTAGCTTCTGTTGCTGCAATCGTTCCATCAGGAAGAAATTTGGGATGAATTGTTATCTTTGGCAATGGTTTGTCTTCGTCGGAATCTTCTTCTTCTTCATCGGAATCTTCTTCTTCATCGGAATCAGATTTAGTTTCGGGGATTTGTTGTTTCATAACAAACTTGGGTTCTTCTTGTTTATCTTTCCCTTTATCTCTTATATCCGGAATAGCAGAAGTCATAGATTTTGTATTCCGAACTGTCCTGTTTTGAGTAAACTTTTCAAGCCCCATTTTCATTAAAACAACTTTTTGACCATGTTCACCAATATCCCATTCAAGATCTTCAATTGATGTGGGTATTTGAATTAAATGAAATGTATTATCATCTTCATTATATTCAACGCCATTATAAGAATATGTCTTCTTTAAAATATCATTAACTCTCGGCTGCATTGTTGTTACGTATAATTCCACCGCGTCAATAACAAATTGCGTATTTTGAGTAGATTTATATTGCTGCATCATCGCATTAAAGTTGTCTAGATTATTGTAAAACTCAAGTTTAAGTTTTTTAAGTTCTTCCTTTTTCTCCGCATTATCAACTACGTTTAAATAGTTGTCAAGAGTAAATTCGTATATTTTAGTCGCATCCGCTACTTCTTCTTTTATAATGTCAAATTTTGTAACAGCCTGTTGAGCATTAATATAACCAAACAACAAATCGTTTTTGTCTCGGATAATTTCATTGTTATAACCCTTTATTTTTTCTTCGTCTTGACGAATGTCATCGGTAATATTAAATGTTGCACCTAAATTGATTTTAATGTCCAACGGACACGGCGCCTTTCTATCACCACACAAAGCAATGTATTGTCTCTCACCATTGGCAATTTTAGTAGAAAAAATAGAACCGACTGGTCTTTTGCAATTAATGCACTTGTGTTTTATTTTGGCGTATTCGTTTCTTTTCTCTCGCCAACTCAGTCCAGGAAGCTTAGAAATTTGGGTTTTATCCTTTTTAATATTGGTTTCATATGCGGCTTTAAGCTTGAAATATGTATTTAATCCGTCTATAAACTTTTTCTTTTCTTCCATCTTCTCTTCGCTTTTTTCGCTCATCTTCTATAGATTATATTTATATTTTTATATATTTATTTTTATTAGAAATAATATCGTATTCAGTTTCCCAATGAGGAAGACCAGTAATTAATTCTTGATGCGCGCGTTGCTTGGATTCTTGAAAATTTTGTATCTTTGATAAAATGTACTGTTGTTTTTGTCTATTCCTCATTTCTTTTTCAACAGGTGTCAATTTTCCTTTGTATTTGAAAAATAATATTGCTCCTAAAATGACTAAAAATCCAATTCCCAATGATATATTGATCAATAGATTGTTATAAGTATTTTTAAAAATTCTACATTGCTTTAATGTTTCGCTTAAAAAGTATTTGACGCCAGGTTCTATCAAAGCAGGTTTAGTAAAATTGTCATAGTTCATAATTATTCCTTATAATTTACTTTTATAATATCAAAATAAATTATACACACTATCTATATGGATACTTCTTATCTTTCATTATTGATATTTATTGCAATTACACTTTTATATTATCTCGTTTTCAAACCAAAATTAAGTGCATCTGCGTTTGACGATAAAAGCGGTCAAGAATATGCCGCATATAGCGGGAAAAATAATGTGTTTTTAACGTGTTATTTTCTATTGGTTGTTATTACGCAGATAATAATGAACTCAAGCGTCCTTGTAAACACATGCGGTGGAAGTATCGTGCAAAATATTGGCGCCGCATTTTTATTAACTGTTATACCGTGGTTTTTTATTTTTGGAATTGTTATAGTTGCATTAATGATATTTCCTGGTTTTAAATCGGCATTTTCAAACGTGATTGGTTATTTTGCTGTAGCTGGAACCGCAAACAATATTTTAACTGAATTGTTAGTTAATGTAGATTTAAATCAAGCTATAGACGATTCTACACAAGGAAATGCTGAGAAAAATAAGAGCCTTAAAGGCGCGGCAGAAGCAATCATAAAGTTGTGTGGAAATATGTCTATATTGATAAACCAGATTGTTCCCAGCAACTTTACTGAGTACTGGTCAATGCTTGTTCCATTAATGAAAGATCAATACCAAGCAGGTGCTCCAGAACTAAAACAACAATTATTGGATACGGTTGTAATGAGAGATAATATTGGCGAAGCCATGTGGTACATTTACACTGCAATATTATTAATATCTATAACGCAATACAATATTATGAAACGTGGATGCACCGGAGATTTGGCAACGTTGCAAGCAGGTCACGAAAAATATTTAGAACAAGAAGCTGCAGTTAAAGTGAAAACAGAAAAGGCCGAATCAACTATTTATACATTTTAATAAAATACTTATTAATAAATATATTTGAATTATTAATAATATGTAGATATATTATTAATAATGACGGTTTTAGATAAAATATTCAACGGAATATATAAAAAAACACAAAATAGGATTAAACGAGATTCTAACACTTCAAATAGAAAAAAATATTTAATATTAAATAAAAAAAATATTCGTTATGATGAAATTAGTGGAAATAACTTTATAAATAACGACGAATATTTAAAAAATAAAAAAATTGTCACTATTGGTTCAGCCGGATATTATGGTTTTTACCAACTTGGCGTTTGTATGTACATTAAAGATTACTACAACACAGAAAATTTCCTATTTTCTGGCGGATCGTCGGGTGCGTGCGCTTCTCTTTTTATGACTTTAAAAAAAGATCCAAAAAAAATGATGGATTTTATTGTAAATAACAAAGTTTACGAGAAAAAAAATGCGCGTCAAATATTAAAGGAAATGAAAAAAAATTTACTTGCAAATTTTAATGAAAACGATTTTGATTTGAATAGATTATTTATTTGTGCAAATGAAATTGATCAAACAAATATATACACAGATTTTGAAAATTTAGAAGACGCGCTAACTTGTTGCGAGGCAAGTTCCCACATTCCATTTATTACAGGCCCAATGTTGTTTAAATATAAAAATAAATATATGCTTGACGCGGGATTTTATGAGAATCCGTATTTAAACTCAAATGAGATAGCATTAGACATTAATACACATGTTTGGGGTCAAAATAATAATGTTCCATTCATGTTGCATAAAACAAACCCAATTGATTTTGAAAAAATGTATGAAAAAGGCTATCAAGATACAATGAAATATGGGAAAGAAACTCTAGATAAAATATTTACACCATTGAGTGTTTAAAACATCGTATGACGAGAGAGATAATATAAGACAAATAAGTAACAGAGAATGCCTAAAATAATGGCTAGAAGCCAAATAGGAAGAATGGTTTTATTTCGGTAACCTATACCAAACTCGCGAATGCTTCCGTCATCTCTATATAAGAAACCGGGTTTGCCAATTTGAATTGTAATGAATAAGACTAAAAATAGTAAAACACTAACAAGAGTAGGATTTTTTGCAATATAGGAACGATACATTAATATATAATAATATATAATTTGTATATTATTATTCTTCTAAAACTAGTAGTACCCTCCTAAAATATATAATTTATCTAGTCGCGTTCCTCCCAATCATCTTCGCCTTGTTCGGCTCCAAAATAGTCTTCGCCCGCGTCATCTCCGTTGAACCATCCAATATCATTTTCTTCTCTCTCAATATCAGCAACTGCATCTGCATTTTCCATATAATCTTCTAAATATTGCTCCATATTTTCATCAACAACATTTTTATTTTTTCGCAATGTCTTCTCAATGTCAGAAATTTTTTCCATATATTCGCGCTCTTCGTCATAAGTCTCCTTCACGTATGTAGTTAGACCCTTTTGAAGGCCTTTGCTCCAAGCACCCAATTTATTCATTTTCAAAATAGTGTCAGCATCGCGCTCTTCGTCAGTCATTGCTTTCAACCTATCTGTGAACGTATCTTTCTCTCTTTCTTTGGATTTGAAGACAACTTCCATGACCTTGTCGTAACTGAGATCTACAATGTCCTTGTGGTTGGACATTATGGTTAAAAATGCGGCCAACATTTTGGCAGTTCTGGTGCGCATGTCTTTGATATTTCCAAGCAAAACTGTTGCAACGGGTTTTGTTGACAAATGAAGCGCGGTTTCCTCCAAGTCTTCAACCGTAAACGACTCACCGTCATCTTCACTCATTTCTCTCACCAACATGTTTGGATCTTCTGATAACTTCTTGAATTCAAGTAGCACTTGCAAAAAATAGTTCTCAAAAAGCATATCGCAAGTTCTCTTGTCAAAGACGGAATAAGTTTTGGAACCCTTGTAATAGATATCACTCATATAAGGAGTGCTTAAAGCTAGCTGCAATAAATTCTTGGTTGTATTGGGAATAGTGGTGAGAATCTTGGATAAAACTTTATCGCCATAGAATGGTCTCAAGCTTTTGTAGTATTCATTTATAATGTTGCGGACATCATTTGCGTGATTCTTAGACAACCCCCAATAAGCAGGTATCTGAATAGAATTTTGGTAATCAACCTTGTTTTTGATAATATCAGGGAAAACATTTAAAATTTTATGAATGTAATTTTTAACGAATTCAATGGAATTATAAGTGGCTTCATCGGAAATTGAATTCTTCATAGCTTCTTGGGAACTTGCGCCCCAATCCATTAATGTATTAAGATACAATTTTATATCAGAATTGACTTTCTTTGTTAATCCAGCATTTTTGCTAATAAAATCTGCTACCTCTGATTTCATTTCTTTATTAACGCGACCAAGATAATTTTTCAACTTTCGCATTTCTTCGGTGTCCTCATTTACAGCAATGTCAAACGTGTCAAGAGCTTCATCCAAGTTTTGTATTAATGCCGTAGGAACAACCACCTCATCATCTTTTGTTATTTCCTCAAGAATATTTCGCAACTGTTGAACTTGAGTAATTACAGGTGTATCCACGTTTATATTTACAATATTCTTTCTATTAACATACTGCAGCAAACGCAAGAGAGAAGTATTGTTATAGTTCTTACCTTCTTGCTTTAATTTTCTAATTTTTTCGCTAATAGAATCAATATTTGAAAAATGATCGGGTTTTCCACCACAAATTGCATCCAATTCTTGACTAATTGGCACAATAGAATTAAATTTGCAAAAGACAATAAATGTGCGATAAATGGTGTCGTCGTTGTATTGATCACTCAACGGGGCATAAACGTTCTTAGAGTTCTCTCTGCAAAAGAACATAGGGGCCTTTGCAACTGCATTGATATCTTCAATAATATAAGATAAATCACGAATAATGTTATTATAAATAATAATTTCTGGTTCCTCCTCTGCAAAATATTTAATTGTGCTTATATTTCCTTTTTCGCTGCAACAAGCATTTTCCAAGAAGGGTTCATTAGCAGAATTATTGAGCAGCATGCTACGTTTTGTCACCACTTTTTGAATTTGTTCTTGGATCGCTAGAGAAAAAAATATAATCTTTGACTGTATAACTAATATTTTCTCTCTTTGGCACGTTGCACCGTTCTTGAAATCGTTCAAACACTGCTTCTTAAACTCTTCGGATATGTTTGTAATAGGTCTCAACTTGAATGGAATCAAAGGTGGCAAAAACTGAATCCATTTTCCTAGTTCGTGATCCGTTGGAATATTTGCTTCATCTGGATTTGCCAACATGTATTCCAGTTTATCCTTGCATTTTTGCATGACATCCACATTTGAAAGATAATACGTATCTATAAAAGCCTTAATTTTATCAACAACCGTTGTTTCTTTGAGTCCCATTAATGCAGACCATGGCTGAGCCGTTGCATTTCGTATTTTATAAGCGATGCATGACAAGTATTTTAAACTAGACAAATCACCGGAACCTTCAAAAGGGTATCCAGTGAAAGATCTTACACAACCAGGGAAAGTTTTTCTTGTTTTAATAGAAGGAATAGACGTTTGAACTCCAAATAAAAATGCACCAAGAGTCAAATATAAAATGGTGCTGTTATAAACCGCGATATAAGAAGGTATTTTTTTACCCTTTTTGGCCTCTTGTTCTACACGTTTTTTGTGGTCTTCTTCAGAAATAAGAGCGCCCGCAGAAATGGTGTCAGACGTAATTTTAATCATAAAATCCTTTTGGTCGTCAATATTAATTCCCATATTTTCAGCCAACGCAGAAATAACATTGGACATCATTTTTGTTTCAGGTGTGGTGTATTTCTTTATGACGGGCTTTAAAGACGAGCTCAATAATGCGTCGCCAGCATCTTGCTCCATAACCTCGCGTGTTTTAACTTTGTAACCCTGTTCGTAACCTTCATCAACTTCCAAATCACGAGGACAAATAATGTAACCACTATGTTCGTCAACCCATGAATCGCCATCGTCACTCAATTTGCCGCTTTGTTTAATGATTTCATCCATTCTTCTAAGATAATTGTCATTATCCTCAATCCAGCATGAAGCTAATGAATATAAAAAAGTTGGCAACAATTTCACGTTGGTTTTAATACAATATCTCCAATATTTTCCATGTTCATCAGAATCAGACTCGGTGTCGTTTGCTTCTCTCGTAAAACGAACGGCAAACTTGACAATGTCTTGTTGTCTCTTACACATGTTGGATTGTCCGAGTACCAAGTCCTTCAATTTATTGTAAGGCGAAATAACAATATCCTTTTCAAAATCGCCTGCTTCGGCCCCAATTTTATATTGCTGCGCATTGTATTTATAAGTTTGATTGTGGCGTATTTCATGCAATTTGTCTATAATGCTTAAATTATACTCTAAGTTTTGAGTCAACAACTCTTTTAATTTGTCCTTTGATAATTCGTATTTTTTGTCAAACTGACTTACAATTTCTTTTAATGCATTCTCTGTAATGTGTTTTTTATTTAAATCTTGCGTTTCACAAAGAGCCTTATATTTTTTATCAACTTCAATGCAATCTTTTTGAAATTCGCACAATAAATTTTGATTAGATGTTACCGTTTTTTCATCAATTGATTTATCTGTTGCCCATCTATTATTGCTGCGTTTAAAGTAAACAATTTTGTCTTCGGCATTATCATACATCATGGCAAAGTCTCCATCAACAACTCGTTTCATTCCATTAATCAATGTTTCGGCAAGACGAGGCGCGTCTTTGGTGGAAATCTTGTTTTTGCTAATCAATTTCTGCACTAAGAACTCGTAAAACTCTTCAGGAGCCAGTGCAATTTGGTCTTTTTGATAATCGTCCAACATTCCATACATTGTGTCGTCAAACTTCTTATCAAAATAAGTAATCTTATCATTGTCGGTCGCGACTTCTTCAAGACTCTTATACTGTTTTGCAATAACAACGTTTAAACATTTGTTGTCCTTTTCTGCGTTTTTAATCTCTTCATCTAATTCGTCCTTGTCTTTTTCAATATTCTCAATAATAGAACCAATATTTTCTGGCAACATGGTGCCGATGCTAGCAAGAGCCAATGCATTGTCAAACACATCAGAAAAATCAGTAGTTTTCATTCTCCAAAGAAGTTCCGAGCTTGTAAGCTTCAAATCATTTGGATCGTAGTCGTATGAGTCAACAAACACTTCATTATTTACCTTTCTATCAGAGATTAAAGAAAGAATATAATTAGCAGATGGTCTGTATCCTGTATTTGCCAATCGCTTTTTCAATAAGGAGAACTCCTTTTCCTTTTCTTTAAAGTTTCTGTTGTATTCGGAAATTTTATCTTGTAAGAATGATTCAATGTCTTTGTATTGCATAAACGTTAAATCGTCTGCGTAAATTAAAAATGGTTCTAAATATCCGACAACATCGTGAACCGATAATTTGCCATTGATGTATTTCTTCATTAAATTGAATAAAACACGCGTTTTGGGAACTATTTTCTGAAGAAACTCTTTATAAATCTCATAATTTGTTAAGCCTTCCATTTTTTCGTTCTTAACCAATACATAATTTTTGATATTATTCACAAACTTTTTTTCTGAAAATTCAAGATCAGTTTCAAAATCATCAACGTTTATTTTATTAACTCGGGTATTGTCATTTAATAATTGCCAATAGTTAATAAATGTGTTGTTCAAGTTGGCCTTATCAAGAATATTAGTCTCTGGCAAATTAATGTGAGAGAAACGAATGACTGGTTCTGGAAGTGTCAAAATTGATCTGAGTTCCAAGACGTCGGGTTGCGTTACATTAACGCGATGTGAAATCATTTTACTACTCGTTATTTGCGTGGCGTCCAATCTACTGACTCCCAAGTTATAACGTTGAATAACAAATTTCTTGGTTTTAATAATATCATTCTCCGCAACAGATGAATAGAAATCGCCCAAATTATCAATAATTGCATTTACGTCATTTAAAATGTTAACGTCGCTTATAACGTCAACTGTGGTTTCGGCGTCTGTCTGTTGAAAGGGTGTTAAATAAGGATTCAGCTCTGACATTAAATTGAAATACTTGTTTTGGTCTGATGGAGTGTCATTGGATTTATATCGGTCAAAAATTGTTTTCATTTCATCAATGTCTTGATCTATTGTTAATGGAATAATATCTGAACTTTCAGAAACATCTTCTTTTGAGCTAATATTATAAATCTTTTTGACATTTTTTGCAACAGGAAGAAGCCAAAACAACAAGTTTTTGAATGTTGATAAATTTTTAACTAATGGTTTCCACGAAACTGTTTTTGTAATTGGACCAATAACATTACCATATTCGTCTAGTTCGGAAAACTCTGAACGCAACTGTTTAAATCGTTCAATCATAGTGTGAATGTTATTCAATACAGCCCCCGTTCTTTGAACGTTGGGAATATTTGATAATAACTCATTTAATAAATCATCTGTTTGTGAGTTAAGGTTAAAACGCTGTTGTGACTGTTCAACTTCAACATATTGTGTGATTGCTTCCAATTCATCCCCAATTTTAATTTCATCCGCTCTTACAATAAACTCGCGAATAGTGTCTTTGATGTCCTTAACTGGCAAATTGTAAACCGTATCTGCATTTTCTCTCTTATCATCTTCTACAAGAGGAGCAATTGATTCTTCATCTGTTTCGGGCAATCCTAGAGTTTCTCTTTCTTTTTCCTTTTCTTTTTCTTTTATAACAATTTGGTCAGGCTTCTCTCTTATCTCAATTGTCTCAATGGGCAAATCTAGTGAAATGCCTTTATAGCCAAAGTTGATATACAAAATGTCATCGTCAGGATATGTTTTAATTTCAATCATATCTTCTTCTAGATTAGTGATTTGACCAGTTAATACTACAGGCGTATCTCCTCCAAAATAAATATTAATCCACGTATTTGGAAGTAGGTCATTTTGTCTTGCGTATCCAAGTTTATCGCTTCTGTCAATTAAAGCAATAGATGTTATTGATCCGTCTCCAAGGGTTCCGTCTTCATTTATCTTAATTTTATTTGCAGTTAAATCGTTTACGTTTATCAAATTAATTTGGTTCTTGTCAATATAATCAATAACAAATGTATTGTTGTCTAATATTTGGTTTGAAGGAGCTTGAAGTCTTATAACATCAGATAATTGAAGATTAATTGTTTGAGACTCAGGAGCTTCTTCTACACTTTGCGATTCTATGGGTAATGACATTATTCCTATATTTATAATAGAAATTTTTATGATTGTGACAACCGAAATGAAAAAGTCAAAATGGCAAAAATAAAAAATCAAAAAATAAAAATCAAAAATCAAAATCAAAATCAAAAGGAAACTAACAAAAAGCAAAAAAATTTAAAATAGTGGTTTAAAGACAATACACAATAAAATGTATTAAATAATGTCTCAAGGTGTGCGTCAATCAGTTTATTGTTTAAATGAAATAGTGGGTTTTTCGGATATGTTACTAAATGAATCAGTTGGAGAAGACCATCAAAACAAGGTTCGTGTTAAAATGGTCGAATATGTTACTAAAAATAACAACAAATATAAAATTATTAGATACGACAAGGAAATGCTGGCACCAGATATTATTTCTAGCACCGGTCTATTGCGTTCGGTTATTATAAATAATAAAAATAGAGTTGTCAGTTTTGCACCACCTAAATCTATATCTTATGAATCATTTGCAAATAAAAATCCAGATAAGTCTGATAGCGTTTTTGCGGAGGAATTTGTAGAGGGAACGATGATTAATGTTTTTTGGGATGAAACATCTGGATTATCTGGTTCTTGGGAAATAGCTACTCGTAATACAGTTGGTGCTGAAGTCTGCTTTTTTAAATCTAATGAAAAAATGCCAAGTTTCAGAGATATGTTTTTGGAAGCCGCAAAGAAAAATAATTTAGAGTTGAACATGTTAAACCCAATGTATTGTTATAGTTTTGTTTTGCAGCACCCTGAAAATCGCATTGTTGTTCCTTTTAAGAGCGCACAATTGTATTTGGTGGAGGTTTATGAAATAGTGCAAACTGAAGGTGGTGTTGTAAATGTTTTCCCTCTTGATTTAAACGTTGTTAAAGCGGTTGGATATTGGAATACGACAACCTTAAAGTTTCCGCAATTTTATGAGTTTACAAAATATGACGATTTAAAGGAAAAGTATGCAAGCATGAACACCTCGTATGAGGTTCTAGGCGTTGTAATTAAGAATAAAGCTACAGGGGAGCGATGCAAGATTAGAAATCCAGTGTATGAATATGTTAGGCATTTGCGAGGAAATCAGCCAAAGAGTCAGTATCAGTATTTGGAATTGCGAAAGGAAGGAAAAGTTGGAGATTTTTTGAAGTTTTATCCAGAGAACAGGAAGGATTTTTCTTATTTCCGAGACAAATTGCACGATTTTACAAATGCATTGTATCAAAATTACATTAGTTGTTATATAAAGAAAGAGAGACCTTTGAAGGAATTTCCAGACCAGTTTAGAACGCACATGTTTCACATTCACAAGCTTTATACTGATATTCTGAAGCCAAAGAATGACTATATTAACAACACAGTTGTAATAAACTATGTTAATGGACTGCATCCATCTCTACAAATGCATTCAATGAATGCATGCCTAAGAAAGCGCACAGTTGATTTTATTAAGGTTGATTCTACTGTGGAATAACTTGGATCGTTTAAATATGTCTAGGTTTATTCAGAAAAAAAATTGAAAAATTTTTCACAACATTGCTAATTATAACACCCAACCCATCCCCACTCAAAACCCCAAGAGGAAAATCCTAAAAATGACAACGATAACTAGGTTCCCTCCGGAGCCTAATGGATTCCTGCACATAGGTCACTGTAAATCTTTGTTGATAAATTACGGTGAAGGAAATTCGTGTCATTTAAGATTAGATGACACGAATCCATCAACTGAAAGTGAACTTTTTGTAAGCGAAATAATCCGCGATATGAATTGGCTTGGATACGATCCATGCGTTATTACATATACGTCAGACTATTTTGATAAATTGTTTGATTTTGCGTGTATTTTGATTAAAAATGGATATGCGTATGTGGACTTTTCCGCACCAGATGTAATTAAAGAGGAAAGACATCGTGGAGTTGAAAATGTTTACAGATGTATGTCTCCAGACATTCATTTGACGGAGTTTGAAAATATGAAAAACAAAAAATATTCTCCTGGTGAAGCAGTTCTTCGTTTAAAAATAGACATGTCCAACAACAATCACACGCTGAGAGACCCAATTGCGTACAGAATAAATTATTCTCCGCATTTTAAAACCGGTGAAACTTGGTGCATGTATCCGTCTTATGATTATAGCCATGGGATAGTAGACGCGCTTGAAAACGTAACAACATCATATTGCACGGACGAGTTTTATGTTCGGCGTGATTTATATTATTGGAGCGCGTCCACGTTGAATAGTTTGGGTTGTAGTTTGCGTGCAGCACGCGTGCACGAGTTTGGAAAACTTACAGTTGAGAACAACACGCTGTCTAAAAGAAACATTAAAAAATTAATTGATAATGGCGAGGTATCTGGTTATGACGATCCCTGTTTGCTTACTGTAAGAGGCATGCGCAACCGCGGATATACGCCGGAAATAATTAAAGCTATTGCAAGTTGTTCAGGACTAGGCAAAGTGAAAACGGTTGTGTCTATGAAACTTGTGCATCATTTATTAATTAGTCATTACAATCCAATTGCAATTAGATGTTTTGCGGTTATAAACCCCATCAAATGTGTGATTACAAACCTGGACGAAGAGAAAATTTGTAATCATCCTCACATTCCTAATAGTCCTGAACATTGTCATACTACGACAATAAGCAAAGAAGTTTACTTAGAAAACGACGACTTTAAGCTGGAACACGACGATGACTATTATCGTTTATCGCCGATAAATAAAATGGTTAGACTGAAGTTCTACGATATTGTGAAATACGAATGCGTTGTAGATAATGTTGTGTACGTATCTGCGCGCAATTTGAAAAAGGACAAATCGGTTAAAGCAACTATTCATTGGCTTTCTATAAATCACGCCGTTCCTGCGAAATTTATATTCATAGATAGTGAAAATCCACTTATAAAAAATACACGCGACGGATTTGTTGAAAGTTATGTATTGGAATGCGGCGACGATGTTGTATTTGAATTTGAAAGAATTGGGTATTTTAAGTTACTGCATAAAGACGAAAACAATGTTCCGCACTATTTGTGTATTGTATATTTGAAATAATTTGCAAAGATGCATAATGTTGTAAATATTGTATTTATTGTACGCGTGGTGTAGCGTAGTTGTGTAATTTTTTGTTTTATAAAGGGTGTAAAACTGAAACAAATCTTTAAAAATATAAAATGAATAATAAAGATGTATTTTTATTCATTTTATAGAAAAATTAAAAGCAACATACCAATTGTTAATTTGGTTGTGTCGTCATCAAGCTTGGCGCTACAATTGCAGACAATTTATAAAAATAAAACAAAAACTTAAAAAAAAGAACTATTTATAAAATAAATGTTTCAATTTGGCACAACCTTTTAGCAAAACGACCGTCGCCCAAAAGGCTTAAAGGTTGTTAAAACTTATCCTTAATTGTCTTGTAAACATGAATAGCATCCGCAATACACTCCTTCAAGTTTTGTTTAATGGCCTGCTTCTCAAGCTCCTCCGTGTAAGCAATACGAATAATGCTGTCAGTGTCGTGAGGGTGCATCTTCTTGAAGCCACAGTATGAAAGGTGCTTTGTTCCTTCATAGAACTTGGTATACAAGAAATACTCCAAAACTTTTCCAATTGTGTAGTCCTCATTTTCAAGCGTAACATCATAACAATTTTTCATAGTGTTTTCAGATGGAGCAATTTTCAATTCATCGGTGTCAATTGCGATATCAAGCGCTTCCAATTTATCAACAAGAACGTCGCATGCCTTGCGAATAATTTCTTGGTTTGTGAATACACCAACTGTTTGAATAGTGAAGTCAAAACTGTCGCGCTTGACAACTCTTTGTCCGTCCAATAGACGCCAATTTGTGGTTTCAAATACAATTTCCTCCTTGCTCAACCCCTTGTCTTTCCACTCTTGGGCCTTCTTTGCAAGAACTTCCTCAATGTGAACATCATCTTGAGTAAATCCATATGCGCAGGTGGATACAACGTTGAACATTCCATCGTCTTTAGCGGTTCCAACGGAAAACTCACAAGTAAACTGCAACTTTTCTCCGTGGATTTCATCGGAAATTTTAGGACGAAGTCTAGCAAAATCAATGTAATAGCCCGTCAACGAATTGGGTGGAAATATGCTTTTTTGATCCTTTTCCTTTAGATATTCATTTGTAGTTAAATTTTTAATCTTAAAATGTTCTGTCGTAACAAACGTAATAGTATCTGTAAGATTTTCCACGTTGACTTCCACAATGTAATTTTGTAGAGGCATTTTTAAGTCGGATATATGAATTGGAATGCAACTTAAGCGTTGTTTAAGAATCTCATTATTTAAGCGAGTTGTATTTGTAATGATTTTGCATTTATTCTCTTCATTAGGAGAAGTTTTAAAAACAACTGTTGGAATATCAGACAAAATTGTCCTGCGAAGGCCATTTGCCAAACTGACATTTACGTCCCTCAACGTAAATGACAAAATATCACCGTCTTCTTCTGGCTTTTCAATGCGTGGGTTCATTCTATCTTATACTAAATAAATACTATTTAATATATTTAATCAATTTTTTCTTAAAATGAGTTAAAATAATAATTCAATAAGCTTAATATAGATTAATGAGTTCAATTCTCTATTATAGTAATTTTTGCGAGCATTCTAAAAAACTTTTGCAGACTTTATCCAAAACCCAGGCGAGCAAAGACCTTCATTTTATATGCATTGATAAAAGAACACAAGGCCCGGATAAAAAAATTTATATAGTTTTAGAAAACGGCCAAAAGATTGTTATGCCAGAAAATGTAACAAAAGTTCCAGCTTTGTTGTTGTTAAATCAGAATTACCAGGTTCTTTACGGCGATAATATATACAATCATCTAAAACCCGCACAGGAAGTTATTACTCGCCAAGCAACGAGTAATAATATGGAACCTATGGCGTTTTCTTTAGGAGGAGGTTGCATTGCATCCGATCAATATAGTTTTTTAGACATGGATTCAGAAGAATTAAATACAAAAGGAAACGGTGGAATGAGACAAATGCACAATTATGTTCCTTTGAATTATAGCGACACAATAAGCACGCCAACTGATGAACATGATTATAAACAAGGCAAGAGTGCTGGAGGACAAGAAATGACAATTGAAAAGTTGCAACAAATGAGGGACCAAGAAATTGCCGGATTGACTCCAAAAAAATAAATAATTACAAAACTCAAAAATATAAATAATATAAGTTAATAACTTAAAAAAATTTTAAAATATAAAATAACAAAGATAATGGCGGCGCAGTCAGCTACATTGTTAACGGCATTTAATGATCATTTTATAGATTTTGTAAACGATATTATAAATGTTTTTCCAGATGACGCCGATTTAGCAACTGCAAAAAACTCGTTTATTTTGATAAGAAAAGCAAATCCAAAAATGATTGTTAAAATTTGGCAAATGTTTGTAGTTGAAAAGTACGGCGACGCAATTGAGAAAGGTGACATAAGCTTTTTTATTAATAAGGACTATTCTGCGGATTTATCAAATGCGGAAAATTCAGATAAAATAATGGAAGCTATTAATAGATTGCGTAGACCCGTTCAAATGATGACTCCAGAAGACCAGAAAAAAGTTATGAAGTATATTCAAAACTTGACGAAGCTTTCAGTTTTGTATCATAGTATGATATAAAAAATGATATAAAAACTTTATAGAAAGAAAAAGAAATCCTTACCTTTCTCAATAATGTATAATATTTCAAATACGTTGTTAGGATAGAAATCATTATTTTTTGAAAAAATGTTTTCTATTTAGTAATTATAATGGGAAAATTAACGCCTTTGATTGTTTTGGGAATAATTGGAATAACTGCCGCGGTAGTTTTACAAAGCTACAAAAAATCTAGTTCAGACCTAGACCTAGAACTAGACACTTATCAACAATATAGTGAACTGCAGCCAATCACTGTTGGAAAAACCCCCACACATATTGCTATTTCTGGAAATAATGCATATGTTGCAAATTCTGGTGATAATACAGTAAGTGTTATTGATAGAAAAACAAATACACTTAAAACAACAATTCCTGTTGGAAAAAAACCCATTTTTATTGCTATTTCTGGAAATAATGCTTATGTTGCAAATCGTTATGATAATACAGTAAGCGTTATTAATATAAAAACAAATAAAGTTTCTACAATTATTAAGGTTGGAGATGAACCCATACATATTGCAATTTCTGGAAATAATGCATATGTTGCAAATTCTGGCAGTGACACAGTAAGTGTTATTAATACAACAAATAATACCGTTATAGAAACAATTAATGCTGAATTTAATCCCACATTTATTGCTATTTCTGGAAATAATGCTTATGTTGCTGTCGCAGACTATGCTTATGTTGGAAATTCTTATAAAGGAGCAGTAAGTGTTTTTAATACAAAATCATATAAATCTATTATTGAACCAATTCCGGTTGGAAAAAAACCCAGCTTTATTGCTATTTCTGGAGATAATGCTTACGTTGCAAATTTTGATGATAATACAGTAAGCGTTATTAATATAAAAACAAATAAAGTTTCTACAATTATTAAGGTTGGATATAACCCCACATTTATTGCTATTTCTGGAAATAATGTTTATGTTACAAATGAACGCGATACTTCAGTAAGCGTTATTGATACAACGACGAATACCGTTAAAACAACAATTCCTCTTGGATCTTACCCCACATTTATTGCTATTTCTGGAAATAATGCTTATGTTTCTTGTCTTCGCGATAATACAGTAAAAGTTATTGATACAACAACGAATACCGTTATAAAAACAATTAAGGTTGGAAGATATCCCAAGTTTATTGCTATTTCTAAAAATAAAGCTTCTAAAAATAAAGCTTATGTTGCAAATAAAGCTTATGTTGCAAATAGTAGCGATAATACAGTAAGCGTTATTGACATTTCTAGTTATTCAGCATAAGTTTAAGTCAACTTTAAAAAAGTTGAGCAAAAATAATAGTTTCTATTTAGTTTGATTTAAAAAAATAAATTTATATCAAACATATAAATAATGTCCGAATCAGAAGAGCGAACTATTCCAGAAGAGTTTAACAAGATTATTAAAGACTTTGTTTCTGATATTCTTATTACATTTCCGGAATATCAACCAATCATTGATAAATGGTGGAAGCCCCAAGATTTCTCCCAAATAGAGGATGTTGATGCTCGCAATGAAGCAGTTTGTTTAGACGCGCAACAAAAAATGCAAACGTTGTTTGACCATTGTGTGCAAGTTTTCCCCGAGCGTTTCTTTGATATTTTGTATCAGAAAACTGAGATTTTTGACACCGATTCTCAAGTGAATACAGAATTTTTGCCTGGAATTAGCTTTAAATACTTGTGGAAATGCGAGATCAGTGATAAGACGCGCGAAACAATTTGGAAGTATTTGCAAATGGTGCTAATTAGTATAATTGGAAGCGTTAAAGATAAAACGGCGCTTGGCGACACATCAAAGTTATTTGACGCGATTAATGAGGATGAATTTAAGACTAAGTTGGAGGAGACGCTTGGTAATATGCAAAACATCTTTGAGAATATGTCCAAAGAAGAAGGATCTACTGATGGTGAATCATCAACTTCCGGCTTTAATGTGCCTTCCGCGGATGACATTCAAGGACATTTGCACGGCATGATGGGAGGAAAATTGGGAGATCTTGCGAGAGAAATAGCCGAAGAAACGGCACAAGATTTGAATATGGACATGGAAGGCGTAACAGACGTTAAAGATGTATTTCAAAAGCTTTTTAGCAATCCGGGAAAATTAATGGGAATGGTAAAAAATGTAAGTGAAAAACTTGATTTAAAAATGAAGTCTGGGGAGATTAATCAGAATGAATTAATGACTGAAGCAAGCGAAATGTTGAATAAGATGAAGAATATGCCTGGAATGGGAAATATTCAAGAAATGTTGGGTAAGATGGGGATGGGAGGAATGGGAGGAATGGGAGGAATGGGAGGAATGGGGGGAATGGACATGGGAGGAATGAATATGGGAGGAATGAATATGGGAGGAATGGACATGGGCGAATTGGCGGCAATGGCTGGATTGGGAAGAAATACAAGAGTTAATACAGGAGCAATGCAGCAACAAGCGGATAGACTTGCAAAACAAGAAGCTTTTAGAAATAGAATCAAGAAAAAGATGGAAGCTAAAAATTTCGCACAATTAGCCGCTTTAGCAAATATACAACAAGCCGAACAGGTTCAACAAGTACCAACTATAAGCGACGAAGAATTGTTTGCTATGTTTAGCGATGAAAATAAACCAGTTGTGGCAAATTCTAATGGTAAAAAGAAGAAAAAGAAATCTGGAAAGTAAATCAACTAGTGTAGCGAGCTTTTAATATTTTTATTTTGTTTTTATATAAAATTTTATCTATATAAAAACCTTAGGCCTTTTTATCAAAAAACCGGTTTAATAACAGGTATAATGCCATAAAAAGTGCTAAAAACCCTTCTACATTATTTTCTAGCGTATTCATTTGAATAAAAAAAACGTCGTCTCCTTTAGGATTTAACGTTTGAACGTATCTAAATCTGAATGCTGTTAAAATTTTAGCAACAAAAAACGCTAATAACGGAACTATAAAGTATTTATTTTTACTTGATATTATAATGCAGAATACAAATAAATAAAATATTCCTTTTAAAATTGGTCCTAAACCTTTAAAATCTGGATTTCCATTTCCATCAGAAAATATTCCAGCGTAATATTTGCCTTGCTCTATTTTTTTATTTCTGTAAGATTCGTCTGACATATATACTATATTGTAATAAATTATTTATTTTTAAAATAAATATATAAAAGAGTCATTAACGCAATAATTACTCCAAATACATTGTCGCCAACAATTTGCGTTATAAATTTAATGTCTTCGCCCGAAAGTACTAATGTATTTACATAATAAAATCTTATTCCATTCAAAATGCTACCAACAATATAACACATTATAGCGTATGTTGCAAATCTATAATTGTTTGACGCCAAGAAATATAAAGTAAAAATTAAAAAAATATGTTTTCCTAAAAAAGGCACATAACCAAAATTTGGATTACCTCTAGGTGTGGAAAATGGACCAGAATAAAAAGTTCCATTAGCAATTTTGTAAGCTTTCAATTTTTCAAAATCTTCTTTAGTTTCTCCGTCTACTAAATAATTAGAATTATTGCTTGTTTGATTAAATGAATTCATATAATATAACATAATAAAATAACTCAAAAGAAAACTAGAAAATAGAAAAATAAAAAGATTAAAAAAGAATAAAATTAAGTAATCCTATATATATAATACAATGACTTCAATATTTTGGATCAATGAGCCCGCTATTCTATTTAATAAAGACTATATTCTTCAAATTTGGCCGACATCAAAAATGTCATACGAAGAAAAGTTAAACGCAATTAGCAGGCTTATAATCATACTGACAATTTTAGGGTTTATATTAACCATGAATAAGGACATGTTATTAATTGGAGCGGTGACCTTAATTGTGATATTTGCAATGTATAAAATGCAAAAACAAAAAATAACAAAAGACACGTTGAATAGCTCCAAGGAAGGATTTAGTGGAATTGATGTTAAAAACCAGGAAGAAACTATTATTAATCCCGACACTTTAAAAAGTTATTTAAAATCAGAATTCATGCCTGTTAATAAGAAGAATCCTTTGGGGAATGTGTTGTTAACTGAGATTATGGACAATCCTACAAGAAAGCCAGCTCCTCCATCTTTTAACACGGAAGTTTATGAGGACATTAATGTTACTACAAAAAAAATGGTTCAGAGTTTGAACCCTAGTATAAAAAATACAAACAAACAATTGTATGGAGATTTAGGAGAACAATTTGAATTTGACCAATCTCAGTGGTCTTTTTACTCCACTCCCAATACTAAGATTCCAAATGACCAAGGAGCATTTGCCGATTATTTATATGGTGATATGCCTAGTTGCCGAGATGGAAATGCTTTTGCATGCATTCAAGACAATATTAGATACAATTTGTATTAATAGCCTTTAGAAAAGACGAGTGAAAGAATACAAATAAAAATTAATTTATAATACTTTTGTTTAGTAAAAAAATAAATGTATTATATATAAATGGCATTTGTTACTAACTATACCTTTGATAACATGAGCAGAATTGGAAATGACACATGCTTCCAAGATCAGGAAACAATTCAAAACACAAGCGCATGCAACTACACGTTGCAGAACTATTTTGCCAATGATTGCACGATGAAAAAACCCATTGCTTTAGCTACGTCTCAACCATGTGTTTTTTACAATGGCACCAGCCCCGTTGGTTCTGGTGGATGCGTCGTTGATGACAGCTCAAAATTGTTGATTGGTAGCATCCAGACTCATCCCAAGTGCAAAATTGACTTGTTCCAACGCCCTTTTGCAACTGTGCCTTATTTAGGGCGCGGGTCAGTTGACCCTATATTGGAGTCGCAAATTCAACAAGGTGAGCTTTTAACCAACAAGCGTAGCGTAAATAAGCTCGCGGAAAAGAGCTACATTAAATACCAGAATACTCCTTTGATTCCTAGCGTGCAAGAGCGCATAACAAACCCTGCTTATTGCGTTGAAGGGGCTGCTTCTGAAGGTTGGATTCGTGGCGGCGTTCCTTCTCGCGAATTGACGAGAGATCGCGATTACTACGCAGCTCACACGGACAATCAATATGTTTAACCACCTTTAGAAAAGGTGATGCCAAATTTACATAATAAATTCTGCAAAAACAACATAAACCTCAATTACTTATTATTATATGTATAATTCACAATTTGTTTGTACATATAGTTTTTATGACTCTATTCTTAGAAATTCTTATCATAGAGACGAGAAATTTGATTTGGAAGACGTTGAAGATCTTGAAGATTTGGCGGAGTTAATATATAAAACTGATTTGTTAAGAGCGATGCAATTTACGGTAGATGAGGTTGAACGTTCTGGTGATAATGTGTGTTTTAACCGCGAAAAATTGTTACAGCTATATGATGTTGTGAAAGTAGACGTTGAATTTATGGAATGCATAGAAAAAAGTAGAGAGAAACATTCTTGCGAAGATTTGGAATCAGGATTTGTTACACTGTTTTCTTATGATTATTTTTTTTTAACCCACAAATGCATTTGCGATATATTAAATTATGGAAAAGTAGATCACGGAAAAGTAGATGATGGAAAAGTAAAGGAAGAAAATATAAACCGGCTTAAAAGGGCATTAGGAGAATAAAGTGGAATTATTTTTCTATAAAATATATATAAGATGGCGTCAACGCGAAACCTAAATACCCCTGGAAACTACAATTTAGAGCAAAGACAATTTAAACAATCCGAAATTTATACATTGTACCCCAACTCGCAATATGGTGCGGCTTATGATACAAAGTTGCCTGGTAATGGTGTAAATCCAGCTCAAATACCATGGAATCAATTGTCGCACAACGCACCTGACATTGAGTCATTTTTATTTGGAATTAACTCAACAAATTTAGTAAAACCTGCAGGTCCTTTGTATCCTGAATTAAAAACTTTGGAAACTGCAAATTTTTTCAAGAAGGAGGCGGTTTTAATGCCTGAACCTTTAGCAGTAGAGAAAAATCAGAGACCTTTTCCTACACCAAACTAGAACACTCTAATTTTAGAGTGTTTTTTGTATTAATATTATTTTTAAAATATCTGGCTTTTTTATATGAGTAACATAAATTCAAATAATATTAGTAGCACGAACATTACCACGACAAACTTGCAAGTGCAAAATATAAATGGTGTACCAATTATTAGAATACTTGGCGGATATCAATCGTGCACGTCTTGCAACGATGCGGGTTGTGATCCTGACATTGGTTGCGACGTGTGCAATCCATGCGAGCCAGTTGTTCCTGACCCATGTGATTGTTACGTGCCCCCAGGATATATAGGACCAACAGGTTTCACTGGTGATACAGGACCAACAGGCAATACCGGGCCAACTGGATTTACTGGTAATACAGGACCAACTGGTTTTACAGGACCAACTGGATTCACAGGACCAACAGGTTTCACTGGTGATACAGGACCAACAGGCAATACAGGTTCAACTGGTTTTACAGGACCAACTGGGGATACAGGTTCAACTGGTTTCACTGGTAATACAGGTCCAACTGGTTTTACAGGACCAACTGGTGATACAGGTTTCACTGGTGATACAGGACCAACTGGATTTACTGGCAATACAGGACCAACTGGACCAACAGGTCCAACTGGCAATACAGGACCAACAGGTTTCACTGGTAATACTGGCTTCACTGGTAATACAGGACCAACTGGCTTCACTGGTGATACAGGTTTCACTGGATTCACAGGACCAACTGGCAACACAGGTCCAACTGGCAATACAGGACCAACTGGCAATACTGGTGATACCGGACCAACTGGTTTTACTGGCCCAACTGGTTTCACCGGTGATACAGGTTTTACTGGTTTTACTGGCCCAACTGGTTTCACTGGTGATACTGGACCAACTGGAAACACAGGACCAACTGGTTTCACCGGTGATACAGGTTTTACTGGTTTTACTGGCCCAACTGGTTTTACTGGTGATACCGGTCCAACTGGGTTTACTGGTCCAACTGGTTTTACAGGAGAAACAGGTTTTACTGGTAACACAGGATTTACTGGGCCAACTGGTTTTACTGGTTTTACTGGCAATACAGGTCCAACTGGTTTTACAGGAGAAACAGGTCCAACTGGGTTTACTGGTCCAACTGGATTCACTGGTGATACAGGTCCAACTGGTTTTACTGGCAATACAGGTCCAACTGGTTTTACAGGACCAACTGGTTTTACTGGTCCAACTGGATTCACTGGTGATACAGGTCCAACTGGTTTTACTGGTAACACAGGATTTACTGGTGATACAGGTCCAACTGGTTTTACTGGCAATACAGGTCCAACTGGTTTTACTGGTGATACTGGTTTTACTGGTGATACAGGTCCAACTGGTTTTACAGGACCAACTGGTTTCACTGGCAATACAGGTCCAACTGGATTCACAGGACCAACTGGATTCACGGGTAATACAGGATTCACTGGTAACACAGGACCAACTGGTTTTACTGGTGATACCGGTCCAACTGGGTTTACTGGATTCACTGGTTTTACTGGTTTTACTGGTGATACTGGACCAACTGGTCTAACAGGTAATACAGGTAATACAGGACCAACTGGATTTACTGGGAATACAGGACCAACTGGGAATACAGGACCAACTGGTGCAACAGGACCTACAGGTGTAACTGGTAACACAGGGCCAACTGGATTTACTGGTAACACAGGACCTACAGGACCTACAGGGTTTACTGGTAATACAGGACCAACTGGTCCCACTGGTCCTCAGTTAACAAATGCTAGCACTATTACTATTACTGATACAAATACAGCAGGAACATATTATCCTACTTTTGTTAGCGGTGCAGGGGCAGTACCCCTCCTAGCAGATATAACTACTACACCTTTAACTTATAATCCTAACACTGGTATGCTGATAACTACACAATTTACCACAACAGGTAGTTATGGGTCGGCACAAAAGTTTTATAAGGATACAAGTGATACATACCCTCTACAACTTACTACTTCTGTTTCTAATTATTACGATAAATCTATTAAATTAATATCACCTTTCGGTTTCGCAGGTATATCAAATACTCTTACTACTACTGCTTCCAGTAATGATACTTTTTTAATAGGACAATTACAATTAACATCAGGCGACGACACTACAATCGCACCGAGAGCGGTTTTACAAGCGTCTATTGATGGTAATTACGGACACCCCACATATCCTAATATTACTAATAATTTAGATTTGGGTGGAGGTAATGGTGCTACAATAACTATTAATAATGGTAATTCTGCCTATGACCTCCCTGAAAATAATATAATAATGACTTACAATAGTTCTTACGCTAATAATGTTATTAAATTGAATGTTGGTTTTCCTTTTATTGGTGCGTTAGAAGGTAGTTTTTTGACGCTTGGATTTGATAATTTTACTTTACATACTAATGGTTATCCTGTTTTTACTATACTTAATTCAGGCAATCAACTCAATATGAGGCGTATTATTAATTTTGGAACTGGTCCAGCATCTTCAACGACGACAGGAATATTAGAAAAATCAACAATTAACACAACTACAACTGGAAGCACTACTTTAACTGCGAATGCGAATGCCTTTACTACTATTATTAATACTCCTTCGGCAGCAGGAAGAATATTTGTTTTACCTGCTCCAACAGCAGGAACAATTGGTTATTGGTATGCCTTTTGTAATAAATCCACAAGTAATATAATAACAATAAATAGTAGTGCTGGTGTAGCACAAATAACTATTGCTGCTGGTCTTGCTGGTGGTGCTGGTGGATATGGTGCGGTTGCTGTTGATAGTGCTGGAACTGCTTATTGTCGTGTTGGTTAGTATTTTGTAATTACTCGGATATCAAATAATAACTACTATAATTCAATCTTGTACAGCATTGTATCGTTTTGTGGAAGAACTCCGGTGAATAAAGAGTTTATTAAAAACGCGCGTTCAATAAATACTGGTGATTATTTATTTGTTGATGCTCCAGATGCTAGTTCAACGCATTCAATAATGGCCACTTCTATTCGCAAAGATTTATTAACGCTGAATCAGTTTTTAAATTCAATTGGTCAAATTATTAGCATTGATTTAGCGTCAGGAAATCCAACAATTATCGTAAGACAATAGATTTTTTTAATTTTTGTAAACGGTTTTTTACATTTCTAAAATGTAAAAAACTTTATTCACTTTTGCCTATTGGCTGTCAAGTTTGAACGTCGTAACAGCGTTTACCGCACCAGCCACAGCCCCCACTGCATAATATACGTCGGCACCACGTTTCTCGCTAGAAATCAACTTAGCAACCATTAGGACAGCATAAGAGACCGCGGTTGCCGTGCTAGCCACCTTATTTACCTTTTCAACCATAGCGATGGGATTTGATTTTTCTGAGGCAAATTTTTTAACGCGCGACGAATAGTTTTTAATAACTTCGGCTAAATTTGGACCCATTATATTATTTACTTGTTATTTTATTTTATTAAAAAAAAATAACGCGCTTATATTTTTATCTCTTGTGTGATTTTAATTATAAAAGTTTATTTGCTCCACTTTTAAGCCCTTTGGGCGAGTGTCGCTTCGCTTAATGGTTGAATTTGCTCCACTTTTCCAAAGTGGATTTTGGCTCAACCCTTTTTAAAGGTTGGAAAGTGGAATTTTGGCTCAACCCTTTTTAAAGGTTGATTTAGTACTCTGGTGTGTGTTTTTTAAACAAACAACCTTGAGACGTCATTCCTTTTACTTCAGCTGTTACAATGTTTGGATTTTGGTTTGCGCACGTTGACATCCAAATCTTTATGATACAGAAATTTTTTTTTGGGGAAATGGTAATTCCGGTTACATTGGCAACAAATGATGATTGCGCGCTAATTGTTTCTCCCACAACAACGTAACCGAGTTCCTTCCAAACTTCGTAAACGCTCTTGTTTGAAATCTTATAAGAGAAACAACCTCCTGCGCGATTCTTTGGATCTTCCCAGATTGGCTTTATGCCTTCTTTCATTAGGAACAGCATGCAGTTCTTCACTAAGATCTCCGGCATTGTTTCGGCCAGAGCAATGGCTCCCTCGGCAGTTCCAAAAGTATAAATCTTTTTATAACTGCCGATGCTCCAATCGGTGTCATGTGGTAAGTGTGCCCACATGGTCCATTTGTTTGCTAGTGCATGATATTCGCTACTATCTGTATCTGTTGCCATTGTAGTTTGCGGAGTTACCATTATATTTATAACTATCAATTTTTTTTTATATTGTTTTAGCTTATTCATTCATATTTAGTGCATTTTTTAATAACGTTTGTTGTCCAAAACCTGTTGAATGCGTTGCGTTATTTTATTTGTAAAAAATATAATATAAGATAAATTTATAAATGGGACTAAAAAAGAATATTGTAAAATCTCTTATAGTTTGGCCACCGGTTGTTGTGGGAGCGGCCTTTGCATTTTTAGGAGTAGCAGCTGCAGCATCCACCATAGACGATACCGGAAGCGATCGTAACAGCGGGTTGGCAAGTGCAGCCATTTTCATATTTACAGCTGCATGCTCCGTTGGTAATGTTGTTTATATTGTAAAATCCTAAGACAAATTATTATTTTATTTGCAAAAAAATACAATAATGTCGTGCTGCAGGAGCTTTGTCTGATCAAGGGGAATTTGAACCTATTTCACCGCTTGATTCGGACAAGAAGCGTGCGAGGAAGAGGAGGACGAAGGCGAGAGTGGAGAAGCAGCGAGAGGAAAGGAAGGAGGCTGCGAAAAAGAAGGCGAGTGAAAAGGAGTAAACAACAAGAAGTCACAATACCTCAATCAACACATAGCTGAGGAGATACGAGCGGGGGTAGGAAATAAGGTGCAGAAAAAGATTTTATAAAAATGCGTTAAATTATTTTATCTATAAAAAATAAAATATAAGATAAATGTATAATGTCTGGTCCAGCAGAAGTTGTAAAGGATGTCAAGGACAATGCGTCAAAGTGGTGGAATAATCTTTCCAAAGAAGCTCGCGACATTTTGTTAGTATCTGCCGGTGTTTTAGGCGGAATTGCGTTAGTTTACGTTACAGACGCTTTTTCTGAAGATGAAGTTACTGAAGATGTTCCTGTTTTAGAGGAAATGAAACAACAAATGAAATCTGCTAACAAGTTGGCAAAAAGTGCAAAAAAAATGGCCAACAAAGCAATTAAGAATGCTGACAAGGCAATTACCGCAATGAATAGAAAATAATGCGTTCAACAAAATAACACATATTTAGAAAAAATAAAAATTTTTTCTAAAAATTTAGCAGCAAACCGATGCATTTTTATTATAAACTGGACTCCAATGTAGGATCGTTCATTGTTGAATTGTCAGCGTTTTCCAATGACTTATTAATAATATCTAAAACAGTAACGATGGACGTATCTACGTAAATAAATGGCGCTACACTATAATTTTCCTCACCAAACGTTATTTCGTCATTTTGATTAAATGTTTTCATATTCACATTGTGATCAATGATGTCCAAATCATATATTCCAGTAATTTCGTCGCAGTTAACATTATGCTGCTTTTTCAACAAATGTGAGATCAAAAGAAGATTAATCTTATTTCCGACAACATAATAATTCTCAAAATCATTTGATAGCTTGACTTGATACTTTGTTCCATTAAACTTTATCGTTATTGACATAAACGAAAACCTGCACAATTTATAATCAAAATTTAATGGAAGTTTTGGAAAACCAAAAAATAAGATTTTGTTTACTTTTGGTGAAGTTTCTGTTACTTTTTCATAATCAGAAAATATAATAAAGTCATACAAGAGAAACTGATGAACCGATATATATTTTTTATTTGTTGAGAACATTAATTGATTAAATTTTATAATATCTATCTCAGAATTTTTATTTAAAATTTCAATGAACGATTTTACTGGTTTAAATGAAGGATGGTAATATAACTTCTTAGCAGTCATTTCAATGTGCGTGTAAAACATAATTGCATAAAATGATATTTTTAAAAGAGCGACATTGTATTCATTTGGAAAACAGTACGCCATGAATACATGAAATCCCGCCCCAAGCGTAAAAACGTTAAGTATAGTCATTAACCGTGGATAAATTGTATATAAATTTTTAAATAGTTTTTACTTATATACTTTTGAAACTCTCGTATGCGGGAGATGTTGATGAATAAGGGAAAAAGTTTTTCTTAAAAACAGTTGTCGGAGTAGATACTGTTTTATTTTCAGGCTGTTTTGCAATATAAACGCTGGTTTGAGGGTCTTGACCAATTGTTGCATTTAATCCAAATATGTATAATAACATTGCTACCACAAAAGTCATTAAAATAAATGGAATAAAAACAATGATCCAGGAAATAACGCCTAAACCGCCATCACACAAGCCATTTAATAAAAGAGTAACAAGTATTGCAACAACAAACTTCATAAACGCGGTGTTGTAAAGCCCTTTAAATGTGTCAATTAGAATTTGAGCAATAGAAAAAACGATATAAATTAATGCGGGTGGACACAATTTAAACATGGTTAACTTATATTATATCAATAAAAAAATGGTTCGCCGTCCTTTAAATAGCCAACTTGATTTCCAGGATCACCGTCTTTATCTACTTCATAAATTGGTCCATTTTCTTCATTAGTTGCGAAATAAGTAACATCTTCAATTTCAATTTCAAAGACTTCTTCGTCGTCTTGTTCGTCGTCTTGTTCGTCCTCTTCTTCTTCGTCATCTTCGTCATCTTCGTGATCTTCTTCTTCCTCTTCCTCTTCTTCTTCCTCCTCTTCTTCGGCCTCAGTCTCCATATCTTCCTCTTCTTCTAACTCTTTCAACTTTTTCTCGGCTTTTTCAACACCAAAATTGGCGGAAGTTGTTCTTGAAACCGCGCATTTTGAGCAAGTTGCAACAACAACGTTGATGTTGTGACAATATTCACACTTCCATACAAATGTTTCCTCCTCAGCTTCCTCCTCTTCTTCTTCTTCATCTTGTTCCTCTTCTTCTTCTTCATCTTGTTCCTCTTCTTCTTGTTCATCTTCTTCTTCTTGTTCTTCTTCGTCGCTAGATTTAGGAAAAGAAACGCGCTCATTTTTATATGTTACTTCATTTTGCAATAAAATTTTTTCAATGGTGCAGTCATCGTCGCTTTGTGTGTCGGACACTTCTTCAATGTTAAGAGAAATATTTTCCTTGGAAATGTTTAGCCGCGTATTGTGTTTTTGCAAAAGTTCAAGCTCCTTTTTATAATATTCCATTTCAGCTCTACACTTTTCAAGTTCTCTGGTTAAATGCGACTGTGTGTAATTGTATATTACATCTTGTATTCCGTTCTTAACTACAACGCTAACTTCATTTAAAATTGGTTGAATATCAATAATCGTTGGCAACCTAGACATTACTCTGAGATATTTTATATTAGTAAATTTCGTTTAATATGATTTAGAAAATATTTAAACAATATGTATAAATGGACAATATTACAATTATATGTGAATCTGAGGCATCAGAAAAAATTCAAATGATCATGAGACAAACAGATTATAATGTGGACGTCGCGAGAGAGAAGTTAATAGAGTACAACGATGACCCAATAAAAGTAATTAAAGACTACATGGGAATTGTTGAAAAACCTAAAGCGGTTTCAAAATCACTTAATCAAGAAATATATAGGCAACTTAGACTTAAATTAGACGATTCCATTCGCGATTTTAATTCAAAACAAGACGATAAATTAAAACATGAAATAACCATGAACAATAATGTGAAGTTTAGTTAAAATGTATTAAGATAAAAGATATAAAATAAATAATAATTCTAATAATTTTTATTATTTATTTGCGTTTAAGCCAATCCAAATTGTTCATTTACAATGTTATTTTTTGTTTGCTGTTTTTTCTGAAGTCGTTTCTTTAATTGATAGCTATTTGACTGTATAATTTTATTGTTAATAATAAAATCGTCGTTATCTTCGTGAAACTCGGGAAGTATTCTCGTTAACGGTTTATCTACAATTAAAAATAAACGTTCCGATTTAAGTAGCGAGCGATATTCTTGTATGGTTAAATTCCCATAATAACGCTCTAACATATAATGTGGGTTTGGAGCCGGTTTAATATTCTTTGAGTATTGGTATATTTTTGAGTAAATGTGATTTATTAAATAATAGCGTTCAAATTTTGTTGAACTGTCTATGTTTTCTTCCATTAAATGAGCAGTTGCGCATTCTGGGCTGCAAAAACAGCCGTAAACGTGATACGAATCCTTTACAAAATGTTTTGGTATATAAATAGGCGGATTATCAAAGTCGTATGAACACCAAAAACAAGCAGACTTTTTATCTGAAATATTGTTAATGTGCAAATTATGTTCAAGAGTTTTAAGTTTTTTCCATATTTCTTTTGTTTCGCAATTGTCATCTTCTTGACTATCATTATAATTTATATGTTTAATGCTAGAAATATTTGTGGAACATATAATTTCCGGCGGACTCATTATTACATTGTCTTCTTCTGGTTTGTTAATAATTTCATAAAAACAGTCATTTTTTGGGCCACCAAATGCAAATGATTCAATATTTGAAGACGTAAAATTAGAATTATAATCTCCAGACATTTGCAGATCTTTCATTGAGCATTTTAAATGCAATATGACATTCGGTTTTGCTTCCTTCTCTTCTACAATTGACAGGTTTTGTTGTATTATTTTTCCTCCTTTTGGCTTTCTTCCTCGCTTCTTTCCAGGCGATTTAACAACTACATTTTCACCCTCATTTTCACATTCATTTGATGAATCAGGTTCAACAATTTCATTTCCATCTTCTTCCAATTTTTCGGAAGATATTTGCAATTGAATATTAGACTCTGAAGAAAAAATAACCTTATTTTCCGCTTCTTTTGTTGCAAGTGCATCATTTTTTGCTTTCTCTTGACTAGCCAATATATCTTTTTTAGATCTTCTTCCCCTCTTAGGTTTTATCGCTTCCTCTGAAACTTTACTCATTTTATATTATACGTATTCTATTACTAGTAATTTAAATTGTTTTAATAAATATTTAAACCCTTGAAGAATTAAAATGGGACATTTTAATTTCTTCAGGGTCAGATTCCAGTAATGATTTGAAATGACGCTCCTACAGAGCGTCCCATTTAAAATCTTCTCTGGTATAAACGAGTATTTTTCAAGGGCAATTATTTTTATCATAACAATTTCTACACACAGGAACGTAGTTGTCAGACCCAATCAACATCTGTTGAGTTTCTTTTGATAAACGAAGAGAGAATATTCCAGGTTCTCCATTTTTGCAAATAGAACACAATGACTTGAGCTTTGTGTAATCATTGCAATTGGGAATTAGATCCAGCATTTGTCCAAACCTTTTTCTTTCAAAGTCGCCGTCTAGTCCGGCGACGTAAACCTTTTTCTTTTCTTTAACCATATCCAAAACACATTCATACAAATCCTCAAAGAATTGCCCTTCATTAATCAAAATAACTTCTGCTACGCGAAGCTTCAAATGTTTGCTTGACGTTTCATCAAATGCTTCTTCTACGTCGCGGTTATCCCATACATCTTTAATGCGTTGAGTTTGGATGCAAGGAATCATGTTTTTGTCATGAGTGGAAAGCATTGATTCGTGATATCTTGTGTCGGAACAATGATTAATAACCGCCACCGGAATATTGCAAAAGGAACACTGTTTATAAATTTCTAGTAGTTTGGATGTTTTTCCGGAATACATCGGTCCCATAAATAGTTCTAGATAGCCTGTTGCAGCCATTATTGTTTTTTGATTGTCCATAATATTAGTTGGAATTAATTATTTCAATTTTTATTCTTTTTTATTTGTTCTTTATTTGTTCTTTATTTGTCTTTTTGGTTGTCTTTTTTTATTAGTTTTTATTAGTTTTAATTTGGATTATATATTAAAAACTACACTATATAATTTAAATAAATGAGTAGCATCCCTTGGGTGGAATTTTACAGACCATCAAAATTTGACGATGTTGTATTAGATCCATTAAACAAAATTATTATGAAAAATATCATTGAAACCTCTTATTTCCCACATTTATTGCTATATGGACCTCCGGGCACAGGAAAAACGTCTAGCGTAATGATTTTAATAAATGAATATCACAAGAAACATAATCAACGAACTAGTGAATTAACCATTACGTTAAATGCATCTAATGACAGAGGTGTAGACATAATTCGCAATCAAATTAGCCAGTTTGTTAATTCCAAAACGCTCTTTGGAAAAGGCATGAAATTTGTAATATTAGACGAGGTTGATTACATGACAAAAAATGCTCAGCAAGCGCTTCATTATTTGATTCAAAGTTACTCAAGCACGGTAAGATTCTGTTTAATTTGCAATTATATCAGTAGAATTGACGAAGGATTGCAGAATGAGTTTTTGCGACTCCGCTTCAATCAGCTACCCAAAAATGACATTATTCAGTTTTTAAAGAATATTTCAGATAACGAAGGACTAAATATAACGATAAATTCATTGAATTTAATTCAAAATTTGTACGGGTCCGATATGAGAAGCATGATAAATTTTATGCAGTCAAATCAAAATATTATTGATAGCAATTTTAATATTATTGACGTAACTGTATGGGATACGATATATAATAAATTTATAAAAAAGGCATCTATTGCAGAATTAGATGCTTACATTCAAGAAATCAGCATTAATTATAACATTGACAAAAAAAATATAATTAAAGATTTTTTAAATTATATTATTCGTAATAAACCACACGTTATTTCAAGGGACTGTTTAAGATTTGTGGAGAATATAATGCATTATCAAGATTGCAAGAATTCATATTACGTTAATTATTCGTTGGCGCGCTTATCATCTTTTGTTTCTAAAGACTCGTAAAGACTCATTCTTTTATGCAACTTAAGCATAAATTCATTTGGTGGAGAACTCTTTGAAGGATCAAAACAATTTTGCTTCAAACCATATGACACGTCTTTGCAGTTAAAATCTGTTGTAGATAAGTTTTTTGGAATTGGAATGAGATTACTCCTTTCATGGATGATGCGCGCTTTACAACCTAACATTTATATTCTATATAATTAGAAAATAAATTGAAATAATTTAACTTAAAGAACATAAAGCCAATATTACAAGTATCCTTATGGCTAAAACCATGGCAATTACTATAGATGACGAATGGAAAAACTTTATATCGCCTGACTATGATGAGGGATTATCAGACGATATTAACATTGAAAACAACAATGAAATTATTTCCAACCTTGATTTAGAACTTTCTGAGGCTCCTAAAGCAACCGAAATTTATATATCAACTAAATCAAAGATTGCTTATTTAAATAGAGAAATTAATTTAAAGGAGGTTTTCTGGAATGTTCCTGTAATTTCATATGCAAAACCGGTTAATGGTGTCATAAAGAAGCAAATGAAGTTTAATTCACTGTGTCAAGAAGAACTTGATATTGTCGCAGAGAATCTTAAGACGGAAACTTATTTTGAAGAGCAAATTATAACTAGTATTAATAATCCAAATGGACGAATCAAATTCAAAGATATTAGAAAAGTAAGTATTGGAATCTCTAAGAAGGACATCATGAGTTACAGGTGCAAGAAGAAGAGCGCGTTTTACAATTGCTTTGTTATGATTATGCGCATTAAAATTAAAGACGCATTCAAAGAATTTCATATAAAAGTTTTTAATACTGGAAAGTTGGAGATTCCTGGCATTCAAACTGATGAGATATTTGAAGAAGTCTTGAAGAACATTATTCAGAACCTTCAACCGCACGTTAAGGATAAACTTGAATATTTGCAAACAAGCGACACTGTTCTTATTAATTCAAACTTTAACTGTGGATTTTACATCAATCGCGAGACTTTATTTGATATTTTAAAGTTTAAATACAACATTCATTGCATTTACGATCCTTGTTCTTATCCGGGAATTCAATGCAAATTCTATTATAATCCACAATTGACCGTTCAAACAGGAAGTCAAATTTCGCAGGAAGACAAGGACAACAAAAAGTATAACAAAATTGTTGAGGTTAGCTTTATGATTTTTAGAACAGGAAGTATTCTTATTGTTGGCATGTGCAATGACGACGTTCTATTCGCTATTTACGAATTCTTAAAGGTTTTGTTACGCACAGAATTCCATAAGATTAACCAGAAATTAATCACTGCTGAAAATAAGATTTCAAAAGACAAGAAAAAGAAGGTTCGTCGCAAAATTATTCAAGTTGACGTTGAATCGTAACCATCTTTAGAAAAGGTTAAAACGAAGTAAATGCCAAAATTGATACATTTTATTTATTATAAATTTTTTTCACGTAAAGAGCCAAATAACCGCCAAGAAGCGCTTCTATTGCAGTGACAAACCAATAATAAATGTCACTTTGTGACCATTGGTATCCTACGTCAAAATCCCCATAAACGACTTTGCTTGCCAACGACCCTATTATAACGGCCATTAATAAGTGTGGAATGTTGGATAATTTATTTGGTAAGAGAGCGCCAATGTATCCGCCAATAATTGTGACAAATATCTGTGTATAATTGTGTTTATTTTGAGACAATAACATATACATTACATAGATACTTTTATTTTGATGTAGGTCGTTAGAATTGGTTTGTTTTTTTGGTTAGGCCAATATCCATTTAATAAATTTCTCAGAAGATTCTTCTAACTTTGATTCGCACAATGGATCGGTAAATTTTTCGCTAATTCTTGCGTCACTAATTTTATTTGCAGATTCTGGTTTTATTTTTGAATATTTTTGGATAAAAAGATCAACCAATTCATAATATTTAGTAATGCTTACATTTTTGCTCATCAAACTTACAAAATTTTCTATTGTATTATATTCTTGAATTGTAAATTTGTATTTTAATAATTTATTGCACATACTTTCCATATGCTTTACTAAATTTCCAATAATGGCATTTTTTTCGGTTATCTTCATTTCTTGCAAAGTAAAAAAAATAATATTCTTAAAAATATTAATATTTACATTAAGGGTGTCAAGTTTTTCAATTGTATCTTTGGACGGTTCTGTTATATTTTTGCGATAATCCGTTGACAATTCAAATATTGTTTTTTTATATACAAACATTGCGGCGTCGCGCGAACTTAAATTCAGAAATGTATGTTGGTCTTCGGATATTTGACCAATAAACTCTACATAAAAATAAAATGACCTTTGTCCATGATAATACGCCATATCAACGTTTCTAGAATAATATAGTAACATTGTAAAAACGTGTGTTATTGTTTCTATTCCTCGCTCTATAATGAATTTACTGTATTCCGAATTTTTTACGCTAATATTATCAACAATAAAATTTAAATATTCCACCAGTAGTGTATTATATTTGTTTACAATGTCTCCTATGGTATTAGTTAAATTGCATATATAATTATTGGAATCGTTCAATGAAAAACGATTATTATTATTGTTATTGATTGTTGTTGAGGCGTTCATTTTATATTTTATAGAAATATTAAATTTAAATACTTTATTCTTATAAGTATTTAAAGACTTTTAAAACTTCTTTAATATAAATATGTCTGTAGAACAACCCAAAACTGAAGCATCTAATTATAGATTACCCAGTGACATTACTTTAAGACACGCCGCAAAATTGTCAATCGTTGAAGATAAGCCAATTATGTTGGATTATTGGTCGGTTTCGCTTGATAAGAAGGCGCTTGTTGGTGTTAAGGAGACCGGAGAAAAGTTATTAGTGAAGAGTGAGGATGAGTACACTTCACCCATTGCCAAGTTTTACAAGAGTGGAACTGAGTTTATCATTATTACTGAGAACTCCATTTACTTGGTGTCTTCTGACATCCCCACTAGAAAGATCTCCTAATCCACTTTTAGAAAAAGTGGAGCAAAATCTACTTTAAAAAAGTAGAGCAAAATCTACTTTAAAAAAGTAGAGCAAAATCTACTTTAAAAAAGTAGAGCAAAATCTACTTTAAAAAAGTAGAGCAAAATGCGGTTAAATAAAGCTTTCAGCGAAAAGAAATCTTTATTTTTATTTAAGGAGTGTTATCTAATATAAGTTCCTCATCTTCAGTTTTTTTATTAATTTTTGGTACTTTTTTGCCTAATGCCTTTGAGACCAATTGAAATAAACTTACGGCGTAACCTATCAAAATAATGAAAAACGCGTAAAGATCACTATTTGTTATTTTCTTCTTCAAGTAGAATCTGTTAATAATTAAAAGGTAGGTAAACTGCAGAACAATAAGTAAAAAGGTGTCTTGCGTTGGTGAGGCAATATCGTGTGTATGTCCAATATCTATCGCAAAGGTTGTGAATAACCAATTTGACCATGCAAAAGGTATTGCCATTGAAAATGCTTGCCAATAAGTAAGATTTGTGTATGGCAACGTGACATATTGACCCCACATACTTAGCGCTTGACCTGTTGCAAATAATATATAATATAAAACATAATATACAAGTTTAGAATTGTCAGATCGCATTGTTAAAATATGCAAATATAATTTAATTTTATCATTTTAATATAGATGGTATCTGTTTACAAAGTATTATTATGGGTGCTTCTTAATATATTGGTTGTTGTTACGGTTATGTTGGCAATGTTCTTACAAACAACGTTTAAAGGAGCCGATGCAACCGCCTATAACAAATTATTGGCGTCAGAATTTTGGGCCACAATGGAATGGTTATTTGTGGTTCCCATGCAACGCATTGGTTATACATTCTTGAACCCCGCGCAAATGGCATTGTCTTCTTATGTTTTTCAGTTTTTAGGACAACTATTTAGTAATCAATTTTGGTTAAACGTTGCAACAACAATGGACGATTATGTGGGAATGATATTAATTTTATTTGGAATGGCTGTATCTAAATTCGCATTGCTTGGATAAAATTATAATATATTTCTGTAATATATATAAAATGCCTAATGGAAGTTTTTGGGTAGGAAAAGGTGGATTCAATTATAAGAAAAGCAATGGTGCAGGTGGTAGACGCAACTTTGCTCTCGGATTAATTACAAACCAACCGGCTGATGTGAATAACACATATGTGGCTGGTGCTGGCGTCGGAGCCTCTAGCATCGCCACAAGACGTGCTAAAATACTTCATGCTACAAGTTGCAGCGCGCAATATCCTTGCAACCGATCTTTCTCTCGTCTTGGAATGCAAATGAGCGGCGGATCAAATGATTCTGCTTTAAATTGGTACGTGAAAAATATTTAATATTTTAGGGTATATTTTTATTTTACAAATAAAATAAAAATGAATTAAATAATGCAGTGAACAATAATGCAAAAACAAATATGTCTGAATTTTGGTGTTTAGCTTTGTTTGCCACTGTTATTGCATTGGCTGTAACTTTTGCAGTTGCGATTTTGTATTGCGGTTGCATTGCAATGTGTCAATATTGTAAAAAGCGAGAGACTAAACCGTTATCAAGTGCCGAAAATCAAGTTTAATTTGAGTTAAAATTGCCGTTAAATGTCGCCGGTCTTTGTCCCACTGGATATCTTGACGCTGGGAAAGACGTGTAAGCTTGGCGAGGATTGCTTGTGAAAGATGGTCGAAGGTTCCCGTAGGTTTGCCACTGCAATGTTTTATAATAAGCTTGTGAATTGACAAAGTCTAATGGTCCCTGGTTTGCTTGTGTTTGGAGATTATACCATAAATAGTGTGTGACGCCAACTTTGTTGGGGGTTCCTGCTTTCAACATGCTTAATCCACTGTGAGCGTCGCTATGATTAACATAGGATTGAATGCTTCTAACGATTCGAGGTCTGCCTGCCATTTTTGTATATATTTGCATTAGATTTTTATTTTTCTAGATTGAGCAGATTTTATAGTTTTTAATCCTTAAAACATTTTTAGGGATTAGTATATAATTATTCGCTTTAATCCTGACTCGTATATAAATAAGAGAGGTGTTAAAACCAATCCTTATATTTCTGCTCGGCTTGAACAGCTTAAAAAAGAACTAGATAAACAACTAAAACGAATTGAAAATAATGAGAATAACGAATTACTTGAGGTCATTCATCTCTACTATGACGGATACAAATAAAAGTATTTTAATCTTTATTTTTTGATAAAGATTAAATTTGTTAGCCTCCTATGGGACTCGAACCCATGACCTTTTCATTACAAGTGAAATGCACAGCCAACCGTGCTCAAAAGGCAATAATTTTTGTGACCTAAAATGATCACAAAAAAACAGTTTTAAAATAAATTTACAATTAACCCACCCGAGACTCGAACTCGGAACCTTAAGATGTCTTCTACATTATAGAAGTCTTACGCTCTCTTTGGGGGGTTTAAAACCCCAATCCAATTGAGCCAGTGGGCCACCGATTCTACACCCAAATTTTTCACCATTAATCCTTCTCCCCACGGGCGCCCCATCGCCCACATTATTCTTGGAGCCGTTTCTTTAAGTTATTTTACAGAGAATAATATTACGCTCGGCAGAAAAAATAAAAATATCACGCTAAAATATAAATGCGACAAGTGTTTCAAACCTTCCTATTTCAAATAGTATCCATTCTTATATTCGGTTCTTTGTATTGGATTTATAGCGACGATTTTAGCTTAAATGTTAAAAATAAAAATAAAAATGATTTAAGAGTATTGGACTGCTTTTTTACCAGCGTGACGGTTCAAGCTGGCGTCGGTTATTCTATTTTGAATCCTGAAACCAACCGCGCCGTAATACTTTTAATGACACAACAATTAATTATGGTTTTTGCAAACATTTTGATGGTGTATCTTTTTTCAATACATTTGATATCAAAGCGTAGGTAAGTAGAATTATTTTTATAATAGCTTATTTAATGCTTCCATCGTTTCTTTGGGCAACGTCTCTGGGAACTTTGTGTTAAAAACTATTATCAAATTACCAACGTGGTTTTCTCTCGTTAACCCCATATTGGAAATCACTTTTTCGTAGTTTGGCGGAATGATATTTCCCGTCTGATTGTTGATTGTATATACCTTTCCATTTATATATTTAATCTCAAAACTGAATCCACACAATGCCTCTTTGAGAGAAATCTCCTTGTGCATTATTAAATCTAATCCGCGTCTTGTAAATTGCGAATCATTATTAATATTTATAAAAACCTTTACATCTCCTTTGCATTTATCATTTACGGAATTACCTTGTTCACTCAATACAATAATCTCATTATGATCAACTCCCTTAAAAATGTCCACATATACTGTAACAACTTCAAATACCTTGGCTCCGTTCTCAACTGACCAACGTTCAATTTCTAGAGGGATCTTTCCACCTGTCAATACAGTTCCCATATTAATGTGAATTGTCTTTGTAATTGGCGCTGGCTTCTCAAATCCTTGACCCATATTTACAGGAACACCATTTCTGAACACTCGCACATTTGCTCCCGGAGGAAACGCTCCTGCAAATATTCCTCCTGGAATCCCTCCATGCATTCCAGGCATTCCGCCAAAAAATAAATTCGCAAACAAATCATTCACATCCATCTCGTCGCCGTTCCCACCAAAGCTATTCATTCTAGCAAAAGGATTTTTTCCACGCATATCATATTCACCTTTCTTTTCATTGTCGCTTAATGTTTCATATGCTTCATTAATTTTCTGAAATGTTTTTGTTTTTTCCATATCTCCTTGGTTTCTATCAGGATGATATTTTAATGAAAGCTGTCTATAAGCTTTTTTTATTTCATCTGCACTCGCGTTTTCCGAAACACCCAATATAGAATAAAAATTCTCGCCTGACATTTTTAATATTATTATTTGAGATAAACTTAAATAATAATTTACGAATATACTTATTAATGGATTACAACCTTTTCATCAATAAATTTCAACCGATGTATTTCAAGGATTTTGAAATTGAACAAGAAATGACTAATATTTTAAAAACATTGATTCAAATTGACAATTTAAACATTCTTTTCATTGGCGACATGGGCAGCGGAAAAACAGCCATGCTAAATGCTCTAATTAGAGAATATTACAACGGTTTTAAAGAATCGCAATATATGGAAAATGTTTTGCACATCAACAGTTTGAAAGATCAAGGAATCAACTACTATCGCAATGACGTGAAAACTTTTTGCCAAAACTGTTCTTTAATTAAAAACAAAAAAAAAATTGTTGTTTTAGACGACATTGACCTTATTAATGAACAGAGTCAACAAGTCTTTAGAAATTGCATTGACAAGTTTAGCAACAATGTGCACTTTATATCATCGTGCAGCAATATTCAAAAAGTTATTGAAAGCTTGCAATCCAGATTTACTATTATTAAGATTAAACCACTTCAACGCGATAATTTAGCAAAGATTATGAATAAAATAAAGGTAAATGAGAACATTGAGATAGCAAACGATGCCGAAAATTTTATTTTAGATATTTGCAATAACACTGCCAAAATTTTGATCAATTATATGGAGAAGTTCAAGCTGTTAAATATGCCAATTACATTAGATTTGGCTACTAGCGTATGTACAAATATTAGTTTTAACTCTTTCCAAAAGTATACCGAGTTTCTCAAAGATAAAAAATTAAATGAAGCAATACAGCTTATATATTCAATATACGACAAAGGATATTCTGTTATGGATATTTTAGACAACTATTTTTTATTTATCAAGACAACTAACATTTTATCAGAAGATGAAAAATACATTATTACACCGTTTATTTGCAAATACATTACAATTTTTTATAATATTCACGAAGATGAAATAGAACTCGCACTATTCACAAATAATTTAATTGAGAATTTTGCTTAATTTTAGCAGTTTCTACAAAATTTTATATTTTATAATATATAACATGTCCGAATTGATTGTCAAGTTTGATGATAAAATAACGGTTGGATTAAATGACGCATTTGTTGTCGCGAATGTATCTGGTTATGATCATTACATTTTTGTCAACGTTGATCCCTTTGACAATTTTACTCCTCATATTTTGAAACATTTTTCATTTCCAAAACGAACTATGCTAGTTGGGCCAAGATTGCGTGTGTCAAATGTTTGTAATAAAACATCATTAAATTTGGATTTTTACACTTACAATTTTAAGGACATATTTTTAAATATGATTGTTAATGATGCTGAATCTTTGTGGTTAGATTTTATTTCTGAAGAAAAACTTGAAAGTTTTAAACAAATAATTTTAACTTTGCGACCAGAAGAAAATCCGGTAGGAATGGATAAACTTAACAAAACTCATTACATTGTTAACATGAAAAATAACGCTGACAAAATAACTATAACTTATCTTAGAAAAGAGTTTATTGATGTGAGTATTTTTGAAAAATCTATTTCCGAAAAACGTGTTAAATTTGTTGAAGAAATTGTAGCAGTTGAGGGAGAAATAGTAGAAGAGACTTTGGAAGAAGTTGTTGCTAATTTGGAACAATCACTTGCTGAGAATGTATGCGAGTATTTAAATGATATTGTTGCTGAGAATGTTGAAGTTGAAAAGGCAGAAGAACGCGTAGAAGAACCTGTTATTGAAAAAGTAGAAAATGAAAACGTGGAAGATGAAAAGGTGGAAGATGAAAAGGTGGAAGATGAAAACGTAGAAGAAGAAAAAGTAGAAGATGAAAACGTGGAAGATGAAAAGGTGGAAGATGAAAAGGTGGAAGATGAAAACGTAGAAGAAGAAAAAGTAGAAGAAGAAAAAGTGGAAGATGAAAACGTGGAAGTTGAAAAGGTGGAAGATGAAAACGTAGAAGAAGAAAAAGTAGAAGAAGAAAAAGTGGAAGTTGAAAAGGTAGAAGAAGAAAAAGTGGAAGAAAAAAAAGTGGAAGATGAAAACGTGGAAGTTGAAAACGTGGAAGTTGAAAACGTGGAAGTTGAAAACGTGGAAGTTGAAAAGGTAGAAGAAGAAAAAGTGGAAGAAGAAAAAGTGGAAGAAGAAAAAGTGGAAGATGAAAAGGTGGAAGAACCTCTAGAGGAGCCTCTTGTTGAAAAGTTTGAGGTTGTACACTCTGTTCCGTGCGAAGAGCCTTTGGATGCGTGCAAAGAAACAGTTGTTGTAGTTGAAGAAACAATTGACGGATTTACGGTTGCTTCAAAAAAGATGAAAAATAGCAAAAGTAAAAAATTTAGAGTAAATTATTCTACTAAAAATTTAATATAATTATATATACCATATACATGCCAAATCAATTATTTAAAAAAGACTTCCCAAAAGATATTTTATTTGATTTATTGCAATCTATATGCATTAAAAATGAAAAATGTTATACATTTAATAATGATGCATATAAAAAAGGATTATTTAATAATTTATTACAAGAATTCGTTGAGAATCTTAAACCATATTATTTTTTGTCAAAACAAAAATATTTAGAAAGAAAACTTGCCTATAATAATTTTACAACCATTTTACGTCAAATATGCAATTTTTGCGCAATAAATTACACTTCTGTTATAAAATACGACAAATCCACGTATAATATTATTTATTATATTTATTTTTAATTTCATATAACCTTATATTAAATATGAGGTTATACTCTCTTATATATAGTTTTTTTGATTGCATCTCTTGTAAAACTCTTCCAAATGATTATGATCCTTTCTATGACTTAGAAGACGAAAATGAAGACCTTCCAGAATGGCCTTATAGTTTTTTTATGTTGAGGTGAGATAATTTATTGGTTTTTTAAGGATGGGGATCACTCTTTTTCATTATTAAATGCGTCGCAAATGGCTGAGGTTTGGGTCCCCATAAACCAAATCCAGAAGGCACTTGCCAATATCCTATCCAATGTTTTCTCCAGCCGCCGGTGTTTTTCATAGGTTCAATTGTTCCCTTCTTTGAATCAGGAGCGCTTGCCAATAATATGTATTTGCAAATAATAACATTTGACTCCAAGACCTGCGCTTGTGACATTCTGGCAAACCATTCATAGTGTCTTCTCATTAAAATTTCCTTTGCAGGTATGTAAATACCATAAGCTTGAGGATATAAATCAATATAATCATTTGACAATAAATTATCAACCAAGATCATTGTATCATCCATCGTTTTTGTTCCAATCAACTTTCCAGGAATCAAATTTATTTGATGCTTTTGCACACGACTATTGCACCAGCGATTAAACTCACCCAAAAACTCAGTTTGAGCAGTGTAATCGGCTGAAATTGTTCTCTGCATAAAATCAATCATTTCTTTTAATACAGGGCATTCCTTTGGCGATCCCATGAAACTAATATCTGAATAAAATTCGTGCGTTGTTGATGTAATATTTCTATCCACTGTTTCGCAAATAAACATTTTTTCTCCGCTTGTTCCCATTGCATATAGTTCATTCAAGTCGCGCATACACAAAAAGGAAGGAGGAACAATCAGCCCGCCATATTTGTAAAGGATTTTGCTTAAAGCGAGAGAACGCATATAATCGGAAACTGGGCTTGCAATGGAACGCATGTTAACGGTCCAATTGGGAAGTATTTTTCCAAATGAATCATCGTCTATTATGCAAATATGGAAAGAATCCTGGCACTGGTTAATAATACTTCTTACTGTTAAATACATATATGGCTGATTTAACTCAAAAGAGCTGCGAGATCCAAAACTAATCCAATTGCGAGCGTTGTATTCATATGTAATTGGAATCCACAAAATAGGTTTTTTTGTATCAGCTAAAGATGATTCATTCAATAAATATTTTTGAATTGCGTCGTAATTTCCAATATTTTCCTCTCTTGCACGTTTATCTTCGTATCTATTATATAAAAACCAAAGAACTATTAAAATAACAATTAGATAAATATAGTTAATGTAGTTTTTCACCTTAAATGACATATATAATATTATTATATATTTTATTTATTCTGCAATAGTTGCAATCCGCTCCAAAATTCTTGGTTTTTCTGTTTTGCTAGTTCTGTCTGTTTTGCTAATTCATAAGCTCTTCTAACTGCTTTTTCTTCTTCCTTTTCATTTCGTTGATTTAAATATTCTTGCGCTTGCGCTTCGGAAAGCGGTTTAATGTCCTGATTATTTCTATAGCTTTGATATTCATTGACGCTTCTAAATTTTTGTTTTTGTTCATAATCCTCTTCTGTAACGGGAATCACTGTTTCGGTGTGTGCCTTGTATAGATCTTGAAACCCTAAACCGCTAAACAATCCAGAATCATACGTTCCAGGAGCATCACTTGATAATTCTGCAGATGAACCTGAAAAAGAGTTATTAGACCACAATTCCTGAATATCTTCTCTTACAATGAGAGAACGAACCCTTTCTTTCTTTCTATCAAATTCTTGTTTCATGGTCGCCATTGAAACATTTTTTGCAGGTTCGTCAAGGTCCTCATCTGTTTTTAACCAGTCTCCGTATCCTTTTTCTTCCGATTCATTAGATAACTTATTTCTATCAAACTGTTGATTAAACCATCTGTTAAAGTTGGCGCTTTTCTTAAATTTCTCATTAGATTCAAAGAACTGGTCTAACAATACATTCTTATCTTCATCTGAATAATTTGAATATTCTGTGTTTTTTGGGTTCTTTGAATCCACGTCTCCACGTTTTCTAAATTCCCACACAGAATGCAACATCTTGTAGGCTTTTGAATAAAAAAGAAAATATTCGGCAGGTAGTTTTGATTTATCTGGATGCGTTTTTAATACTACTTGTTTTGCTCTTTTCATGTCATGTTCGTCAAAGTTTACTGGAATTTTAAATAATGAGAGAATATCTTGCAAGTTATAATTGTTTATATCTAAATCTACCGAGTCCATATACAAACATTAGAAAAGGTTATAATTAATTTTACTCAACTATTTTTGGGAATTACAAGAACAACAACCACAATTAATTTCTTCAGTTTCAAATTTATAGACAAGCTTATAAACAACAGTTGTTGGAAGAGGATAAATAGGTTTAAAAAAACTAGCGTTTTCTAATATTATATTTCTTATTGGAGTCTTGTCATTTTGAATTACCATTGTATTATTACTTGCGTCTGTTATAGTTGCATATACTTTGATTTTGTTTTCAGCATTTATGTCAAACTGGTTTATAATATTTCTATATAAATCTGCACAAGTTGCATTTTTGAATGTAGGAACTATTTCAGAATATCCGCAGCATTTACTTACTTCAAAAATATAACTGTTGTTACGAACATTATCTAAATATTTTTTAAACCCCTGTTTAAATCGTGGGTCTTCCATTTAATAAATAATTTATTTAACCCTTTAAATTTTAATTTATTATAAAGAATAACAATATGAGCGAAGAAATAATTGAATGTTGCATTAACAAAGAAAAAAGATGTCTTGAACGTGTTTATGAATTATTGAATTTAGGCGAGGAAGACCCATTTTATTTGGATGACAATGGATTAAGCGGACTTGACTATTTGTTTATGCCAGATGGAATGGGCCACGATTCTGGTTATTTTTTAGTATCGTATAGAATATACACAGATTTACTAGTAAAATATATAAAATTATATTATGAAAATAACCCAAATGATCAGGTTTTAAATAGAAATTTACAAAAAATATGCACCAACCCTCAGCTTTTGGGAGCATTGGAGCAACCTTTGCGGCGAGATGTCGGGATTCTTTTACACACTTATTGCAAACCAGCAAAGCCAGCCGACGGTGCAGAAGTTATGAAAGGAACCTATGCTGAGGGCGAAGCGTCTGGCAGCCTTCCAACAGCGGAACAAATGAGCCATGGTGTTGCTATCCCAGTTCCTCCAGAGAGGACTTATGTAACCGAGGAAGAAGACGAACAATATGTTACGCAACCAATACCAGCTGATCTAAGAGCGTATAGGGAAGCAGAGAAACGTGGTGGTCTTAGAAAAAAGAAGAATAATAAGAAAACCAAAAAGAGCAGCAAAAAAGAGAAAAGTAAGAAAACTAAAAAGGTAAAAAGCAAGAGAACTAAAAGAAAATCTAGAAAATCTAGAAACTAATCAATTAAAAAATCCACGCCATTGTCTACTACATTGTCTATTACATGATACTTGGCGTCATTTGCAGCTAGTTTTTGTTGGCGAAATCTTTGCAATACATTAAAAACATTGCTAGTCTGTTTATTAATATTTTCAAAACATTTATCAGTTAATTCAATTACTTTTGTGCTACTCGTTGAAAAAATTGGCGTTGAATCAGAATCCTTGTAAGAATCTTTTGGAATTTTAATTAATCCTGTGTCATTTGATGGATCATTTGCATCTATTTCCATGCTGTTTATTCTATAAAAAACTTTATTTTTTTCTGTTCTAGCTAAATAACCAGTGTTCAAAGTTTTACCAAATAAACGCATCATTGCATACCATTGACCACATATTTTTAAAAAACATGCAATATACTTGTCTTCTATCATAATTTTACATGTTCTTGGTTCAGCGTCTCCTTCAAACTTTACTACAAACTCTGGAACCTGAAGCGTCTCAACGCTTTTAATAAGAACATTCTTTGACGTTACGTATATAATATGATTGTTTATTCCGTTCATGTTAATGCAAGTATCCCATACGTCGTTTGATTTATTTCCTTCTGTATAATGTTTGTCAAGCAAATTGCAATTTACTTGAGTATCAGGGCAATTAGACTCAATACCTTTAGCAATTCCGTTCATTTTGGTAATTCGTTTCATATTTTTGCCTCTTTTTGTGTATTTTCTAGTCGTCTTTTTGTTATTTTTCTTAACACGCCTTCTTGTTCCTTTTCGCAAAGCCATATTTATATATTAAATTGATATATAAATATTTTTAAATTCAGTAATCTAATCTAAAAGCAACCAGTCCTCCGGCAGGCATACCCATTTGTAGTAACTAATCTTGTCCCACTTGAACAATTCGTTTGATATGTTGAAAGACTCAATTGTAACAGCACCATGGTCCTTGCAACTGTCGCGGTTTTTGTAATCAACGGTTGGTGTAGAATGGATAATTAGTTGATCCTTGATTGTTTTTGTTTCATCCACGTCGTCGTATACTACTGCAAGATGTCCTTGATCCTTTTCGCCAAAGTCCTTGGCCTTGTAACGCGCCATTAGAAGCGTGCCTCTGGGGTAGCGCGCGTTAATGTCAAATTTTTGGACGCGCTTATTCTGGTACAAGTAAGCAAACCACGCAGTAGTTCCACCTGGGTATTGTTTGTATATATCGCCATATTTGCCGCGAATTTTTGGACCGAGTCCAGGAATAGTTACTCCACAGAATCTGCGCAGCAAATTCGGCAATCCTGTGCAAACAATGTATTTATCTTGCGCCCTTATTTCTTCTGAGGACGGAGGCGGAGAATTAATACACCAAAACGCATTGTCTCCAGTAAATGTTTCAAGTTCTCCATTGACATACCATCTAAACGGGATACCAACAAGTGATTCCGCGTAAAGCATAACATTGTTGACATTTGATACCATTTTGAATATTTTGGGTTGGTTAGTTCAAGTCAAGAGAGAATTTAGGATTTCAATTTTTTATCAAAATCATGAAAAAGTGAAGTATTTTTATTATAATTTTACTTGTTTTATTTAATATATTTGTGTTTATTTCTCATTTAATTCTGGCAAAGCTTGACGCACCTCTTCGCCGGTTAAAACGCCATTTTCAAGCAACTTTTGAACTAGTTTATCCACGCTTTCTTTGTTTTCAGCTAGAACAGTTTTTGCCTCAGAATAAGCGCTCTTAACCAAGTTCAACGATTCTTTGTCAAATATTTCCTTTGTATGTTCTGAATATTTTGCTCCCATGGATAAACTGCGACCTAAAAACGGGTTTCTCTCATTGTCAACTTCGTCATTATAAAAAACTTCCATCTTTAATCCCATGCCATAATTGCCGATCATTCTTTGTGCCAACGAGTTTGTCTGTTTCAAATCTTGCACGGCACCAACTGATACATGGTCGTCTCCGTAAAAAATATTCTCAGCAGCCTTTCCACCCATTCCGATCATAAGTCGTTTATAAAGTATATCCTTGGTATAAAGACCGCTTTCAGTTATATTTCTGTATTCATTAAACACTGTATATCCACCAGCACCATTGTACGTGCTTTGAATGCTTACTTTTTTTAAGTCAAAATAATTATTAAATACTGCGGCCAAAATAGCGTGTCCGGTTTCGTGAATAGCAACGCGGCGCTTGGCCTCATCGTCCCTAGTGTCTACCTTCTTCACAATTCCCACAATCAACTTATCAAGCGCTTCCAAAATTATTTTATCTGTAATAATAACATTTCCATCTCTTGCACACAATATAGCCGCTTCGTTCATCAAGTTCTTTAATTGCGCACCCGAAAATCCACCAGTCAACTCTGCAACCAGATTCAAATTTACTGAATCATCCAACATTTTGTTCTTGGTATGCACCTTCAAAATTTTTGTACGAGATTCAACGTCTGGAAGTGGTACGTTGATTATTCTGTCAAATCTTCCGGGTCTCAAAAGCGCTGCGTCTAAAACATCTCGCCTATTTGTAGCCGCCATAACAAGAATTCCTTCATTATTAGCAAACCCATCCATTTCCGCCAACAACTGGTTCAATGTTTGTTCTCGCTCATCATTTGCCATATTTATTCCAGCGCCTCTTTGTCTACCAACTGCATCAATCTCATCAATAAAAATTATACATGGCTTATTTTCTCTTGCAGTATTGAATAAATTTCTGATTTTTGATGCACCCATTCCAACAAATATCTCTACAAACTCGCTTGCAGCAATTGAAATAAAATTTGCTTCAGCTTCACTCGCAATGGCCTTTGCTAATAGAGTTTTGCCTGTTCCTGGAGGCCCTTCTAGTAAAATTCCTCGCGGAATTTCTGCGCCAGCCAAACTATAAATTGTAGTATTCTTTAAATATGAAACTACTTCAACGCATTCTTGAAAAATTTCAGGACTTCCAGCAAAACTGGCGAGAGAAATATTGGCTTGTTGCATATTAAATTTATCCTTGGTTAAATCGTTTTCTTTATTTCCGCCAAAAATAGATGAGGGATTTCGCATTTGATTACTTGCTCTAAAATAACTCACAACAGAAGCAACCACTATTGCAGGAAACAAAAACATTTCTGCACCATTTAAAACATTTCCAATAATCTGAAAGTATGGGTTTGGAGGAGATACTTGCGCAAATGTTGTTGTCACTTCATTTTTAACAGAAAGGTCAACTAATTTGTCCGTTATAAAAGGTGTAATCTTAGTAACGGTATAATCTTCTATTGGTGATTCATGTTCTTCAACGTCTTCAGCAATAACAGCATCTAACTTCTCGTTAAAATAAAGATTCTTTACCTTGTGGTCTTGAATATTTTTAACCAATGCATTATAAGATTTTTCGCCGAACAAGTATCTATTTCTGGCAATGTTGTCAGGAATATTCATTCGCATCTTCAACGAGTTTGCAACAGATATAAAACCAATAAAAAAGAAAAATATTTTCATGTTTATGCATTTTTATATTTTATTGTATTTAAATACTTGTATATTTAAATATAATACACAACCTTTCATTAATATTATTTTTTTAGTCGCATTAATTCAGAAACAAACGGCAAAAATGACGTGCAAAAATAGAAACTTATTGGCGCTGTAAATATATACGAATCTATTCTATCCAACAATCCTCCGTGACCCGGCAATATACTTCCAGTGTCTTTTATCCCAACATCTCTCTTTATTAATGATATAGTTAAATCTCCAACCAAAGAAATTAAGGACATTAAGATTCCATACAATCCTCCCATTATAATTGGTGCGGGCCATTTCATAAGAATTGCTCCATAAATAGAAAATAAAGTAGATAACACTAACCCGCCGGCTAGTCCCTCAATTGTTTTATTTGGTGACGCAGATCCAGCAGCAGAACTAATGATTGCCAATGATGTTTTACCATATTTTTTGCCAATAAAATATGCACCCGAATCTGCAAGAGCAATAGATACCCATGTCCCCCAAGTTAAAAATGAACCAACCGACAAAATTGTTGGACAACTATTGTCAATAAATGCTGTAGAAATGCAATCTATTTTAGGAATGCTTTTTAAACGTATCCAAAATGATGGCAAATATCCAATAAAAAACATCCCAAGCAGTGACGTGGATATTTCGTTAATAGATGGAATTTTTTTATTAAATAAAAACGTCCAACTCATTAATAATAATGCCATAAAAGGCATTATCCTATCATGGACAGTGGGATAAAAAACCGCGGTTGTACACGACAATAATAGTGTAAAAATACTAACGCCTTTCGCAGACAAAACAATTTTTTTTTGAATCATCTTATTGTATTCAAAATTTGCAGTTAATGCGGCGGGCAGAAACCATAAAAAAAAATATATCGTTTTTGAAAAAACCCAAGCAGTGCTAAGAACCCCCAGAGTCAACCCCGTCGTACAGCGTTTCATAACTATCACATTTTCTGAATTTTGTGACGCAGAATAAAAATAATTTTTATTCTTTGGAATGCAACTAAGTTGCGTTTCAAACCGCGCGTTAATCATTTCTTTATCATAAAATATTTGTCTACTTATTTTTGAAGGAATTTTCATTTATTAAATAAGTCTTTATATATTTAAGTGCTTTATTATATTTTTCTGTGAAAATCTTCAATTTTTATAGCATTGGGTTTATAAAAATTAAAAATAAATATTTGAAAAGGCAATCATTGCGCTACAATGCTTTTCAGTTTCGGTTAAACCTCCTATATACTTTCCTTCATAAAAAACAATTGGAAAAAATTTAACGGTAAAACCTGAAAACTCTTCAATGAACTTCAAAAATGCGGTTTTATTTTCAATCAAATATTCATCGCAATCAACCAATACTAGTTGAGCGCTCGCATTTTTTAAATAATTTTTTACTTTACTACAATTTGGACACCCACTTTTTGTGTAAACCGTGTAACCGGATTCGTGAGGTTTTTCGTATTCTTCAGACATTTTATATATTTATTAGAAAGACTTTAATATATTTAACGCTTCACTCTTTTTTTGGCGGTTTTTCGCACAGCGTTTATACAAGTAGAACTATTTGCAAATGCGATATGTGTTTGCAAGGGAGAATCAAATTGCAAGAAAAAATACCTAAGGAATATCGTCTTTATGATAAAGATACTGGCACGGTTCATCACATAAGACATTTTGGCTAATGGTAAACAAATTATTTTCCTACTGCTGCATAAGCGCGTTTAACCGCCAAATGATGAAGACCACATCGTTTGAAAAACGCGTCTAATTGAGCAGGATCACCACCAGTTACGCTATCGTCTGGTGCAAATGAAATATTGCCTCTCTTATATAACAAAATAACAGGTATACCATTTACCATTCGTTTTTGTTTCAAATATGAGTATAAATCAATGCTTTCATCAACATCAATGTCAGCGCATATAACCTCGGGTGGAGATGATGCAAAAAAACCTTCAACAAGATGGGCAATATTGCGACAAGGACCGCACCACGTTGCTCCCAATTTTACAATCACTAAACCAGGATTAACATTCAATAATTTTAAAAACTCTTCGCGATTAGCAAAAGCGTTAATAACTTGCTTTGAAACAACTGGTTGATTTAAAACTGTTGCCATTTATATTTTATCAATGTTATAAAATATAAATTCAAACTATATAAATCTAAACTATTTTTATTTATTTTTGTCAATAACAACTTCCTTTGCAATATTGCGAATTATTTTTTCTCGCTTTTTATCATCGTCTTCTAAAGTTGAACCACCCATAGCTTCTAATAGTATATTCTGGTATTCTAAATGTTTCTTTGTTTCCGTATCCTCTGCCGCAGGATTTTCTTCTCTCCACTGAGGAATTTGTTTTATATTTTTGTGTTCAATTTCCTTTATGGCGCGTTTAATTTTAACGTTTTCGGTGTTTTCTTTTTCCCAGGAATCCTTGTCCTTTATGTAAAGAGTTTCTCTCTTTAAATCGCTGCAATGAATGGGTCTTTTAAATACATCAAGCGCGTGAAGGTTGCGCATAAATATTTTACTCATTCCCTCAACATATCCTACACGACCAATCATGTCTAAATCACTCAACTGTAATTTAATTTGCTCTACAAAATCTCCCAAGTTTAATGCATCCTTACATTGCTCATTCAAAAAAAGTTGCAAATTGAATTGATTGTTATTGGTTGTGTTGTTAGTCGTGTTGTTAATTACAGTATTTTTCTCCTTGCACAACTCAATTATTTGTTTTTGCAGTTCCATATTTTGATTCAAAAGCGACATAACAAGTTCATTTGTGGGTGGTTGTATTTGGTTTGAATCCATAATTAAATTTGAACTAATTTGACAGTTCTTCTTATGCTTCCATAATCCAGACCGTTCTTTATACATCTTACCACAATTGCATTCAAAAAACTCCGGAACTTTTTCTGAACTTTTTGTTTCCAAATGTTGCATTTTTGTTGATTTCATGTGTTTAGATGTTAATACGTGCCGGTCATATTGACTTTTTCTACACGTAAAATAGTCACAACTTTTGCAAATAAATTTGGCTTGAACCAAATGAACTTTTTGCGTTGACATTTGTTGATATATTGGAAACAGAAAAAGTTCCTAAACTATTTCTGCCTAAAATACTTAAAAAATAGCGTAACAAATTTTGCGTTATTATTTTGGTAGTCAAGACCATAATGCTAACAAGGGAGAAATTTTGACCCCTTTTTCATAAAACCTCGGCGCTTTTGAAAATTGGACATTTTTTTTGTCCTTTTTTTGATTTTGGAAACACTTTTGACCCCTTTTTATTCAAAATTTCCGCCCTTACTGAGAATATAAAACCAAAATAATATTCTATAGAATTTGCATGATTTTGAATAACAAACCAAAAATACAAATACCAATCTGACATCATAAGCGTAAAGTGTTCCGTCGACGTGCGTAATTTTGCGCGTTTAGTCAATTTAAATTTATTTTTCTATACTAGAGTATATAATGGAAGGCGGTCTAATGATGTTGTTGCATTCTATAATAATTGGTGTTTTATTATACCTCTTTATGTTTTTTATACTTGGTCAAAAACAAATTGTTGCTGAAAACCGAAGCGTTTTACTGGCCGCATTTATATTGGTTTACATGATTTTATTTGGTCATGGATTGCCAAGGTCAATAAACAAAAATTTATTTTAACTGCATGTGTTTTTATTGTGTAATTGATTTAAATATATAATCAGATAATATATATGCTAATAAAATTTTTCTTATTTGCATGTTTGATTCAATCAAGCGTTCAGTATATGTCTGGGTTTTTTAACCACTGGCATTGCGTTGGCATAAAAGAGAAGATTGATTTTTCAAAGCCATATAAATTCAACATCGGAGAATTGCCTTTAGTTGCTTGGCGAAATAATGAAGGCGAAATAATTACGGGAATGAATATTTGCAAACACATGGGATCGCAATTGGATAATGGAATTATTACGCCAAGTGGATGTTTAAAATGCAGGTATCATGGATTAGAATTCACACGCAATGATCGTTTTGGCGAAACTGTTGAACACGAGGGTAAGGTTTTTTGGTCATATAAACCTGATCAAAAACTTCCTCACAAGGTTCCTTTCTTTCATAATAAAAACTATGAAACTTCTTTTTTGCAAATAGACATGGAGGCTTCTTTGCAGGATAGCGCATTTAATACTATGGATTTGCGACATCCTGAATATGTTCATAAAGGTGGTTTTGGGAGCACAATTCCTCCTAGCAACATTAAACAATACAAGTTCAAAGACCGCATTGGTCTAGCATTTGATTATCAGTCTAATGCTATGATGAAATCAATAAACGATAATAAACGAACTACGCACAACTTTCACATGTTTGTTTATCCAACGTTTACTTGGTCTCGCGTATCATTTAACGATAAACATTTGGTTATTGCTGTTAATCTTCTTCCTCTTGAAAATAAAAAAACTAGGTGGTTTGTGACTATTTGTCACAATTATTACAAGTCACCTATTCAAAAGAATGTCATGAAAGGACTAGCTACATTCATTTTGAGTCAGGATTATTTTCAAATGAAAAATCAATATCCTGAGAATAAATTGAAGGCAGCGGTTCTTTTTAATCACATCTTCAAGGATGAAGATGTAATATTGTGGTTAAGAGAAGAATTTCGCGGATATAAATTTCCTGATGTTAATACTTGCCTTGATTTATTTACTGAATACAATGCAAACAAGACGACTAAGCCATAGTTTCGCTAACATATTGTTCCAACTCAATAATGTCTATTTCTGGAAGTTCTACGTGGGATTCCCAGAAATACTTGCAAAATGCCCACGTAAACTCGCAATCCGTTGGATACAAATCTGCGCGTTCATTCTTAAGCTTTTTATACAGTTTATCCGGAAGAAACCCTAGACTTTGTCTTGGTAGAACATAGCACAACTGGACTAATGGCTTGACTGCCCTTGAATTATTCTCTTTAATAAATGTTGTGTCAAAGTATGGGATAAAACGAAGCAAGTCTTGTAACAAGGGAGGATAGTTGTGATTATAACACCATCGCCAATCAGGGCACCCAGATGTGTAATATTTCATAGTCCATTCCAATCCCTGCAAATAATTAACGCAAATCTCTTTGCATCTCTCTTCGTCAATGTCAACTTTGAATAGGCATTTATAATATCTATGCCTCCATCCGTCCTTGAACGGATTTATATATTTCTCTAGTTCTCGCTCATAATTTGGAATTGCGTCAAACTTTGCATATTTTTGCTCAGGACTCCCGGTTGGATATGAAAATTTTTCTCGCTTATCGCGCAACTTCATCTCATTCTTAAAATATTCGTCCTCTAATCTAGCAAGAAATTCAACAAACTTTCGCACATTTTTCCAGTAAATTATTTTTCCATCAGTGAGATTTTCATTCGTTCCACCCAAAGTCGCCTTGTAGGCGTTTAGCAGTTTATCAACTCCACCCGTGCGAATATTAATTGCCGGGAAATGAGGCATGAAATCATTGCCAAGAAGAAAGCACATGAAGATGTAGTCGTAAACGCGATTCTTTTGCTGTTCAGTTGTAAGTTCTACGTCATTATTCATGTTTAACGTTATTATGTGCGCCAACTCTGGAATATCTAATAAATAGGTCTCATTTGGCTCCAAAGAGTTGTCAATTGTCTTGATAAATTCAGGTGTTTCTCTGAACAAATAAATCTTTTCGCTGATTGGAAGGTGGTTAATTGACAACATAATAAGGTCTGCATCTAGGCCATAGATAACTGTGGATTTTGCTGCATGTTCGGCCGCATTTTGACGAATGTATTCAAAGATTTTGTGCTCACCTTCTCCAACTTCATCCGATGTAGAGACAATAATTTTAGAGATTCCATATTTTTGTGGGTTATTAAAATGCGCTGAAATAGTTGAACCGAGCTCTTGCATAAAAACGGTTCCAGGAGTAATCGCGGTAGTATTCCATGGATCGGAACCAGATGCCTTCTTAAAGATTGTCTTGGAAATTTCATTTTGATACCACGATTTGTATCTGCGATTGCGTTGTTGTTCCAACTTTGCAACGGGCGCGACACCATCAAATGCAACCATTAGGATATTGTCTGGGCAAATAAGCGAAATATACTCTTCAATCTTCTGAATTACGCGCGTTATAATAGCGCGACTAGCTGTTTCAGTCAACTCTTCAAAATTAATATTTCTAACAGAGTCATAAATAATGGAATTGCAATCCATGTATAAATTATTAATTGTCATTTGACCATTTAATAATTTTTTAATAATTTCCGGATGATTCTTTACGATGTATGAAAAGTAACTTGGGATTCCCATTATTGGTTATCTTACAATGCTATGTTTAATATGATTTAAATATAACTACTTCAATTTTTTCTATTTTATAAATAAATAGTTTTATGCATTTTTTGTAGTATTTTCTTATATTTGCATAAATTAGGCAATATGAGTAAAAAAATTCAGGCAATTTCAACAAGTGCAGTGTTGAAAAATGCCCAGGACATAACAAATCTTGTTGAAAAGAAATTAGCGTTCTTCCAGGACGTAATTCAAAAAACAATATTAAACGCTCAAAAAAACAAAATGCTTGATATTTTAGGAGTTAGTGATTTGTCAACGTGCATCAATACATTAAACGGAATAAGCGATAGAATGAAAACATTAAGCGAAAGCATGCAGAATTTGCCCACTGATACTATAGTAAGCAATTTGCAGGTGCTAAACAATGAATTATCTGGGCTTTTGAAAAGTTATGGAACAGATTCATTTGAAGATTTATTGTCAATTTGTTTCGGAAATAATAATGCAATTGTTGCGAATGAGGAGGAATCGTTAAAGTATGACTTATTAAAAAAATATTTTCATCCAACGCAATACAAGGTTGTTAATTTAAAGAAAACCGATAAGGAATCGGAAGGTAAGATTAAAACAACGTTTATGGACGAATTTATTACAGAAAAGACAAAAAATTTTGATTGTATGGACGTTGCTCCAACTTCAAAGCAGTTTCACGTGAAAATTTATGGGTTAAAAGTATACGTATATCATAGCGCATTTAATAAGCACTTGTTGATTTATGGGGTAGTTGATGATATTATAATACAATTTTTAAATAATAAATTTATAAATAACGCAATGTCCAGTGTAAAGAATAATTTACCACTAGATCAAGATTTTAATAGTGAAAGTTTTGAACGTTTTTTTGCCGCGTTAACATTAAAAGATTATCTTATAATGAACAACACTGATGTATATAATAAATTTATGGGGTGTCAGACACAGCACAAGTTATTAAAACAAAAGACATTATTGTTTATTGTGAAAGATTTTATTGGAAGCGACTTATATACAAAAAGAAATATGCTTATTTCTTTATTGATAACGTCAAATGAATATGATAACAAATATTTAGCGTATTTGTTGTATGATTTATTATCAAACGACGCTAATGGAACAGTGGATACATTTGAACAGACTATTTTATTTGACAGTTTTCCGTGGTCAATAAAACAATATTTTCGCGAGGCAATGAAGAAAACAATACAATATACCAATGATTTGTCAAATTTTGACATGAATAAGATTCCATTGGAACAACAAATTTGTTTGATGAAAACGAGAGACGATGTAAAGGAAAAGGCCATGGTTAAATTGAAGGAAATTAAAGCAAAATCAGAAGATTCTGGTTCAAAAGCGCGTCAATATTTAGATGGATTATTAAAAATACCATTTAATGTTTACACAAAGGAGCCGGTTATGTGTATCATGGATCAAAATAGGAGTCACATGGTTGAGATGCTTAAAAATCCTAAAATAACAGAGTTGATTCCAGATATTCAAAAAAAAGATAAGTATACTAGTATTGAAATTTTGTCTAATATTAAAAAAATTAAAGCAGAGGCATTTGGAAATAATATGTCTTCAATAATAAAAAAAATAAAGAAGCACGTAACCGCAATGGATAAACAGCAATTGGTCGCTCTTATAAATATTATTAACTCTATAATTGAAAAAGATAACCTAAACTTGGCAAAAATAAATCATCAGGGTAAAAATAAGAAAGAATTAACTCAAAGCATCGCATTATTTATTGATTTTAGTAGCGTAACAAATCCAGAGCTTTTGTTAGACAAACAGCTTAAATTTGACATTTCTATAGAATTCTTGAATGAAATTAAAGAAATTACTTCAAATTTTGGAAAGATTGGCGAATACATGAAGAATGTTAAGACTGTTTTAGATGAAGCCGTTCATGGACATGATAAAGCCAAGAAGCAAATAGAGAGAATTATTGGTCAATGGATAAACGGCGAACAAGATGGTTACTGTTTTGGGTTTGAAGGCCCACCGGGCGTTGGCAAATGCTTTGCAAAAAATACTCCAATTATGTTGTCTAATGGAGACGTTAAAATGGTTCAAGACATTACAATAAATGATAAATTAATGGGCGATGACAGTTTTCCAAGAAATGTTCTGGCTCTAGGAAATGGCAGAGAAAAAATGTATAGAATTGAACAGGTTAAGGGTCATGATTATATTGTAAATGAAAGTCACATTTTAAGTTTAAAGATGACAAAATCCGGAAAAAAAGGCGACAAACATCAAATTATAATGGGCAAACGATACTTTAAAAATGACATCATTGATATTTGCATAAAAGATTATTTAGGATTGCCAAAATATATAAAAGATTGTTTAAAAGGCTATAAAGTTGGAGTTGAATTTTCAGAGAAAGAACTAAGCATTGAACCATATATATTGGGGTATTGGTTGGGAGATGGGTCTTCTAGAAATTTTAGTATAACAACTATTGACCAAGAAATAATTGACCATTTTAAAGATTATGCAAATGGTTATAATTTAAAATGCACTAAAAACAAAATAACTTATTCTTTTACAAGTGGAATTATGGGTGGGAGAAGCGATAAAAACGTTTTATTAAATAAAATGAAAGAGCATAATCTAATTAATAATAAGCATATTCCTGAAATATACAAATGCAATTCTCGCGCAAATCGTCTAAAATTGTTAGCAGGATTAATAGATAGCGATGGTTATCATAACAAAGAAAACAACGCCTTAGAAATTGTGCAAAAAAATAAAAAATTAGCGGAAGACATTCTATGGTTAGTTCGCTCATTGGGATTTAGAGGAATGATGAAAGATAGCATAAAATCTTGCACTTACAAAGGAGAGAAGAAATCTGGATTATATTATAGAATAACAATAACAGGAAGGGGTCTTGAAGAAATTCCAACATTATTAGAAAGAAAAAAGGCGAGAGAACATAAACAGTTAAAAGACCCATTAAATACAGGAATAAAAATTATTCCTTTAGATGAAGATGATTACTACGGTTTTCAAATTGATGGAAATTCAAGATTTTTATTGGGAGATTTTACTGTAACGCACAATACCTCGCTAGCAAAACGCGGTATCTCTAATTGTTTGATAGATGATAAAGGCAACAGTAGACCTTTTTCTATGATTCAAATGGGCGGTGATAGTAATGGCAGCACTTTGCACGGGCACAATTATACATACGTTGGTTCAACATGGGGTGGCATTGTGCAGATTTTGATTGATAAGAAATGCATGAACCCTATTATTTTCATAGACGAGTTGGATAAGATTTCCAAGACGGAGCATGGTAAGGAAATTGTTGGCATTTTGACACATTTGTTAGATCCTACACAAAATGACGTTTTCCAGGACAAGTATTTTTCAGGTATAGATTTGGATTTATCTAAAGCTCTTTTTGTTCTCTCGTACAATGACGTTGATTCAATTGATAAAATCTTATTGGACCGCATTCATCGCGTTAAATTCTCAAATCTCTCTCTTGAAGACAAACTTATTATTGCAAAGACTCATATGCTTCCTGAAGTTTACAAGAAGATGGGTCTAGAGGACATTATAATAATGGATGACGATGTTCTCAAGTTCATTATAGACGAGTATACTTCTGAACCAGGTGTAAGAAAGATGAGAGAAATTATATTTGAAATAGTTGGTGAGATAAATATTGATATCTTGAAAAATTGCACTTGCGAATACCCTATAAATATTACGATTGAAGATATTAAAACAAAATATTTTAAGGATAAACGTGGAATTGTGCATAAACATATCCATTCTGTCAGCGTAATTGGTATGATTAATGGCTTGTGGGCTAATTCGGTTGGTGGTGGAGGAACCCTTCCAATTCAAGCAAAATTTTATCCAAGTGATACATTTTTATCATTGAAACTGACTGGCTTGCAAGGTGATGTTATGAAAGAATCTATGAATGTTGCTCTTACTGTAGCATGGAATTTGACTTCTTTTGAAAATAAAGAGAAAATACGCGAATTATACGAAGAAAAAAAATATGGAGTACATATTCACGTGCCAGACGGTGGACAAAAAAAAGATGGCCCTAGTGCAGGAGCGTGCGAAGTAAGCGTAATATATAGTTTGTTAAATAATCGTAAAATTAAATGTCATATTGCAATGACAGGAGAAATAGATATGTTTGGAAATGTAACAGAAATTGGTGGATTAGACCTTAAATTCTTAGGAGGCATAAAGGCAGGAGTCAAAGAATTTTTGTATCCAGTTGAAAATGAAAAGGATTACAAGTCTTTCATGGAAAAGTATAAAGATACTGAATTGATAAAGGATATAAAATTCCACCAAGTGAATAATATTCATGAAGTCTTTGAACTAGTTTTTGAAGATGAATAGAACAGTAAAATAATAAAATATTATATAGTTTATTATTATATGAGCAATATTACTTCAAATATACCACCAATGCAAACAAATGGTTTTCAGCAACCCCTTATAATGTTTCAACCAATGAACATAATTGTTTTGCTAACGTTTTACAGTCCATTAATAGTGGCTCTTGGCGTTTTTAGCATGTCATTTATTTTTCAGAACTTCAAAGGATTTATATATTTAGGCTTTTTGTTGGCCGTTTCAGTAGCAAGAGAGTTCTTGTTGATGATATCAGGTGCTTCTTCAAAGGCTTCGCAAAATAGAGTTTGTGATATGGCTACATACAGCAAATATGGAAATGCTGGGTTCAGTTTATTCGTGTTAGCATTTACAGTTTGCTATATTTGCATGCCCATGTTTTTAAATAAGGATGTCAACTGGTGGGTGTTTGGCGGATTACTAACTTATCTATTAATGGACATTGGAATCAGATATATGAAGCAATGCATTACGAGTGCGTCGGATATATTATTGAGCTTGATAACTGGTTCTGCTGCTGGCGTGTTGATTCCTGGACTTTTATATGTTGGCGGATCATCTAAATACTTGTTTTTCAATGAGATATCAAGTAGTAAGGAAATATGTTCCATGCCAAAGAAACAGCAATTCAAATGTAATGTATTCAAAAACGGGGAACTAGTTACAAGCACAACTTCTAAGTAAATAAACAAAAATAATTATTTACTAGGAGAATCATTGTTGGCATCAGTGTTAACATCTTCATCCATAATTATAATAGATTCTGTGGGTTGCATGGGATTTACAAAGAATTGAACGTTGTTTACAAACCATCGTCTAAAGTCTGTTAAAACAAGTTTTCTTTGAAATGTTTCCGCCAAAAGCTTCATATTTCCTTTAGTGTGAAATACACTAACAAAGTTGTTATATTCAACTGCTACGTTTTTATTGCCGTAGACACTTGTTAAATTTGCTGGGTTAAATGGAGGTTTGTTTTTACGACGATTAACAACATTGTGAAAAATAAACATTATATTTCTAAAATCCTCTTTATTTCTTACTCCAGCAGGATTTATTTTGGATAGGAATTGAACGGCGTGTTCCGAGCATTCGGGGCAAGGTAAAACCCTACATATTCTAAAAATAAAATTGAATAATGGTGGAAAGACTTGTTGAAACCTATTTGGAGTAATTTTTTCAGCGAGCGTATGAAAAAAAGACCATATTGGCGGACCCCATCTATTTGGTGACATTATTATAACTAAAGAAAGATAAAAAATATAAAGACTAAATGCACAATTAATGTAATGCCAAATTATAAAATAGAGGGTGATGTTAATTTTTATGAAGAATTATACAAGTCTCTAGATGAACCGGAAGACGAAACGGAAGTAAATGTTTGTTTAATTTCAAATAAGCCTCTGGAAGAAGATTGTATTACGCTTTCTTGCAATCACCGGTTTAATTATGATGCGATTTATAATGACATTTACAACCATAAGAAAAAGTATAATGCAATGGAAAGAAATGCCGTAAAAACAACGCAAATAAGATGTCCATATTGTAGAACAATTCAGAATAAATTATTGCCAGAAAAATGGGGTTATAAAAATGTGCATGGTGTTAATTTTTATGATGAGGAATCTGAAAACATGTCAAAACTTTTAATCCCTTCAAATTTTGCTCAAGGAAAATGTTGTTACAAGTATCCAGACGCACCAGAATCTCATCTTGGGTGTTATAATAAATATGTCAAACTGTTACAATCAGATAACAAGACTTATTGTTCAGCGCATTACCATCACGTTTTTAGTAAATTATATAAGGAAAAGAAACTAAAAGAAAAACAAGAAAAGGAGCAAAAGAAGGCAACCGCGTTACTGCAAAAGATAAAGGCACAAGAAGAAAAACAGAAGATGAAGAATGACAAGCAAAAGGCCAAGGAGGAAAAACAAAAGGAAAAAGACGAAGAAAAGTTGAAGAAGGCAGCCGAGAAGATGCACAAGAAAACTCAAAAGACACATAACGAGAATGTCATTATTTCATTGGCTTCGTCCTCGTCTCCACAATCTGGTTGCATTCAAATTCTTAAAACAGGAAATAATAAGGGAACTCAGTGTGGATGCAAGATTAGTCAAGACGGATTGTGTGGACGTCATTATAAGTTATTGCACCCAGTTTCACCGGATGAGCAAATATAGATGAACAAAAATTTATATATTTTGAATAATAATATAAAATTAATTTACTGTTAATTTTATATGGAGACTAAGGATGAGCTAATTACAAATATAAAAGAATGGATCAAAATGGACTCTGAAATAACTAAGCTACAACAAGAGATTAAAGAGAGAAAAAATAAAAAGAAGCAATTATCTGAAGCATTGATGACGGTTATGAAAAAGAACGAAATTGATTGTTTTGACATTAATGGTGGAAGTTTGGTATATAAACAGAATAAGATAAAGAAACCTATTAACGCCAAATCTCTGATCGCTACGTTGCAGACATATTTTGCATCAACTCCAACAAAGGCTGAGGAAGTCACTAAATTTATTCTAGACAATAGAGAAGAACAAATTAAGGAAACAATAAAGAGAAAGGTTGATAAATAAAAATAACCTCAGTTTATTCACTTTTTCTTAGGAAGAAATGTTGCAAAAGTTCTACACTATCTTCACGTCAGAAGCAATAAGTAAAACAATCATAATACAGTTTGAGAAAATTATCGTATATAAAATACAATGATTATAATATATAATGATTATAAAATATATTTAAAATGATATTCACAATAAATAATATAAATGAGTGACAACGAAAGTGATTGTGATTATAGTGAAAAAATAAATGAAATGTATGAACAAGAACGAGACGCGTTGAAATCGTATTTGGATATCATGGAATCTGCTGAACAATATACCCCCATTGAAGAAGTAGAAGAAAATCAACAAACTCAAATGTATGCACATTATCCTGGAGTTGACTCTTTGATAGATGACTTAGAATTTGAAACAAATAAGTATGAAAATGGAAATATTAACCTTTGCGTGTATTATATAAATCAAACAGGAAAAGCTCCCTTTTTGCAATATATTTTGAGAAAATATGATAAAACTCATGAAACAAAAAAAGATTTGACAACATTTCCAGGCTTTTATTATGAAAAAGGCTTGCCAATAGTAGGATATAACAATTATATATTGAATATAATTCGCGCATCATATAGAATAAAAACTGGAAATTATGAATATAAGGGATTTATAAATAATGGAAACCAATTTTATGTGTTTTATGATTTTAGCGATTGCATAATACGATGTCATGACTTGAATAGAGCAAATGATTTGTGGTTAGTGACAATGGATGAGATAATTAATCATAAAAGAGTTTGCAATTTCCCCATAGACGCAAAAGTAAGTAATTTTTTTTCTGATTTAAATAATTTGCATTTCACTTATTTGAAAGACGAGGATGATAATATTTATGAATGCCCAATTGTTGCATACACTGGAATGGATGCAACGAAAGTAGATTTTGTGTCTTGTTTTGGAGAACATCAATCTGTTCAAGGAGAACTTCCAGATCCGTATTACTATTTTACTGATTATCAGAAAGCATTTAAAGTTGGTGGATTTACAAAAAATGTAAACAATAAAACTGTTTTAAAAAATGCGCATAGTTTAAGAGAATGTCAGGGGGGCTTACTGCGGTTTGCTTTGTTTACCGGTTATGTAAAAATGCTATCAGAAAAGAAAAAGGACAAGGACAATGAATACGAACATTTGTATAACAGCGTTTATTTAAGTGATGATGACGGTCATCCAAAATGGGCTCTTAAGAAATATGAACAACAGTGTCAGTTGACGTGCCATTTTATAAATAAATCGGAATTAGAAGAAGAAGAATGGAATAGTGAAGGTAATTATTATATAATATAAATTTAATTGGTGCATATAAGTATTTAATTTTCTCAAATAATTATATGTCGGCTGGAAAAATAATAAGTATAATAGGATTTTCAATAATATTTCTTTACGCGATTATTCAAATACTTACATTCTATGGAATAGGATCAGATGCATATGGAACATACATAGGGTTTTATTTATTTTTATTACTGTCAATGGTTATATTACCAAATTCATATCAAACGTTGCATTAAAGTGAATTAGCTTCATCTCCATTTGAAACAACTATTGAAATTTGCTCGTCTGTTTTTTGTTCACTAATAATACTCTGTAATACTGACAACTCTATTTTATCCTTCAAGTTGTCAATAATTTCAGAATCCATTGGTTCGCGGTTATTTAAATTAAAGAATGTTCTTTTGAATTCTTTGACGAGAGTTTTGTTAGCTTTATTGATTTGTTTTTGTCTAGTTTCTTTTAATGTTTTATTTTTTGCAATTTCTATAACATTTTTTTCTCTATTTTCTTCATTGGACCACGGGTTTCTGTAATTTTCTGTAGATACAAGGACATCACAAATTTCCGGCTTAACAATTTTATCAAACGCATCATTGTGTTTAAATGATGTTTTAAATGCGGCAACAATTTTTTCAGGTATATTGGGACTCGTTTCCATTAAACGATCAAATTCTTCTTTTGACATTTTTAACATTTGGCCTGGAGGCATTCTCTCAGAAGGGTGTTTTGCAAGTTCAATTTTGACGTTTCTATAGAATTTGTCCCACGCAATACCACTTACGCGATGCGCTTCGTTCAATTGCGTAATCTTTAAGAATTGTTGAATAGTAGAAATAATTCCTCCTAAAATGTTGAATCCTCCAACAACCATTGCAAAATAGTTTTGATAGTCTTCGGGGACGCGATTTTGAGCAAAGTTTGCGGTTCCGGTAAGAGTTGATATAACAATAACCGGTATAGTATACCAAGCATTTAGGTTTGAAAATAGGGAATTTGATTTTGAGTGAAGCCACCTATAACACATGGCTTTATCAGCCCATTCAATAAGAATTTGTTCGTGTTCGGTAGTCCATTCAACGTCTTTGCCGTTAATTGAGTTTATATTTATTTGTTCGTCAATATATACATCTTCTTCATTCTCCATAAAATATTATGATAAATTAATTTTATCATAATATTTTATGGATATGGATAAACGTATAAACAACCTTAAAACTGATTTTACAAAAGTAATAGACTTGAAAAATGAAAATGTTAAGATGTTTGAAACTTTGGAGGGAAAAATAGATCAGCTTAAGATTATCTATTCTGAATTTATTAAGTCAAATAAACAAAATTTGTTTATTTTTGGATTAGACTCATTCCACTTTCAAGGAAAATTAATAGACATAGAATACGACGATATGATGCGCATGTATTCTGCTATAACAAATCGCATGTATTGCGAATATTTTAAGCTTTACAAAATTATAGTGGATTATGTAACTGAAAATATAACAGATGATAGAAAAATTGTAGATTTAATTAATGTTAATAAAAGCAGTTACCCAGTTTACAAAGATTTAGAACCATTTAAACAATATGACTTTGAAATAATTCAAAGCGTACACGAAACAATAATTACATTATTAACAGCAATACACAATTACTTCTTAAATAAAGAACACGATTTGAAGCAACATCAAATTAAGAATGCAACTGGATTAAATATAGACAACTTTATACACACTTTTAATTACAACAACGTCGTTTTAAGAGAGAAATTAACATTGTTTGTTACATACATAGAGTTTTTTCATAAGTTGCACACAAAGTATTTTACTAGATTCACGACAAAAATGCAGTTATTTACAAGTCAAATATTGCATGATATTAAATTTGAAGATTCAAGTGAGATGCACAAAATGAAAAGACAAACCATGATAGAAATGCTGGCGAATGAAAATGTAAACACTGAAATATTGCACGATTTAAAAAGGAGTGTGAGCGAGTCGTCGTCTACGCCTAAATCTATGTCATTTTCTTCATCCTCTTCAGAAGATGTTCCATTATTAAGTGACCCACACAAGAAAGAAAATACACAAGAGGGGATATTTTTGAATATTGATGAGTCACCTAATGTGCTTGAACATGTTGAACCTGAAAAAGAACCTCCAACGGTAATAGTTGCAGCTAAACAAGATGGAGACGATATGTCTATATTAACGACTGAAACAGAAACAAAGTCAGAAACTCCAGCAACTGAAGCAAAACCAAAAAGAAAATACACACCAAGAAAAAAGAAAAATGAGCTTTAGTATAGGATCTTTAAATTGTTTTCATATATATTTAAAAAATTGAACTAAAGTTAAAACAATATTATAATGTAACCAATCAAGATGGAGCGCAGAATTAATAAGCGACTAGACGGATATATTACCACATTTAAGGACAGCATTCGTGACAAGGCCACCGCTTTGGGGATCACACAGAATGAACAAATGAGCTTTCTTCTACAACACGTATATGATTATGATAGATTTGCATTGTCCAAAGAAGATTTTATGAAGAGAAAACGCGTAAAAAATGTTGTTCCATTTTGCGATCGTTGTTGTGCAAAGCGTGCAAATGGTGAACAATGCACTAGGAGAAAGAAGGAAGAGGACGAATATTGCGGAACTCATATGAAGGGAACGCCACACGGCATTGTTGATTTGCAAGAGGGAAATAAACAGGCTACCCAAAAGATAGAGGTTTGGGCGCAGGATATTCAAGGAATTATTTATTACATTGATAAGAACATGAACGTTTATCAGGCTGAGGACATTGTTGGTAACAAATCAAATCCTAAGATTATTGCAAAGTACGTTAAGACTGGGGAGTCTTATACTATTCCTGAGTTTGGAATTTAGAAAATTAAAACAGATAATTAATTTGTTAAAAAATAATATATTTTAACAAATTATATGGCAACAAATAATTCTAAACGGGTAGAATATGCGAATAAGTTTTCCCAAAAAATGTTTGACATTGTAAAAAATGTTGGAAAAAATGATATGGATGCGCCTAGTAAGGTTGGAGAAATTATTAAAACATTGAATGATGATGGGATTGATGGAAGCGACGCAGATTTTGATATAAAAGAATTTGAGTCATATAATAAATTGTTGGCGGTTTTACACGCGTCTTTAGCTGGAGGTTTTGCTTATTATTTCAATAATATAAACAATAAATATGGAGTAGACAGCAAAAAAAGTATAGATACGACATATAGAGAACACACCAATAATTTTGACATTGATTTGACCACAAAAGGAGTTACAACATCTTGGGTAAGTACCGAAGCCTCATATACTCCAAATGTTAAAACAGTTGAACAATTAGTTGTTCTTTTTTTTGCTATAACTTCAGGGTTTCATGCGTATTATGCGTCAAACGTGAACGGAAACTATGAAAAAATGATAAAAAATGGAAACAATTGGGTGAGATGGGTTGAATACTCCATAACGTCAACACTAATGCTTTATATAATTGCTATTTTAAGCGGAGTAAAAGATGAAGGAGTGTATAGTTCAATATTTTCTATAAATATTGCAATGATTTACGCTGGACAACTTGTTGAAGAGCATGCCGATGACGAAATTGAGTTTATGGGAAAGATTGTGCCAAAATGGACAATACCAATGACGCTTGGATTTGTATTATTGCTCACAGAATTTAGAGTAATTATTAATGATTTCAATAAAAATCTATCTAATGTAAATGATGCTATGTTAAAGTTTGAAAAATATAAAGATTCTGAAAATGCGGAAGAAAAAGAAAAATACAAGATTTATTTACAATTTGAAGATAAATTGAGGTTACCGTCCTGGTTAAATTATACTGTATATGGTTTGTTTGCTTTTTTTTCTTCGTTTGGATTTATTTCCTTATATGGAGTTGCTACAAAACAACCCTATGAAAAAACTGAAAAAACCTATTTGTTGTTCTCGTTATTGTCAAAAGCATTTTTAGGTGGTATTGTTGCTTATGGTTTGGGCGAACGCAACAGAGCTGAACCAGAAAAATCAGCTCAACCAAAAACTTCTATTTTAAATATAAACAGTTTATCAAGCGTAAAAAATAAAATGTCAAAAATGTTGCAGTCTTTGAAAAATTATCAAAATAATTAGTTAAACCTTTTATCTTTATAATAAATTCTAAAAATAAAAATATAAACATTTTTATATTTTTATTACATTAATGGATGAGTCCCAAACAACTACTGGAATAGAAGGAATAGATGAAATTAGCAAAAAAATACTGATTTCAACTGGAATACTAGTCAATAGTAAGGATTATCCAGATGAAATACTTATTTTGCGAGATATGCTGATAAATAATGAGATTTACGTTTCTCTCAAAAATGATATTATAGAGTTAAAAAAGACTCTGAGTTCTTCTTCATTAACAAGTTTACAAAAAGGCGCAGACAAAAATCAAAAATGGCCTCTTTTAAATTTAGTTAGGCAAATTCTTAATGTTTATGGTTATAAAATGATTCCTATTAGAAAATGCGACGGCTACACTTTAGATGGAATTAAAAAATTTAAAAGATATTTTCAAGTTGTTAAAAAAAATGAAGCCAGTCAAAGTAAAAACATTAATAATTTAATTAATATAAAAATAATAGTTTAGTAAAGTAAATGGTTAGACTCCTTAGAACTTTAACAACGTGCGCAATGCTGCAAAGCGCAAGTATGTTTAGACACTTGTCTAGATATTCAAGCTCACGTTCAAAGAAGTTTTGTTATAACATGAAAAAGGATTCTGGAGATTTGAAGGCGTTGTCCGTTTTTTATAAGCCCAAGTCTTCAAATCAAGAACATTATGTTAAATGTTTGACTGATCCGAGTATTAAAATATTATTTGCAGTTGGGCCTGCCGGAACAGGAAAGACCATGTTAGCATGCAATCAAGCTATTAAAGACCTTAAAAGTGGAATAGTTGATAAAATTGTTTTAACGCGTCCAGTTGTTCCAGTGGAAGAAGAAGAAATAGGATTTCTTCCTGGAAATATTAATAAGAAAATGGACCCATGGACAAGGCCAATTTTTGATATATTTAATGAATTTTATCAGAAAAGAGACATTGACGCAATGTTGTACAATAACATTATTGAAATATCTCCTCTTGCATTTATGAGAGGGAGAACTTTTAAAAATGCCTTTATTATTGCAGATGAAATGCAGAACAGTTCTCCAAATCAAATGTTAATGCTTACAACTAGAATTGGCGAAGGCAGTAAGATGATAATTACTGGAGATTTGAAACAATCTGATAGAGGAATGGATAGCGGCTTGTCGGATTTTATAAAAAAGTATAAAATTTACAACAATTTTTTAATAAAAAATAACTCGGAAACAAATTTTGGTATTAAGATTGTTGAATTAAATAACAATGACATTGAGCGAAGCAAGGTGATTATAAGGTTATTGGACATATACGATTTTAAAGAACCTTCGTTTTCAAAAAATGAAGTAATTCCAGAATTCATCAAAAATTCAGAAACAAACTTTCCAAAAAATTGTGTTGAAAACGAAATAAAAAACGAAATAAAAAACGAAATAAAAAACGAAGTAAAAAAAGAGAATGATAAAAATATAACAAAGTCAAAAAACGTTACTGAAATTATTGTTACTGACAACGACGCCGCATTAATTCCTCTTTATCACTCATCAACCAATTATAAATCTTTAAATAAGTGGGACAATAAATGGGATTATTGAGTTTATTTTTGACTTTATATATTAAGAAAATAACAACTTATCTACAGTAGTTCTAACGCAAAAAAGTCTATGTAAAATGATTCCTAAAATAAATAAACAAACTGCTGTATATATAAAAGACCAATTAAAAAAATATGATAAAATAATAGCACCAATCAACGTCATGACAACGTCCGCAACTGCTACGCCAAATAATCTATATGAATGAACACCTTTTCCAGGTTTGCCAAGAGCATTCTTATATTTACATAAATCAACCATTTATATAATAATGTAAAATTATTTTATTCGTTATATAAAATATGGATGAATCAACAAAAATTTTTTTATCTGAAATTAAAGATAATGTTTTAATTACTGAAAATATAAATAAAATTAATAAAATATATGATAATTTTAAAACTTATGATGGTAACAATTTAACGATTGATGTTGTGAGGGAAATATTTAATAAAATAAATCAAGAGTTTTACAATGGGAAGTTTTATAGTTATTTAGAAGCGGCTCCAAAAAGAAGCAGTAAATTAAATTTTCGTGATAATAAAAAACCATGCAAAGATGCGACAGCAATATTTGAAGTGACAGAATATTATTTTTGGCACAAGCAATATTATAAGGGTCATAGTTTTGGTTTTAATGTTGCATTAACATGTTTAAATTCAATTTTAGAAGAAAAAATTTATTATTCTGGTGGATATATTACTAAAAGTAAGGTGATATTTATTATTTTAATGTTGTTGCATGAATCCATACATATAATAGAATTTAAAGATAGTTATTTAACTAAGGCGTGGGCTTCACATAGGGTTTTATTTTATAAATTAGGTTTTAAACATTTTAATATAATATCTAGATTATCTGAATTTATTGAAGATGACTCTTTGTTAAATTTTGAAGACGACGAACGCTTTGAAAATATAGAAAAATTATTTTTAAATAATAGTAACGCGTTTAACGCGTCAGATGGTGTGCCACTATTGAACGATCATTCACACTATATAGATGATGCAGGAAATGAGAAACCTTTGGGTTATGTTGTTCACAAAAAGTTTAAGGATGATGCGTCTGGAAAGCTTCTATTTGTTGAAGATTTTGCTCCATCGCAAATAAAAACCGAAGAGACTCAGATTCAACGTCAGAGTCAGTCCGAACCATTGTCAAACGACTCCGGTGTTGGAGAGCTTTTGGGAGAAACATTAACGTTTAAAAATGTTAAAGTTGGTGGAAGAATGCGTGTGTTAACACAAAAAACAAAACGTAGAAAAAAATCAAAAAAAATAATAAAGAGAAGAAAAACAATTAAAAGAAATAATAAAAAATAGCTGCATTGTTATAGGCTAAATTTTGTAAACTCTGCCGAAGGCAGAACGGTTTTGCTATACTTTTAAAAAGTATAACAAAAAAAAAGATGTATGTGTAAAAAAAAATTGAAAAGTTTTTTGGTTGAAAAAGAATTTACCAAAGAATAGTAAAAATGATGACGTCAAGTTTGAATGAAGGTTTGTTGCGTATGATGGAGGATGTGCGGTTTCAAGCGGTGAAAGAGTGCGCAAGAAAGTATGGATTCAATGAAGAGGAAGCAATAAAAAGTCTAGGGATGCTAAGTCTTTCGGATGGGGCGAAGAAGAAAGAACCCAAAATCAAAACCAAAACGGATAAACATGCGAAACCATTGGTACCATTCCCATTCAAGGGATCACTTGAAGAAGGTTGCTGCAGTGGTCTGAAACAAAACCACGGGCTACTGACCCAATGCCAAACAAGGTGCGATTCAGAATATTGCAAAGGTTGCCAGAAACAATGCGATAAAAACGCATCCGGCAAACCAGACTGTGGATCAGTAAAAGACCGCATGGCAGCCTACACGACTGGCTCAGAGTTTCGTGACCCCAAGGGACGGGCTCCCATTGCGTATGCCAAGGTTTTGCAAAAGTTAAAGTTGACGAGAGAACAAGTTGAAGGCGAAGCAGCCAAGTTCAATATTGTGCTAGAAGACTCAGACTTTGCGGCACCAGAAAGCAAACGTGGACGTCCCAAGAAGGCAGTTTCTGACACGGATAGCGAGACCTCTGGTGAACCCAAGAAGCGCGGCAGACCTAAGAAGACTGAGAAGCCCGTTGAGGTATCATCCACTGAGGATCTGTTTGCAAGTTTGATTTCGGAAGTAAAAGCCGCATCTCCAAGACCTGAACCGAAGGAAGACCCCAAGTTGAACAAGAAGGAACAAAAGGAGGCCGAGAAGAAGGCAGCCAAGGACAAGAAGGAACAAGAAAAGAAGGCGGCCAAGGAGGAGAAGGCTCAATCCAAGAAGGATTCCAAGAAGGAGGCGCCTGCGACCATTGCAGCTCCAGTTGCAGAGGACAAAAGCGAAGCAGAGGACGAAAACGAAGCAGAAGAGGAGGTTGTGTTGAGCGTGAAGAAGTTTGTGTTCCAAGGCAAGACTTATCTGAGAACCTCAGACAATGTTCTCTACGATGCAGAAACTCAGGACGAGGTGGGCGTTTTCAACGAGGCGCAGCAGAAGATTGAGGAGTGCGAGTTGGAGTCGGAGTCAGAGGATGAGGACGAAGAGTAGTTCCACCTTTCAAAAAGGTGGAGCCAAATAAATAAAAAAGAAAATAAAAATTAGATAGTTTGTGTTTGCATTTGAATTGTAACCTGTAATTAATAAACCCTTTTTTATTGCGTATTTTTTGTCACTCATTTCTGAGATTGTCACTCATTTCTGGTTTCCCATATATGGATGATTAATTTGGCTATACCTTTCCCAAAGGTAGATTTGTCACTCATTTCTGATTTTCCCATATATATGGGTTTTATAGTTCCGTTGGATATTGTTGAAATAGTTCCGTTGAGTCCAACCTTTTGCTGAAGGCAACGTTGTTATGGTTTTATATAGTAGAGTGTATAGGTTAATTTGGCTGTAAGGTTGAAAAAAATTTGGGGTGAATAAAAAAAGTGAGGTCCGAAAAAAAAATTGAAATGCTTTTGGGGAATAAATTGTATGGTATCAAACATCCCCAACCAAGTATTTAATACAATGAGCGCCATGACTATTACTGTGAATAAACGTGTGAGTGTCGGCATGAAGGAGCTGGCCAAGGAGGTCAGCAAGCAGACCATCGCAACCTGTGCTGAGAAGTATGGGTTTGCGGCTGCTGAGATGCTGGATTTTATTGAGAGAGAATTTGAACTGAAGGGCGCCTCAAAGGCCAAGAAGTTGGCGAGCGATTCCGACGGCGAGGGCGCTCCCAAGAAGAAGGGTGGTCGTCCCAAGATGACCGAGGAGGAGAAGGCCGAGGCGGCCGAGAAGCGCAAGGAAGCCAAGAAGCAAGCCAAGATCGCGGAACGCGAGCAAAAGAAGGCCGAGAAGCTAGCTGCTGTGGAGCTCGCCAAGGAGGAGAAGAAGCAGGAGCGTGAGGCCGCCAAGGCCAAGAAGACCGAGGAAAAGGCCGCCGAGAAGCTTGCTCTGAAGGAGAAGAAGGCCGCTGAGAAGCTGGCTGCAAAGGAGGCCAAGAAAGCTTCTGGTTCCGAGTCTGCTGACGAGATGTCTTCTCTCTCTGGCGCCGAGTCGGATGACAATGAGAGTGTCAAGTCCACGGCCAAGGAGAAGGAGGTTGTGATTGTTGCAACCCCTGAGACGATTATTGAGAAGAAGACGACAAAGTCCAAGGCCAAGAAGGAGACCAAGGTTGTGGAGCCTGTTGCGGAGGTCAAGGAGGAGCCTGTTGCGGAGGTCAAGGAGGAGCCTGTTGCGGAGGAGCCTGTTGCGGAGGTCAAGGTTGAAGTGAAGCCAAAGGCCAAGAAGACCAAGAAGGTCAAGGTGGAGGAGTAAACAAAAAAACAAAAAATAAAAATTAGAGTAGCGTAGCGTAGTTAAAAACTGTAAACCTAAAAAACCCTTTTTTATTCAATGTTTTTCCCCAGGTAAATTTGTTACTCATTTCTCGTTTTGTCACTCATTTCTGGTTTTCCCATATAATACGTTAAATGGGGGATGCAAAATCCCGGCACAAAAGGCGCACCAATAAGGCGCTCTATGTAGGGATGAAATGTTTAATGTCAATGAGGCAACAAAGGTAGGGTGCCAGGGTGCGAAAATATATATTATCCAAAAGTGAACTTAAAGAAATCGGCGAAAAACAAGGACCCAAAAGTGATTCCAAAAATCAAAAATGGACAAAAAAAATGTCCAATTTTCAAAACCCAAATGATTTTATGAAAAAGGTCTTTAAATTTCCGCCTTCAGATCATAATGGTCTAAATTACAAAAATAATCATTAAAGATTTGTTACGATAAATTTTAACATTTTTTGCGAAATAATTTAGAGCTAATTTTCTGTTTCCAATATATGGAAACATTTGGAAACAAAAGTTTAGCAAAAACTAGCTACAAGTTTTATTGTGAAACATGTGACTATGGAACGTGTAAAAAATGTAATTTTGATGTTCATTGTTGTAGCATAAAACACAAAAACAACGTTTCGGAAACAAATGGAAACGTTTTGCTAGCCAAAACTTGCAATACAAAAAATGTCTGTAATATTTGTGAAAAAAATTTCACAAATCGTTCCGGATTATGGAAACATAAAAAGAAGTGCAAAAATGAAGAATCAAATGATATTTCAGATATATTCTCAGATAAAAATATTATTTTGGAAATACTAAAAAGTAACAAGGAATTTAAAGATATTATTATTGAACAGGGCAAAAACATGTTAGAAATGGCAAATAAGATTGGGTCAAATAATTGCAATAATACCAATACCAATACGAATAGCAATAATAACACTCATTTTAATCTACAATTTTTCTTGAATGAGACATGTAAGGATGCGCTCAACTTGACAGATTTTGTAGAACAATTCAAACTGCAACTAAGCGATTTGGATATGGTTGGCAGAGTTGGCTATACAGAAGGTATGAGTAAATTATTCATTAAAAATCTTAATGAATTGGATGTTCATAAACGTCCAATACATTGTAGTGATTTGAAGAGAGAAACTTTGTATGTGAAGGATAAGGATACTTGGGAAAAGGAAAATTCTGAAAATGTTAAATTGAAACAAGCTATAAAAAAGGTTGAACATAAAAATATAAAACAAATACCTCAATGGAAAGAAGAAAATCCAACAGCAGATGACACAGAGACCAAAAAGCACATGGAATATCAGAATATATTATTAGAAGTTATGGGTGGTTCCACAATGGAAGATGATAATAAAAAACATGAGAAAATAATAAAGAATATTGCAAAGGAAGTTGCGATAGAAAAGACTAAAACATGAATAACTTTTTCTCTCTTGGTATAATTCACCAAAAGACAAAAAGTATGGTGAACTTCATAGCAACCTTCACAAAGAGTCCTCTTTACAGGATTATAAAAAAGGTTTTTAATTAATTACATTTTTAAAAGAATAACAAAGACTATTGAAGAATTTCATTACTTATTTCTCTCTTGGTCTCCTGAACAAGATGGATATATTTGTCCAAAGAAGGACTAGGAACCTTTTCAGATTCAGGTTCGCAGACTTGAAACGTGGTCATGTGGAACCGGAAGACGTGAACCGTTTTCTGTTGACCAATGCGATGACACCTAGCAATCGCCTGCTCCTCAACTGCAGGGTTCCAATTAGGGCTGACGAAATAGACCTCACAATAATCGGCTTGCAAGTTAAGCCCTTCACAACCGGTCTGGATCTGCAAGACAAGGAACTCGTGACAAGCCTGCAACGTTTTACTGCGAGTCCGTGTTCGGCCATCAAATGACGCAACATTTTGGACACCCTTCTCTCGTAGTCTGGAAACAATAGTGTCAATCTCTTCGCGAAAATGACAAAAGACCAATTTCCCATTCCCATTTCCTTGTCTAGAGAGAAGGGTGTGAATGACTGCATCCAATTTGCTTGAGCATTTCAGTGCAGTGGAATGGTTATGCTCACGAGGAACCAAGCGACTATCAACAAGGTCGGCCATTTTATCCTTGAGCATGGAAGGCAGAATGCATGCTTGTCTGGCTTGAATATAGAGGCGAAGCCTGTCCATAGCAGAGGCATAAAGGATTGCGTTGTGGATATCTTCAGAGAGAAGTCTCTCAGATTCAGTCTTCCAAGCGACGTTGTTGCAACCGAGAAGAAGGTCGGGCAATTGAATACCGACTTGCGCTTTGGTTCTGCGCAACATGTGATTTTCAAGGAGTTCCTTCATGTTTTCCGCACAATAACTGGCGGGCAAACCAACGACAGAGCATAAATTGAGGAAATCTTTGCGCTTGTTTTGGATGGGAGTGCCTGAGATGAGCCATTTGATAGGCGAGGCCAAAATCTTTGCTCCCATATACCGGCTATTTTTATTGCGCAAGTGGTGTGCTTCGTCAAAGATGACCCTGTTCCACTTGACTTGGTGCAACAAACTCTTGGTATCCAAGTCTTTTGTACTTATAGCAATGGTGGCATAGCTGGTAATGACAATGGGTGCCTTTTCCAAGTGTTCCAGAGTGATGATTTTTTTTGCAGGGCCATAAAACACAAGCGGTTTATGACCGGTGGTGCGGAAGATTTCGTGCACCCACTGTTGGATGAGCATGTTGGGTAGGACAATGAGCGTCCTAAATTTGAAATTTGAGATGAGTATACCAATTGTGGTGATGGTTTTACCGAGACCCATTTCGTCTGCAATGAAACCGCCGCGACATTTGAGGTCATTGCGCGTTTCATTGTGAAGGGCCCATTTGACACCATCAAATTGGTGCTGTTTATATTGAATACCGGATTTCTGTATAAACCATCGGAATTTATCCATGTTGAACTTGAAGTTGAAGTTGAAGTTGAACTTGAAGTTGAAGTTGCTCTGAGAGATAATGATAAGTTATTCAAAAAAAAATACGTCAATTTTTTTTTGGGTGATAGGTTTTTTGGCTGATGAAAAAAAAATTGAAATACTTTTGCATAAATTACCTTTCATTATCCAACATCGGAAAGCAAACATCAAGTTTCAAATCAGTTCAGTTATTAAAATGTCGCGCCGCAATACCAACGTTGTCCGCAAGCCTTGCTGCAAGGTGTGCAAGGATTCTGGCAAGTCCGAGTCTGAGTATAGCAGCCATTGGCCCAAGGACTCCGACGGCAAGACTGTGTGCCCCACGCTTCTTGCTCAGGACTGCCGCTACTGTGGTGATGCTGGTCACACGGTCAAGTATTGCAAGGTCCTTGAACGGGACAACGCGATGAGGGCTAAGCGCGAGAGGCAAGTTGAGCGCGTCCAGAAGCACGTGGAGTCCAAGAAGCCCGCCGCGCCGGTCGCACCTGCTGTCACTGGCCGGTTTGCTCTCCTCATGGACGATGACTCGGATGAGTCGCCTAGGCGCACTGAAAAAAAGGCACCAGCGAAGGAGGAGTTCCCTGCTCTTGGCGGATCCTGGGCCAGACGTCCTACTGCAGCAGCGCTGGTGGCCAACGTTTCCTTCGTGGAGATGGCTGTCAAGTCCAAGGAGGTTGCACTGTCCGAGAAGAAGACTCGCAATGAGGAGGAGCGTCTTGGAAGGGCCATCGCTACAGGCATGGTGATCATTGAGCGTGGCAGCCAAGGGGTCGTGATGACGGCTCCTCCCAAGACTGCCGCACAGATTGCCAGGGAGAAGTTCAATTCGGACTGCTTCAATGGTCGCAATGGTCTGGGTTGGGCGGACGTTGAAGACAGCGACGACGAGGACGACGGTGTGCAGTATCAGGAGGATGCATGGTAAGTAAAAGTAGAGAAAAAAATAAAAACCATAAAAAAACAAAAACTTTGGACCCCAACTCCAAAGTTTTTTCATGAGTTTACCACATAGCAAAAAAAATTGAAATACTTTTCGTCCAGTTTACTTATAGGACCAAAACCTGAGAAACTTGAAGCCTAAAAGGATGTCAACGCTACCTACCACCCTATGGGGTGCTGTTAACCGTGCCAAGCTGGAGCTCAGAAAGTTCCACTTGGAGGAAAACCCAAAGAAAAAAGAGCAACAGAAGCTGAAGGCGATTGCGGCCACGGAGAACGCAGACAAGGTCGTGGGGCCAGGGCCATTCAAGTACATGTCCACAAGACAAAACTGGCGCAACGAAGTCCTCTACCTGAACTACTACGAGGACGACCCACGCGTTGGGCGTTACTGGGAGGACGACAAGGTGCAGTGGAGTCTAGACGTCATTCCCGAGTGGGCAACAAACCGTGACCTCAAAGTCCAGGAGCCCAAGTATGGAGACAAGTTTGTTCTCCGTGGCAAGGAGTTTGTCTACGCAGTAAGGCCGGAGCATCAAGACCGTTAAAAAATAAAAATAGTTTGTATTTTCAACTTTTAAATGTAACCTACTAAATAACCCTTTTTTAACATGTTTGGCTCTACCTTTCCCAAAGAAAAATTTGTTACTCATTTCTCGTTTTGTCACTCATTTCTGGCTTTTTACGGAATAGGTCCAATTGGACGCTATATGGAGAATAGAAATGGGGATAGATGAGGGGATTAACAATTGATTGCCTGTTAAACGCTAAATTGGCGGGGTTGCAGGGTCTTACGACAGTGCAGCAACAGTTATCCGCTCTGAACGTACTCCCCATTCTCATAATAATTATAAGTCGGAATATACCCAACATTCGCGTCATTCTTCTTACCAAAAATTTCCACTCTGCATTTCGGCCACGTTTTTGAAGCTGCTATAGCATCTTCTTTTGATAAATAAACAACCATATCTTCCCACTCCAATCCTTTCAACAATACATATACAAAGTTTTCAGTCATTTTTATATATTTCAGCCCATTCTTTTTAAATTGAAATACTTTTTCTCTCTTCAAATCATTTCCCAAGAACAAAAATACAACCAAATCTTCTGTAAACCTCATTGAAACTTGTGCAACAACCAGTCTGTAAAAATGAAATAAGATTTTTATAAATTATTAGGAGGGTCTGGAAATCCTTCAAATTTCTGATGACCTTGGTTCCCTACTAAAAAAATTGATCTAGATTTTTGTTAAGTTTTTAGATGCAGATTAATATAAAGAAACCATCATGGACGAACCCAAGACAAGACGAGAGAAAAAAGGCCGCGACAAGACAAAAACCAATACGGTATATTCGGCAAAGCATGTCCGAGAGCAGGAGCGACTGCAAACTATTAGACAAGATAAAAAACAAATAAAAAACAAATAAAAAACAAATAAAACCCCAGTCAAAAAAAATTGAAATTTTTTCTCTCATTCTTAGAAATATAAAAAAGAAATCAAAGTCCATAATGGCAGAATACGCTTCAACTCACGATATTAATATGTCCAACGCTGTGGAACAAATGACAGAAAAAGGTCAGGACTATGTCTGCCAAGGAACTGGCGCCGACCCAATCACTGGAGAAAAATTTCAATGGACAATGTTAAACGACGGGCATGGTTCCAACGCCTGCATCAATTTCATTCGTTCCATCCCACAAGAAAGAAAGGACGAGCTTATTAGCAACCCAACTCCAATTGAAGCACTCGCGGAATACATAGACTATACTGCAGGCATTCAACCGTGGCAATCATCGGGCGCAACCGGTGTCATTGTGAAGTGTTTCAAAGACAGAGTGGAGTGCATTTCCTCGGGTGATTCTCAGTTCCTCGTCTTCAAGAACGGTGAGCTCATCTACACAAGCAAGGAGCACAACTGTCAAAACGAGGCTGAACGCCAACGAATGACTGATATGGGATACAGCTTTATTACATCTTCAAACATCAAACTTATTTCGGAAACGATTCTTGTTCCTGTTGAATCGGGTTATGTAAAATTCACAGATAGGTCGCATCTCGCATGCACTCAAGCGCTCGGTCACAATTCAAAGACCGGGTACTTGCCAGAGACATACGCATTTCCACTTAACCCAGGAGACACATACAGAGTCGTCTTGGGAAGCGATGGTCTCTATGACATGACTATGATAGACAACGCTCGGGACGTACAGGATTTGCTCACAAAGACGAGTCAGGAGATTTGCGACAAAACTGTGAGACGATGGCTGCAAGAATGGGAAGCGCATTTGCCCAACAAAGAGCCGCAAAAATTCAAATACGCGCGACATGATTGCGACGATGTTTCAGTCGCGGTTATAGATATTGTACCGCTTTTACCAGTGTAAAAAAATTATCACACTGAAGTTATAAAATAAAAAATGTACTTTTTGTAATTAATGTATTTTTTTTTCAAAATGCAACTTGAACAACCCATTCCCCTATAGAAACTGGAACAGCATTTTCATTGTCTTGCAATGAAGACATCTGACTAGCAGGATAAATCCATGCAAACTTTACAACAGCGCCTTCTACACACTTCACAAAAATCTCAAAACTGTCTCCTCCAAATTGCCGTTTTGAAAGCGTCCAAGCTCTGCCACTTTCGTCATAAAAGCCGGCAGAATTCGCAATATTCAAAGAGTCAAGTTTATCAATGCAACTCTCTGCAAACTTTACGTCAGGGTCAGGTTTAACACAACGCCTTTGACGGCTTTTAACATAATTACTTTTAACATAATTAATATATTCGGCTCTCATAATTGCTCTAGGCATAATTAAAATTAATTGTCTTGACATGAAAAACTTTTGTAAAAGCGTTTCAATTTTTTCCTAAACCCAACTATCTATCACTCTCTTCACGAGAAATCCTAAGGGAGCAGCGTAAAGGTTTTACTTGCTCGGCAATAACAACATCTGGATTAACTTCAACGACGACGGCCGGCTCAACGTCTTTTTCACGGACAAGCGCTTGAATGGCTATTCCGTGGCGAGTCCTAGAAAGCCATGTGATTGAAAATGTTGGTGCGCCCAAAGGCTGCCATCCTTCTTCTAAAAGCTCATTGACAGCATATTCAAATTCTTCCATGTTTTTTTCAAAGTTTAAATCGCTTTTTTTGTCAGTATTAATTGGGAAAAACTCCTCATAAAACTCCCACTTGGTATAAACCGTGTAGTATTCTAGGATTTTGGACATCTTAATATTGGTAATGTTTTTACCCAAAACAAAACCTTGTAAAAGTATTTCAATTTTATTACGACAAAATGAAAATAAAATGAAAACAAAATGAAAATAATTAAAATAATAACTAAGGTTATAAATAAATTAAACAAAATGCCCAAAAAAGTAAGATTTAATAGAGAAAATATTCATTTAATCCAACCTACAAAAGAATATGCTGAATGTGAATTATGGTGGTCAATGGAAGACCAAATTGAAGCTCGAAAAAGTTGTTTTAGGGAAATAGAAAGAATTATGTTAATTCACGGAAAAAATATGACATTATCAGTTGCATTAAAACTATTATATCAACCAAATAATATAGAGGAAAACTTCCGGTACTAGGAAAAAGTCCCACATATAAAATAGGAGGGGTCATAGGGGAACCTAGGTTCCCTATACAAAAAATTTGACGTGATAATATACTCTCACTACTCCAAAAAAAAATTGACCAAAAATTTTTGAAAACTTTTCAGTGTATCAAACTCAAACCGAGACCAAGTTTTCAAAGCAATCAATTATATAGAAAATGTCGTGCAATAATACATCTTGCAACGGGTGCTTCCACAACCAGCTGGCGCACATGGAGCAGGGTGGCTGCCTCTTTGAAGAGGACGTCTGGGAGACTGACTCAGAGACAAGCGAAGCGGATGCAAGCGAAGCGGATGCAAGCGACTCGTATGAAAGCTTCCTTGAGCGCGAGGTCGCCAAGATCCAGACTGCGGCTCTTGGAGAGGGAGTTGACTTTTCCGATGACGAGTCCGAGTTCTCCCCTGAAGAACCCAAGAAGGAAGAGAAGCCGCCGCTCTTTAAGGCGCCCATTGAACTCGGCGAGTGCCCCATCTGCTACGAGGAGCTCAAGATGATTGACTTCACGGTCACCAAGTGCGGACACACGTTCCACTCATCGTGCGTCTTCCAGGCCTTGGCAAACAACCTAGACTGCCCCATGTGTAGGTGCCAACTTCTTGTGGTCCAAGAAGACGAGGACCAAGAAGACGAGGACCAAGAAGACGAGGACCAAGAAGACGAGGACCAAGAAGACGAAGACACCGAAGAAGAGGACTTGAGGCCGACGATGGAGCAGCTGGCCACCAAGCTCCAGAACATGGGCTACACGCCGGTGGATTTCCTTACGCTGTTCATGGGAGACATCTTGAAGCGCCAAGACGCGACTCGCCAGACCGAAGAGTTCCTGGAAATCTTCAACGAGAAGATTGACGACATCGTGGACGGTAAGATCACCATGGCCCACGTGGACCAGCGCAGCTACGCCCAAGTTGCGGGAGCTCCAATCCAACTCAAGGATTTGGAGCGAATCATCCTTCAATCGGCAGAGCGAGCGGCACAGCAAGCTGTGTGAAAAATAAAATAGAAAAAAATAAAAGAAAAATAAAAGAAAAATAAAAGAAAAATAAAAGAAAAATAGTAGAGTAGTAGTGTTAACCCTTTATTGTAACCTAAAAAACCCTTTTTTTTATTCAAACACGCAAGTGAAAATTTGTTAAGAATAAAGAGATTTTTATTTATTACCAACATAATTGGAAATAAATATAATACGAATTACTAGGAGGATTTGATATTTTAAGCACGACGCCTCACAAAAGCGCAATAACTGCCAATTATTTCAAGGCTCTTTGTGCCGGTAAACAAGTACCCACCACTGGTTGGTGCACCGTGTATACTAAAAAGGCTAATAAGACAAGATAACATCAGTATTAATATCTCTGCGTCCACTGATAAAGTATTGTAATAAAGACAACCATTTAGAATGCCCAACAACTAATTCCCATTTGCAGTTAATCAATACAATAAATCCAAATATAAATAACAATAAACGAGTTTCTTTATTGATAGCAGGTCTAATTTCAGCCAAAGGGTTAAATAAATACAAAGACAATAAAGCCATGGATACAAGGAAAATAAATTCAAAGTATTCTTTCCACGCGGAAAGCCTTAAAGAAAGTTCATTCTCGCCCTTATTTTTTCTGACGAGAATGAAGTGCCAAACTCCGCAAACAACGAATAATATTTTGCTTAAAAATACACATAGAATAAAGTTATTGTAATAGTTCATTATAGAATAAGTGTATAATAAAAAATTATTCAATAATAAAAAATTATTCAAGATACAATTTTAAACGATAATATATCTTTAAAATATACATTGATAAACACATTTTTAATACATCTGTGTCAAATATTTCATCATCAAAATTATATGTTATTAAAAAAGAAACGTTGTCTTTTTCTTCACTAATTTCAATAATAAAATTAGACAAATAAATCTCGTTTTCTAACGCGTTGTTGTTATCAAATGGCAACGAATAAATAACTATTTTTTTTTCCTTTTCTTTTATCTCGCTACAACAATTAATATGAATTGTAAAATGTTCAAAATTATAAAAATCCCTTTTTTTATTTTTTATTTTTATATCCACACATTGAGCCCCTTCGTCTGTGATAACCGAAGTAAACCTTTCAATAAAATCTTTATTTAATTCATACAACAGTTCAAAAAAATCATTATTTTTTATTATTTCAAGAATAGAACTGTATGTATTTTCACTCTTTTTAACGCCAAATGTCATTTTATAAGATGTTTCATTTTGAAACAATGATATATCTTTCTCTGATAAAATAAGAACCCAATCTTCTTCCATTTTTATAATTATATACTATATATATTTATATAATTATTGTACTCTATATATTAGTTTAAAAAATCGTCAACATTTAAATGATTTTTAATTAAATTTCCCAAACCCTTTTCATCATCCAATTTTTCTAAAATATGAATGCATGAAATAAATGATAAAAGTATATATGAAATACTTGGATCAATGTCAACGTCTCCATCAATTCTAATAATTATTAATTGAAGCGCTTTGACAATACTTTTAACGCAAGCTTTGTTTTTTTTGGAAAATATATTATCTTTAACAAGATCTAAAGGTTCGCGCACAATATCTTCAATTTTTTCTATATCATTTTTATTTTTTAATAGTAAATTGACTAAAGATTTTTTAAACATTGTCATGTCGCATAAATTCAAACTTAAAAAAAATTTAAAAATATGATTACACTGTTTGTTTGTAAGTTCTACAATAATTCCAAAATCAATAATTCCAACTTTGTTGTCATCTAACAGTATTATATTTCCCGCATGCAAATCGGCGTGAATAACTTTGAAAAAATAATACGAATTTACAATTAAATCTTTTATTTGTTGTTTATATGGTGCAAGTTCTGGTTTTTTTTCATAATTTAAATTGCGTCCGTCTAAATAATCCATCACTATTACATTGTTATCAAATTCTGTAAACTCTGCATAGACATTTGGTACAACTATATCTGTATTTGTAATGTGTTTATTTTTAAATATTTCAAGGTTTTTATTTTCATTCAAGAAATCGCATTGTTTTAATAATAATTTTTTATTATTACTCAACAATCTATGCAAATTTGTATTTGTTTTATAAAAAAATGATAATATATATGTAACCGTGCATAATAAATTTGTAATATTTTCAATACCATTTTCTATCTTTTTATAAATATTTTTTTTTAGAACTTTTATAGCAACCGTTTTTCCGTTAAAAATACCTTTAAATATTATTGAAGTTGTCCCACTATTAACTGGTGTTTTATCAAAAATTAATCTATCTTTAAAATGCGTTTCAAGTTTATTAATGCAATTGTAATCTATGTCGTCGTCGGAATATGGAGCGTTAGAATTAAATTTATAAAGATAGAGTTTTAGTTCATCATCTATGTTAAAATAATCTTGAATATTCCATTGCACAACCTTTACATACAATACATTCACTTGTATAATTTTTTCACAAATATTTATTATTGCGTTATTGTAAGTAATAAATGACAATTTATATTTAATTAATTCCGAAATAATTATGTACGACAACGATAGATTTGATGTGAAATAATTATAATAGTCAAACATTCTGCTGTATTGTTATATTTTACTAAAATATAATTATAAATATTGTTTATTCAAATAATAATATTTATATAAATTTTTTTATATCTATAGGATTGCGACTAAGCTAATATCTTATTTACGATGGGTATTGTTTTATGATTTATTTTATTTATAATAGACATAGTGCTAGAGTTATTTTTATTAAAAGCTTCCAAAGACGAAGAAAAAACCTCTTTCGCAATATAAGTTTCAGCATTTACACCAAATAATGCTACAATCTTTGAATTAATGGCCGAAAATTTTTTATAAAAATCAATATTTTTAAGTTCATCAATTAACATTGGTTTTATTTCTTCATTAATAAAATTCTTTAGTGTTTCATCTTGATTTTGAGTTGCATATGCTTTAAATTTGCAGATTACCTCGTTAGCATGGGTTTTAATATTTGCCATATTTAATATATAATAACTAAATATAACAATTATTGCAAAACATTTAATTATAAAAATAAAAATAATTCTTATTCTTCATTTTATTTTCTCAAATTCTTAAATTTGTGGTTGTCAATGAATATTTACAATAAATGAATCATTTTAAAATTAAACGCAGATTGTAAAGCTTCATCGGTCTAAACTCGGTGGCATATAAATTGGACGCATTGAATGAAATATTGGTGTCTGATATGACACTGGTTGCGCCGTTTGAATTTGCGATTGTTGTTGTGGATTTATTATTTGCGCTTTGAAATGTTTTCTGCAGTTTGAACAACGTCTAAATGATCCATCTGTCAACAAAGCGAGTGATTCTGTGTTCCGACAATATATGCAAGTTTTTGAATAAGATGAAAGAACCTGTGAGGGTTTTATTGTTGAATTAAAATCAAATGCATTATTTACCGGGGTTTGGGGGAAACTCATTTATTATTTAATTCTATATATATTTTATTTTTTATTATTCAACGTTTTCATGCGTGAAGGCGCTTCTTACTGCATTTACTATATTATCAAAAACTTTTTTGTCAAAATCTAAGATTTTTTCAATTAACTTTTTGTCTAAATTTTTTATTTTGTCAATAATTTTTTTTGAAGCGTAATTGGTAACAAAATTAGTGTTATCAGTTTTTTCTACAATATTACTAATTTTTTTCATGTTAAATTTATTTTTATTGGGTGATGTTTCAATTGAAGAATGTTGTGAGTTAGCTTCCAATTCTTCCTCCAATTCTTCCTCCAATTCTTCCTCAGATTCTTCTTCAGATTCTTCTTCAGATTTACTCGTAACGGGTTTACGTCCAGTGTCATTGCTTGTTTTTATCTTAATATCATTATTAGTTTCAGAATTAAACTGCGCATTAGATTGATTGTTTAATTTTTCCGTCAATGATATATAGTTATTATAACTTTGAGCTATTTCTAAAACTTTTAAGTTATACATTCTTTTTTGTAATTCAGCGTTTTTCTGTTTATAGTTTGAGGGATTTAATTTAAACATACTTTACTATATATGTATATTAAATTTGCGCTTTGATGAACTATTAGGGGGGTAATTTAAAATATATTTAAAAAAATAACTTAAAGAAAAGCCGCCCTATTATAGTGTGAAGGGCGCCAAGTGGTATCATACAGCAATCAAACGCATTTTAAGCAAAACCCGATACCAGCATCCAAAATCATGAAGCACCCATTTGTTTCATGAGTTTCCCAGCCCTTCACCCAAACAAAAAGTTAAAGGTCAAAAATAATATTTTGAAAAAAGGGTTTAAAGAGAACCCAAGCATTTATAATGCGTGTCCGATATCGTCTAGTTGGTTAGGATAGAGGGTTTTCATCCCTTTGACCAGGGTTCGAGTCCCTGTATCGGAACATCACAGCTCTTGTAGCTCAGTTGGTTAGAGCATCAGTCTTATGAGCTGAGGGTCTGCGGTTCAACTCCGCACTAGAGCATAGCAACTTTTAAGCCCCCCGCTTCGCTTAAAAGTTGCGCAAAAACCACTTTAGGAAAGTGGAGCAAAATCCACAACCTTTTTGGCTCAACCTTTTGAAAAGGTAGATGTTTTCCTCCAGCAACTCAACTATTCAAAATTATGTCTTTGAAGACTCCGGAAAACAGCAAAAAAATTGTTTTGATCAACTTTTCTCAAAAGTTGAAAAGCAGCTATGGCCGAGTGGTTTAAGGCGACGGACTTAAGACCCGTTATCTATGATGCGTGGGTTCGAACCCCACTGGCTGCAAAAATTAAAAATTAAAAAATAAACAAAAAATATGGATTCCTGTAAACGGCTGTAAAAAGGAATCATGACAGCAACTCACTTTTAGTAATAATAGCGACTGCTATTATGCCTTTATCTTTAAACAAGAAAAGGCTTAAATTTGTTCCAAACAGCAACTCAATGCATATAGTAATGAAAAGGAACAAGCAATTAACCTTTAAGCAACGCGTTTGGGCTTAAAGGTTTGTGTAAATATGGGCTCTCATAGTGTAGTGGTTAGCACCACAGACTTTGAATCTGTTATCCTGGGTTCGAGTCCCGGTGAGAGCTAGCCTTAGGCTAAAACGACACATTTTCCGAGTGTTTTTCTAAAATATTTATACCCGGTTAGCTCAGTTGGCAGAGCGCTAGCCTTTTAAGCTAGTGGCCGAGGGTTCGAGCCCCTCATCGGGTGTTGCAACTTTTAGAAAAAATTGCGCAAAAGAAAAATGTTGCAACTTTTAGAAAAAGTTGCGCAAAAGAAAAATGTTTCCACTTTTAAGCGAAGCGGAGGGCTTAAAAGTGGATTTTCAATGGCTCTATAGTGTAGTGGTTATCACGTATCCTTTACACGGATAAGATGCGGGTTCAATTCCCGCTAGGGCTACTTTTAACCTTTGAGCGACAGTCGCTTTGCTTAAAGGTTGAACCAAACTTTCCTCAAATGGTTTTTGCTCCACTTTTCCCAAAAGTGGACGTCTTCATCACAGCAATCCCCAACCAAACTTTATTTTAAAAGACCAAATTGAAGACCGCATCCCATTGCTTCTGTAGCTCAGTAGGTAGAGCAAACGGCTGTTAACCGTTAGGTCGCAGGTTCGAGCCCTGTCAGGAGCGAATCAATTTTTAAGCTCAGAGTCGTTTCGCTTAAAAATTGAACCAAACAAGAAAATATATATAAATTTTTTATATATATTTAACAATTCAAAAACTAATTTTGCTCCACTTTTAAGCGAAGCGGAGGGCTTAAAAGTGAATTTACTTCTTTTGAAATTTCTGCACGCACTCCCAGATCTTGGAAGACTCCTCTATGCTAAAAACGCCGCGGCGTTGAGCCAACGATAAAAAACTGACAAGAACGTTCAATGCAACATTCTCATCAGTGACAACAACATCAACAAGTTTGACCTCAGGCTTCTTTTCCTCATTAAAAACAGGCGCAGGTGATCCTTCAACAAAATCCATTATAAATAATAATGTAACAATAATTTTAAACCATTTTCATTAAAAAATATTAAAACAAAAATGTATAAAATCCGGTGTTCCAAAAAAAATTGAAATTCTTTCCCAAAAAATTTATATCTTCAAACCTCAGCAAAAGAATGTCGGCACAACCTGAATCAACCATTATGTCCAGAGAGAAAATTATTGAGAGCGCAAGTGTGGATTTTCACAATGCGTCAATGCCTCGGCTTATACCTGTTCTACAAGACCCTCCTGTGGAGGAAAAGGAGCTCCCTCCTGTTCCTCTAGAATACAACTTCAACTTGTTCCCTGAGAACCCAGGATATACATTCGGCATCTTCAAGCTGAAAATTGCAGACACTCCAATGCTAACCCAAACCCAAGTGTTGGACAGCAACAGTGACATCTCAGGGTCCATGAGCGACGTCTGCAAGGACGGAAAGAGCAAGATGCAGCACGCAAAGCACACGCTAAAAAACATTGTCACCGCTCTAGCCAAGAGCGAGGGCGCATCTGTCGCAATGGCCACCTACGGCTTTGACGACAAGGTGGAGGAAATTTTCCAAGACACCAAAATCACCCCAGAAAACGCGGCAGACCTGCGAAACAAGCTGGACCAGTTGGAGCCTCGCAATGGCACTGATATTTACCAGCCATTGGAGTTGCAAGCCAAGCGCGCCGCAGCACGCCAAGCAGTGAACCCAACCCTTCGCCAGACCAACATTACGATGACGGATGGTCAAGCAAATCAGGGAAAAACGAGCTATTCCGAGATGGCAACACAAGTTGCACCCAACTGCACCAACATCTTCATTGGTTTCGGTGGCGACCACAACGCTGTAGGCCTACAACAGCTCGCCGATGCCCAACCAAATGGCTCCTACTTCTATGTAGCAGAGATTGAAAAGGCCGGCCTTGTTTTCGGCGAGGTCATCCACCAGATGCTTTACACTGCGCTAACCAATATCACGATTTCAGCTGAGAACGCCGAAATTTACGACTACAAAACGAACACTTGGTCAACGAGCATCCAAGTCCCGTCCATTGTGAGCGAGGCAACGAAGACCTATCATTTGCGTTCAACCACGCCTAAAACGACCTATGTCCACGTTTCTGCGCAAAGTGCGATTCATGGAGACCAAGAGCCAGCACTTCTAGATCTTGACGACACGATTATTCACAATAATCCTGAGGAGCAAATTGACTTGAGCATATATATGTTGCGCCAACGCACGCAAGAGCTCACGTTCAAGGCACATCAGCACTCGCTCAAGCTTGTCAACGAGCCAAAAGTATCCTACGCTCCTGAGACGCGCGACGCTTACTACGAGACACAAAAGTCCATTCGTAAAGAACTCACCGACTATCTGAAGTTTATGAAGCAGTTTGCCAAGGAGCAGAACCTAGAGGAAGACGAACTACTCGCAACTCTGATTGACGACATTGTCATCATTCTCCAGACGTTTGGTGGTCACAAGGCCGTCATGTATTCTAGCGTCCGAACTAGTTCGCAAGGCAGACAGACCTCCAACAACGTGGGTTATGTCGCGCCGGAAGACATGGTTGGTGGAGCACCTTACTTGCAAAGACACAACGGATTGCGCCGCCAAAACGCGTGGTGTCAAGAAGACGAGGATGCATTTGACGCAACGCTGTTGTCACCCCCCCCTCTGTCAAGAGCGCTGACTCGTACACACACCACTCCAAGGCAGATGACATTGATGCGCGAGTGCAGCCAAGGCAGCGCAGTAGCCGAACTGGAGGAACAGCCGCCTAAAGTAATTCCGTTCCCTGCCATTGGAGAAGATACAGAGGCCGGTTCAGGCGTTTAAAAAATAAAAAATAAAAAATAAAGAAAAACAAAAATCCTAGTCGTACTATTTATTTGTAATGTAAACTAAAAATAAATAAAAAACTTTTTTACTCCAATAAGTTATAATTTTTAAAAGTAAATTTTTGTTTTCTTTCCATCCTTTCCATAATTTGTAGATTCCCAAAATAAATATTCAATTTTGTCACTGGTTTTACCAATCGCGGCAAAAATCTGTCCGGTTATTAATTTATTAGTTTTTTTATTAAAGCGTTTATCGTAAATTTGGGTTTTAAATATATTAAATTGTTCTTTTGTTAAAGCGTGTTCTACTTCGGCAGTTATACCATCATACGTATAGCTAAATGTTATTAAATTATCTGAAAATTTTATAAATGTAGCTTTTTCATAGTAGTACTTTTTGACGACCGGTGAGGTTTTGGCTGCTTTAGTCATTTTAGTATTTGGCACAATCTTTTTAAGGAATCTAACCAACGCAGCAATAATCATTTTTATATATTATGTAAATATAAATATTTTTAAAAATATTTATATTTAAGTATTATATATGCAAAAAGGAACAGTAACGTGGTTTCGTGAGGACAGAGGTTATGGATTTATAAGATATATTAATACGGATGAAGCGATAGCCTATATATATTTTAATAGATCTGGTATATCTAATGGTGTCACAGTTACGAAAGAAGATGAAGTAAGTTTTAAAATAGAAGAAGTTGTTCAAAGAACTCCACAAGGTGGAGATCGCGGCTACCGCGCGGCCCGCCGCGAAACGGCCCGCCGTAGAACTTCAGAAGCTGTAGATGTGAAATTAATAGACGAGTAATATCAAAAAAAATATTTCCAAAACATAAAATATTTGTTAAATTATAAATATTTTATTTTACAAAAACGAGTAAAAGCTAAATAGGTTTAAAAGGAATTTTTTGTTCCGTAATACGGAATATTTCTCTCACGAACTTCATTGCTTAAAATACCAGGAACACTGGATCCAGTTATAGAACTAATATTTCCAAAAGAATCAGTGGTTGGCGGTTTTTTAAAACTGACGTCAATGAGAGAAGCACCTCTCATAAGTTCGTCTTTTAATTCATTCAATAAAGGAAACTCTTTTTTATTAAAAGTATTTGTCACGACATCAGGTTTTGACTCAGACTTGGACTTGGTTTCAGATTCAGAATTGGGAACAGGCGCTCCTTGCGCATTAACCCCCCACATTTTTTGCCAGACAGAAGAAACTTCTGCACCATTTCCAGTATTCAACGAAAACTTGCAGGAATAATCGGCTGGATAATTCAACGCACCACACGGATTGCAGTCAGACCCCAAAAATTTAAATCCGTTTACAACCTTTGGCAAATCAGAGTTGCTTACAGGAGTAACCTTTGAGTTCATATTTCCGTAGATTCCGTTGTATCCAGTGTATTCAATTTTTTGCATAGAAAGTTTTCCAGTAGCCGAATCTTTTCCACAGCGAACCAAATTATTAATATTATCAGGCATATCTTCAGTGTGCCCAATGACGGCACCATTGATTAAAAATGTTCCTTCTTTGGAGTTCCAAGAGAGAAGCTCAAGAATTGCCGCCTGATTATAAACAGTTTGAGCATTCTCTAAAGAGGCGCCTGGTTCAGTGTTAATAATATTATTTTCCTGAATGGCTTGTTTATACATTTCTTGCACAGATGAAGACCAAGGCCATTTACCGTTTTTCAATAATGCTTGAACTTCACCAACGTTGGCTTGTTTTTGAATAATATCCAAATCAAAACGCAAATTAGGGTTATGAATCTTTTGAAATTTGACAAAGTCGGCAATAATATTTTGCGGCCAAATTGAAGTTTTTGGAACGGGATATCCTTCAGGGAATAAACCGCGAACACTACTCACTCCACTATTAGAACCAGAACCAGAACCAGAACCACTCTTGGAACAGTTAGAACCTGCGGTGTCCACTGAAGCAGTTAATCCATCAGGACAACATCCATATCTAGAAGTAAAACAAGCCGCCTCGGGCTCTTTAGTTGTAGGACAATTAGAACCGGCTGAGTCAGTCTTAGAAGTGTCTCCATCAGAACAACAACCAAACTCCGAAGAAAAACAAGCGGTAGATGAAATTGCTGGATTAGGAAACGTCACGGGAGAACCACAAGAACTGCATTCTGAAGGATAAACGCAATTAATAGTAGAACCATCCGGATTAAATTGATAATTGTTGGGATCAGTAGAGCATTCCCAAGGGCATGACAAGGTCGTTTTGTCGTCACTCACAACGCAATTTCCACTGGGTTCAGTTGGTGCCGCGCATCCAGGTTTGCACATTGATTCAAGTCCCTCTACTTCAACGCAGCTAATTTGAAACGCTTGATAAACAATAACAGCAACTGCAGCAACTCCGACTCCCCATTTAACATCCATAATGCTTATCATAATAACAATAAATGCAACAATTAAGTTTCCTAAAAAACTTTTAAAAAGAAATTTGAAATAGCTCGGCTTAACATATACAAGGATGGCTAATAAAATGAGAACTAAAATAACACCAGTCATTGAGCCTCCCGCAATTTTTGGAATATAATTTGGTATATTATAATTGTTCATTACTAATTATAATATATAAAAATATATAAAATATAACAATAAGCTCTTTATTACTACCGACCGGTAGAACCAAACCCACCGGCGCCTCTGTCAGTCTCAACACCCAACTCAGACTCAGACTCAACAATCATTACATAAATAGGAACCATTGACGGCGCAACAATTTGCAACAACTTGTCATGCTTACTAACAATACAATGATTATCACAACCTAACAAACAATCAAACTTCCCAATCAAATCGCCACGATAACCGCTATCAATGATCCCAATACTATTTGCCAAACGCAACGGAGTTCCAGATAAACTAGAACGAGGGCACATTTGAAACCCAGTATTAAAAACCTTGCCATTTTCGCATACCATTTGAGCTGATGTTCTGACTAAAAAATTAATTTTAGTAACAGCAGCACCCGTGCATTGAGTATCAAATGGTGTAAACAAATCAAACCCAGCATCAGGGAAACCATTGTTATTCATCTTTTCATTGTGCGCAACAGCGGCATTATAATACATACTAGTAAGAATATTATCATCGCTATTTACAAACAACTTGAGAATCATAATTCGGTCACAATTATGAAATACAGAATTGTTGTTATTAACAAGATTATTCAACATGATGTTATTATTATTAAAACTCGCCATTATAAAGAACAATACAACAAAGTTTTTAAACGTTTTCTATATTTAATTTTTATTTACTAATTACTATTAAATGAAACCAAGTCAATAAAAATATTCAATATGTCCAGATAGTAGTCCAAAGAGGCGGTAATAAAGTCTCCATAATATTCACGCTGTAATATATTGTTGGTATCGTAAACTACGTAAAGAGAGAAAAGAATTAGTCCAGCAACAGATAACCCTTTTACAAAAATAGAAGACTTTCCAGAAAACATTACAACAAGTTGAACAATGATTAAAAGTAAGAGAGCATAGAATAAGAACGCTGCAAATTGAAAACCAAGATTAATTCCAAACATGATTAACATTGCACCAAATAAAAACATGACTCCAAAGATGCTTATGGTTCCAAGAATTGCCATTTGAATTAACTTTGGATCAACCGTCTTTTTCATAAAAGAAAGCATTACACCTGAGCACGCCGAAAATGCTGAAAATAAAATAAATTTTAACCAAGCCGGCATCGGAACAAGAGCCAATACAACAAGGATTAGAATCTCTACTATAAAAAGCCCCCAAATTATTCCAGTATTCTTGTCGTCCCCTTTATAATTCATCATGATGTAATATGTAATGCCTAATTGAGTTATTAAATTAGCAAATACAGCTAATAAAAATTCCTTTTTCTCATTTAATAATTTTAAAAAAGAACTAGAACTATCTCCACCTTTTAAACTTTTTTTTTTGCCACCAGTCATATGAAGGTTAAAATGATGAAACCCGGAATGTCTACCAGAACCACCGCCATTTCGCCCTCCTCTAAAAAACCTTTCATATAACGCAGAATTTACCATATGATATATAATATTATATGATAAAAATAATATTTTGTTGTGCGCTTAATTAATTTGCTATAGTTGTTGTATTTTTGTCAGACCAATACCACGCAGGAGGCGTGTCATAATACACATTGGAAATAGCAGGTGGTTCATAGTAAATTCCCTTGGTCTTATTACTGCCGTTGTTAGCGGCAAAAGGGAATGGTTTCAAACGGCCAACAGGGTTAGCGCATTGTCTTTGAACTTGTAATGTGTATTGGCTAGATGTTTGTGGCTGATACAAAGTCTTGGTGTAACCTGCGCCGGCCGTGATTTGACCAAAACTCTTGCGTCTGGCAGTTGTTACAATCTGCGAATTAGTGACAGCGTTGAAACCAAGAGGAACACCACAAATACGATGACCAAGATAAACTTGGGGTTTATTAATGTCATTCACGCAAATATTTGCTGCGGCCTTGGTTTGAATGTACAACCATTGACTGCCATTGTCTGACATATTATCATTGGCGCCTTGAGGTTGAACCCAGTAATTAGGGTATTGACCACTATGAATCCATCTGTATTTCTTCTCCAACATCCCCTTTGTAGAGAGAACCGATGGTTTTATATATTCAAATTGGCTACCTTGAGTTTCACCTCTTACGATGGGTGAGTTCATAACTGGTTGAGGACTAGCATACGTGCCGCAGCAACCACCACTTCCTTTGGGAAATTGGCCGTAAAAGGGAGTTCCTTGCTTGGAGAATGCACTACTTTTTCCGATATAGCCAACGTTTCTGGTTCCACCGTTGATAGAAAATCCAACAGCTCCGGGCGCGGTAAGTGAAAACTCGCTGGTTTTGCCAAAAGGTCCTTGCGACAACCAGATTCCTCCGGGTGTTTTACCAGATCTTTTAGAACCATAATTAATAACCCCTTTCTTTTTGAATGCTTGAATTGACATATATATCATATTTGGAGATAAAAAAACAAATCAAATAATCAAAGCGCTTCTTCTCTCACAATCCGAATCAATCAATTTCAAAATCAGCCAATATAACTTTGTTTGTGATATTGGTTTTAATAATACAGAACCAGAAGAATTTTCAACGCTTCCAAGTTTTTTCCCAAACAAGCAATAAATTGCCAAAGCACCTAAACTATAATAAAAACATTTGTGAGAGACTTTTTCTGGAATGGATTGAAGTTTCAAAATTTCTGGTGAATAAAAACCATGTTCAGCTGTGCGATTAAAAGGTGAAAAAAACATTAATTGTCCATTGCGACATTCTTTAACAACACGCGGGTTAGTGCATATAAAAAAAGATTTATCAATTACAACAATGTCGTTCAAGTCAATGCAATAAAATCCGTATCCATATTTACCAAGAAACACGTTTTGTTTGTATAAATCGCAAATTATTTTAATAGCCATATAGTAGTCAACGAGTCCCTTTTTGCAATAATATGACAATGGTTTTACCGATGTGGAAAAAAAATGAATAGCTATCGGGTCCTTATTTGCTGAAACAATATATGAACCAGGCAACCGCTCATTTAAAACATTAAATATAGAGTAAAAGAGTTGTTCGTTTCCATTTACATCAGTAAGTAAAATTTGATATGTATTTTCGGATATTTTTTTCATTATTATGTTTTAAAAATAAAAAAACGTCGTTTATTAAACGTGATGAAAAAAGCGTGGTTATAACCACACATTTTTCTCTTTTTTTTTATTTTTTCTTTTTCTCTCTTGCTACTTACCTTTTACCTGGTAGATTTTTTCTCAGACCTCGCCAGGCTCCTGCTCCTTGAGCTGCGGCTTCTTGATTACCGCCCGCCTCTTGGGCTTGGGCATCTCGGTAACTTTTCCGTAGTCAACCTTGGTCCAAGCACCGCTGTTGTCCTCGGACGAAGCGTGAGTTTCAGAAGGAGGAGCTTCAGAAGGAGGAGGATCCCTGGGAGACTGAGGCGTGAATTCTTGAGTCGCGCCATCTTTTGGGTGGTGGTTCTTGTGTCTACCGCCGGTGTGAGGTCTGCGGCGCTGCGACGAAGACTTGGCGGTGCGCAGTCCCTCGTCATTGTCATCCACAATGCGAGGAAGAGAAGCCTTTGGGCGAGAATCATTGGGGCGAGAATCATTTGGGCGAGAAGAATCTTGAACGCGAACCGTGGAGCGATTGGCGCTAATCTTCCAGAACCAAGGGTCGTCGTAGATCACTTTGATTTCCTTGCCGCCAAGGACGCGCTCCCTAGCGCGCACCGCCTCGTCGGAAGAAGCCCAGCGTTTGAAGTGGATGAAGACACGCTGGAACTTGTCGCCATTTTCGCTGGTCCTGGGAACCATGTCAATGTGGTCAATCTCGCCCAAGTCAAGGGACTTGAAGACGAAAGCAACACGTTCCTTGGTAATATTCTGAAAGACTCGCGGAATGCACAGGCTGGGTACGCTGGCGGGAAGAAGAGTCATGTCAATTGAAGAAGCCATTTTGTTGTGAGTTTAATCTCTGAACTGATCAGTTTTTACAGTAAGCTGACCACCCCAAAAGTATTTCAATTTTTTTTGACGCCACCCAAAATCTAGGTCATCCCAAAAAATTTTCACACTAAAAAAAAATATAAAAAAAATAAAAAATTGAATCATAAAAAAGAATTACTTATTTTAACAATGTACTATAAGAATGAATACAATTTCAAAAACAAGGTCGGGAAAATCGTATGGCTTTCAACTTCAACATAAAAAAATAAATTCAAAAAGATGCTGTTCTTATTGTGAGAAACCAGGCCACAATATATCCAAATGCAAAGATCCTGTGTTAGATGAATTAGAAAAAAAAGCCAGAGACGCGTCAATTTTTGGAGACTGTATAGTGGATGGGACAAGAAAATTTTTGAAACTCTGGTTGAATACATTAACAAACATAGAACTTAGGGCTCTTGGCTATAGATTCTATTCAATGGAAAACTTCAAGTTGAAATATAACAGTGATAGAGAAACATATATTTATAATTTAGCCTCAGAATTTAGTTGGGACGAATCGCCGTGGCCATTGCCCGAAAGATTGCACGCTATCTTAGAAGAAACATTCTGTGAATTTAATGAACTCTTACTAGCAAACACGCATGAAATTTGGCATGATTATTTTAAAGAAGTCATAGTAAAATGTAGACCCAGTGCCAGACGGTTTGACATAGAAGCAAACTTCAACCGCGCAAAAAAATCCAAGGGGACAAGCTGTCCGATTTGTCTAAGTGATAAAATAAAAAGAAAGAACATAGTAACAACAAATTGCAGTCACGAATATTGTGGAGATTGTTTTGCAGAGTATTTACAATCGGTAAAAGCGGATGCAACTAAAACTCCAACGTGCGCTTGTTGTAGAGAGAAAATCACAACAATAGATGTAAAAGACAGAGCACGACGCGCAAATTATAAAAAAGAGTTCTGCAGAGCGTCATTAGAACGCGCGGAAGAGCCAATTTTGACTCCTAGTGTAACTTATATGAATCCTTCTCAACTTCCAAACGCATTTTCAAATCAAAATCAAAATCAAAATCAAAATCAAAATTCAAATTTAAATCTAATTGCAACAGCAGTGTACTATTTTATTTCAGTTATTCCAGCATAAAGTGGGAAACAAATATAAAGAATCTAGTTAATTCTACAAAATACAATTTTTTTATACAATTATAATATATATGCCCAGTAAAACAAAAAAACAAGTAGTTTCGCTATTTGGTATAAACGATTGTCACAAACCAAGAAAGAACACAAAAAAAAATTACGCATACAGAATTCGTAAAATTTATAACAGACCAAAAACGCTAAAAAATTATTCACGAAAAGCATTTAAATCAATTATTTTATTTCCACACTATTTAGGGCAAACAAAACACGGCGTTGAAAAGGCGCCAAAATCTTTAAAAAAATATATTAATAAAAATAAACATCGCATGTATGATGTTCCAAACACTGGAGACTTTTTTCAAAACATAAAAAATTTGTATAAAATGAATGAAAAGGTTAATGGAGATAAAATAAATATAGGCGGAGATCATTCAATGTCAATTGCCACAATAGCAGACACATTAAATAGACACCACAACGCAAAAGTCATATATTTTGATGCACATGCTGATATAAATACATATAAACAATCAAAATCTAAGCATTATCATGGAATGCCATTAAGTTTTGTAACAGGGCTAGACCATAATAAAAATTTTGATTTTATTAAACACAATCTAAAGTTTGAAAATTTACTATATGTTGGAGGAAGATGTTGGGATATATTTGAAAGAAATGAGGTATATAAACACAATATAAAACACATTGACCCCGATGAATTAAATAATGATTTTGAGAATGCAATGAATAAAATATTAGACTTTGCTGGGAACCAACCGATCCATTTATCATTTGATGTTGATTCTATGGATAAAAGTCTTGTGCCATCAACAGGAACCTCTGTTAAAAATGGAATTAAAATGATAACAGGAAAAAATGTTTTAGAACAGCTAAAAAAACATACAAATATTGTTAACGTTGATATAACCGAATTAAATATTGATTTGGGAACTCACAAACAAGTTAAAAAATCTATAAAAAACACGGCTGAATTATTCAAACCATTTTTAAATTAAATAATCAGCAAAAACAATATAAAGAAACCCCATCAAATACTTATTGTGGGCACCCATCCGGCTTTAGCTCAGTTGGTAGAGCAGTTGACTGTAGTGGTTTAAGTGAATAAATTTATTCACGAAAAAAGATATCAGCTTGTCGCTGGTTCGATTCCGGCAAGCCGGAACCTAAAGAACCCACCTGAAAATATTATTTGATAAATTCTCTATCAAATAATAAAATCATAGTTTACATTTTTACTCAACAACGTCACCCCTTTTGCCACAACAGCCAAATGAGGCAGAATTTGCGATGCGATTCATAACAGTCGGTTTAGCTGCGCGTTTATCAAATTCTTTAAATGGGTCCATTAATTCTTCTATAAAAGCATTTAAAGC